ACTCGAACCCAGGACCGACCGGTTATGAGCCGGTTGCTCTAACCAACTGAGCTAAGTTTCCATATAGTGGGCGTTATAATTACACCCACAATATAGAAATGTAACAATATCTGTAAAAAACTTGCTTATGCAATCGTGTCAGTTACACGAACGATCGTCATCACTCTCAAAAGCCCTCCCACATTATTTCTACCTCACTGACTCAATTACTTTTCGCTTCGTAACTAATTACACATCTGCTACCAGATCCTCCTCCAACGCCCACTCACAACCTCATTAGCACAAAGCACATCTATATAAATGTTTCCTTTCAATGCGTCCAAACCATACAACCAACACATTCGCAGCTTCCTCATCACTGGGTTCCAGTATTCCACCAACTTTTCAATCTTCTTTAATGTCCTATAGACGCTATATAATATACAGGTTAACCTCTCGGACTTATTTCTCCTCATTACTATTTAGGCCATCAAGTAAATCCGTAAGAATAGTCCGAATACGGATAGTGGGATTCGAACCCACACGATTTCTCCGAAGGGTTTGAGCCTTCTACGTCTGCCAATTCCGCCATATCCGCTTGTTGTATAAGGTTACTACCGGCTTACCCTTATACAGTTTATTTATACTCGTAAGACCTGCTTCAAACGAGTTATAAGAGGTAAAAAGTAAAATGAAAGACATATGCTTATAACCGAACTTCTGCATATTTAAAGTTTTTATTTATCGGAATGTTTAATTTAATTTTTATGCAGCAAGATTATAATGAAGTCCCTTTGCTTCTTTTCTTGCAAAAACAATATGATCAATTTTAATAGCTTTATATCTTTTCTTTTCTTCTTCTGTAAGATCGTCATAGTCATCATCCGGAACAATTTCAATATCTTTTCCATCAACAAAATCAATGTGTCTATCAAAATCATATCTTACATCAACACCAGAAAATTTTGTATAGAACCATTTTCCATCTATCGTAAAATATAAACTATGATTAGCAGTCTTATCAAATAAATCAAGGCTCTTTTCTTCTGTATCCTTTTTCCCATCTTTAGTATACAAAGTAGCTATATAAACGGTATTATTTATATGAAGGATATTCATATCTTTAATTGCCTCTTGAAATTGTAATCCTGTATTAAGCTCAAATGCGATAGCTCTTAAACAATCATAATTCAAGCTGACTCTTTTAGAAAATGCAATTACCTTACTAATTTCTCCATAATACTCTTTATGTAACTTGTCTCGCATATATTCTGTAATTTCAGAATCTGTCGGATAATCAAATCTAAAATGATAATGAAATCTTCCAGGTCTATTTACCAAATAATCACTCAGAGTATTAAGATTATTACAAGTAATAACATATAACTTTTTCCCTTGAGCTAATCCATCAAATAATGTAAGCAGCTCTGTTTGCGGATCAGCCATGCCATCTGATTTATTTACTCCTCCGAATGTTTTATCAAATTCATCAAACATTACCATTACTTCCTGTTCGATTTCTTCAATAAAATTAGCAAGTCCAGGGATATATGTATCAACAATAATTACTGGCAATCCTTTTTTTACAGCTTCTACAGCAAGAATCTTAGAAAATAAAGATTTGCCAATTCCTTTGGCTCCAGATAAGATCACGCCAAGATTTTTATTGAAATTTGGAAAAGCATTTAATACTTTATTTACTTTTTCCATGTGCACACCGTATATTTTATCTTCATTGATCTCAATATCAGCATGTTTCTCTAAATAAAATCCTGTCATCTGTGAACATCTGATAGAATAAATTTGTGCCGGAAGTTGATTATGTGTTACAAGATCATCTCCATAGATTCTAAAAGTGGAACCTGTACTAATAATTTTACTCATTTTTATCTCCTTTTTGTATAATTAAATTTTTAAGCTAGGCTAGCGGGATTCGAACCCGCGAATGCAGCAGTCAAAGTGCTGTGCCTTACCGCTTGGCGATAGCCCATTGTTTGTATAATTAAATTTCTTTCTTCTTTTTATTTAGCACAGGGAGCTTTCACTCCACTGTGCTGTTGTCATCCTTGACTATGTATTTAGTATAGCATATCAAGTTGTGTTTGTCAATATACAAAGTTAATTTAATTTGTTTTGTTGATTTTACTTGTATCATTTGCAAGTTTCTCAGTTAACTTCGCAATCAATCTTCGTTCTGCTAATTTTTTACCAAACTGATAATTAAATTGATCTCCCGCTTCAATATTACAAGATGCCATGGCCTTTACACCTTTAAATTCTACCTGCACTCTCTTACCATTAGTTCTAACCTTATATGCTAATAACTTTTCTCTACAAGAAAATGGATCCATAAAAAAAGTGTAACCTTCTTTCCAGTCTCCCCATTCATATTTAGGTTTTATTTCTTTATCTAATTTATTAACATGTTCTTGTGTAACAAGAACCGGCACATTGTTTGTAATGTTATTCTCTTTGCATAATGACTTATATTTTTCTGCTCCAAGATTAACATCAATTGATTTATATGTACCATCTTTAAGTTTTAAAACTATTAATAATGTCCCATCTGGACAAAAAATCCCAATATTAATACTGTCTACTTCATATTTATATTTTTCTCCAAATAATGTAAATCCCATAATTTTTCTCCTTTATTTCTTTAATTTAATTTTTGTAACCAGAATACCTGCCAGAAAAGCAATAACAAGGCATACAACAAATGTTCCCATATTTAATGCGACCATTTTATTTTCCTTTCCTTGCTTTTAACTCCTGCAGTTTCTTATCAATGGCCTCGTCTTTCATTTTCTTATCCAGACGCTGTTTCTGCACAATAGCAGAACTTTCATAAACGATCCTAGCTCCATCAGCAGCTTCTTTTTGCTTTTTAACTCCGTCACGTACTTTCTCTAACATCTTTTCCTCTTCACTAGAAGATACTCCCGGTGTTACATTAAAAGCTTTTGATGCCTGAGCTGTTTCCAGAGTTAAAACTGCACTTTCTTTTTCTGCTTTTAAATCATTAAGTTGTTGCTGTAATACTTCTACTTTTTCTTTCTGTACGTCAGCATTCTCTTTCCATTCTTTTAATGTATTTTTGATAAAATCAATTTTATCATTCAGTTCCTGTTGTTCTTTTAAGTAGACTTTTGCCGCTTCGTCATCTCCTCGATCCACACAAGCATTTACATTTACATCTGCTTTCATGGCATCTTTCTTCAAATGGAACAGGTCATCTTCATAATTGGAAATCTTACCAAGCATCTGCTGATATCTTACATTTTCCTGCTGAAGTTCATCTTCTTTCTTTTCAATAGCAGCATTATAATATGCTTTAGCTCCCTCAGGGGTGGCTGCATCTTTCTGAATTGCTTCATTCGCCGTGCCTGATGCTCTTATCCTTACCCTCTTTCCAATTTTGCTATTAAAAAAGAAGCAAAATCCTACGAGTATTAAAATAACAATTACAACAATTGCTCCAGCTGTAATATTCATTAGTCTCTCCCTTCATCAATATTAAGCCCAAAGTTTTTAAACAGTTCTGTCATACCTCCCACATAACCAGAACCTAATGCCTGGAATTTGAATCCATCTCCGTAACGGTATAATTTACCCATTTCTACTGCATTCAATTTTTCAAAGTTTTCATTCTCAGACAGATCATATTCATACTTATCACCATCTGGATTGTCGTAATCACAAATTGTCATAACTGCATTGGAGACCATTCCAAAATTCTGCATACGCTGTAAGGCCCTAAAAATTGTTAAGCAGATAGTAAATTCTGTTTTATCTTTCGGGAAAGTATCAGCATGCACAATGAAATATTCGTCATAATGCTTTCCATTGAAAATCATTCCCTGAGAATCGTCACCAGTTTTATTGTCTCCTGAATAGTCTACCCAGGGATATGCAGAACCATCTTCATAGGTTTTATAGTTTACTAAATCTTCTGGGTATACTACTTTGCGACTTGAATCTGTTAAAAATCCATTGATATCAAAGTCAATGTCTGCTTCACCAGCATAACGGTTCTGATCCCAATTGACTCCAATAAAGAAATTCTTAATGCCTGTACCATCTTCTTTTACCATACTAATTTTCTGATTTTTGCTCATGTTGATTACTGCCATATCTCTTTATCTCCTTTTTATTTATTATTCAGCCAGTCTTTATACTGACGAAGAATCTCTGTATATAACTGTTCATCAGACATTTTATTCATGTCTTTTACTGCTGTAAAACCGGTGTTGTCATGTTTTCTACCTTTCATATCATCAAGAGATTTCAAATAGTCAAAATCTTCATCTCCAATTCCTATGAACTGCACGAAGATGTTGTACTCTGAAAGCTCTTTAATAACTGCATTGGTGGCAAAAGTATCACTGTTCTCACCATCTGTAATAAAGATGATAAATGCTGGAATCTCACTTGGCTCAATATCTTTATAATATGTAACCATTTCTTTCAATACAGGAGCATAATTAGTACCACCCATATACATATGAGCTTTTTTCATAACATTTTTAACATAACTACTATAATTATCAGCGTTAGCAGCTTTTAAGCGCTCTGCTCCATTTGAGAACAGCCAACTCTCAAGTTCTCCATTATCGTCAAATCTTAGAGCAATAGGCAACAAACGAGAAATGGTTTCCTGTACAGATCCATTATCATACAGCCAATCCATACTTCCTGAATAATCCATTGCAAGAGCTACTCTAGCCGTATGTTTTGTCATATCAATCTTGCTTCCCTTAGACATATCAATAAGTACTTTGCCAAGATTTTCATTGTGCTTAGACATATCAATTGTCTGTAACTTTTCTTCATATACAGGTTGCTGAGTTACAGCAGAAGATAACTCTACTGCTGCTTCCTCATCTTTTTTTCCGAATAGTTTTCCCAAAAATCCCATTTTAGTTACTTCCTTTCTTACAAATTGCTTTTCTAATCCAATCTACAGGCACAACCATAAATGCTGTCACTAAGACTACAATCCACTGTTTAGCATCCATTGGAGTTGTCTGTACTAGATTTCCTACAAAGTTACACAAAACTACAGCCATTGCAAAAATACCCAATGCGATATACACAAATAATTTGTTATTTTTAATTCCTTTGAAAAGATTCATACTATCTGTTCTAATAGTGAATCCATTAAATACTGCCATTAAACACAATAAAGCGAATCTCGCTGTCATAGCCGAAAGTTTTGTTGCAAACATATTTCCAACTGGACCAAATGTAATTACACCAAATAAAGCAATAAATACAATTGAACTTAATGCAATTCTCCCTTTCGCTCCACGGATAAATAATCCGGATCCTTTCATGATAGGCTCTTCATTCATATATTCTTCTTTTGGTGGTTCTCCGCCAAAGCTTAATGAGTTAAGTGAATCCATGATGATATTTACAATAAGGATCTGAACTGCTGCTAATAGAGCAGAGCCACCAGAAATAATTGGAAATACCATACTTAAGATCAACAACGAAATATTGATAGGCAGCTGGAATTCAAGGAACATCATAATGTTATGCATAAATGTTCTACCAAGTTCGACTGCCTTTACCACACTTGCAAAATTATTGTCTGTCAAAACAATATCTGCTGCTTCTTTTGCCACATCAGACCCATCCTGCATTCCAAAGCCTACATCTGCTTTCTTTAGTGCAGGCGCATCATTTACACCGTCACCTGTCATTGCCACAGACATTCCAATTTCTTGTGCTAATGTTACAAGACGAAGTTTCGTATTCGGTGAGCATCTGGAAATTACTCTTAACTGTGGAATAATTTCTTTTACTTTTACATCTGACATTGCCTCAAACTCATCATTGGTAACTGCTAAGTCTCCAGGCTTATAAATGCCAGCTTCCATAGCAACAGCCTTAGCAGTCTCCATACAGTCACCAGTAATTTCAATTACCTGAATTCCAGCTTTATGAGCAATTTTTACTGCTTCTGGAACTTCATTCCTAACCGGGTCAACAACTCCAATGACTCCAAGGAGATTCATTTCATCGGGTAGACCATCATCAGTTTTATCTGAGATAGTCAATGCAATACATCTCATTGCCTTCTCTGTCAATCCCTTAATATGGCTCTTTAAAGCTTTTCTTTTTTCTTCTGTCAGCTCAGTTGCAATGCCATCATTATCAAGATAAAATTTACACTTCTCAATTAATTTCTCTGGTGCGCCTTTATAAACAGTAAAATCATTTGCTCCATTATTTAAAGTAACTGCAGAGAATTTATTTTCACTACTAAATGGAACACGTTTCTTCATAATAGCTTTATTCTGTATTTTTTGTGCGTCTTCAGGAGAAAGCATATTAAGTACTGCTCGATCAATTGAATTGCCACCAGTGATATTCCCATTAGAATCGAACACTGCACTATTATTCATGCAAATGTTTAAATCAATTAGCTCGTTGAGCGAACTTTCCTTATTAAAAATATCCTGACAGTTACCGTTAATCATAACTGTAGAAGTCATTTCACCTGTTGTGAGAGTTCCTGTCTTATCCGTACAAATTAAATTAACATATGCCAATTCAGGAATTTTACCAGTATTTTTCGCAAGAATATTGAATTTTTCCATTGTCGATACATTCTGTTTAGTTACAAGTTTTACAATGAGTGGCAGACCTTCCGGTACAGCCGCAACAATAATTGTTAATGCATTTGAGATATTCTGTGCTACTTTCTGAATATTTTCAAGAATGTTTCCTGAGAAATACTGACTTAAACTTCCAGCATTTAAGATACCTGTAATTGTCATAATTACAAATGCTAATACTGCCGCAATTGTTCCCCATTTTGAAATAAAATCACACAAATGATCCAGAGCAATATCAAGAGCTGTCTTAGGAGGCTCTAAAGTCTGCATTTTGACAAGAGTATCACCGTTAACTGTATTAACACCAACATCTGTAACAATCATTTTTCCTTCACCAGACATAATAACTGTTCCTGCAAAGAGCGAACACTGATCCGTATATGCAGCAGTAGATGTTGTTTTAACATGCTTATAATTAGCACTAGGAATTTTTCTACATTCTTTTGTCTCTCCATTGATAGCGGCATTATTAACAGAAATTTCTCCTTCAACAATAAAACCATCTGCGAAAATCTCTTGTCCAGTTCTCAATAGAACTAAATCACCTACTACCAGATCATCTTTATTAATTGTCTGTACGCTTCCATCTCGGACAACATCACAATATCTAACTGCCGTTTTTGCTCTTAACTCTGCTGCAGATTTCTGTATGCCTAGACCTGTCTTAACAGCAATTTCAGTAACAATAGCTAAAACTACTATAATCATTACAGGTTCAGAAAGAGACATTACTCCCATAGCTCCTAAAACTAACTGGAATAAAGCAATTATTATTAGAATCATAGTAATTGGTTCAGTTAATGCTTCCTTAGCAAAATGATACCATTTTTTCAATTCAGGTTCCGGAAGCTTGTTACTTCCATGTAATCTTCGACTCTCTTCGACCTGTTCATTTGATAAGCCGTTCTTCATTTAAAATTTCCTTTCTATTTCTTCTAGTATTCTGTAAAGCTTTCCCAGCTTTCCAGTGAATCTATATATTATCATTACTACTGCGTACATAAAGGTTGTAAGAAACACTATAAAGACTAATATTCCCATTGATACCAATACAAAGTACACAGTAAGTAATGTAATATTTAACAATTCTGTAATCAACATCATGCCTTAAGCATTGCCTGCAGTTCCTCAATAGACTTTCCGGCAAGCTCCTCATTCTGTTTGCGTTCGATCAGTTCAAGCAGCTTCTGATTGTATTCTTTTTTGTCTTTTGCCTGAAGACACTCTTCAATCTCTTCCTGCTTGAACTTAACAATATATTTTGCAATCTGAATTTTATTTTCCTTAAAGAATATGGCGTAAAATATTATACAAAGCTTCTAATTTTCCGGTTTCCTCGTATATAGCTTCTACAATTACAGCTAATACCGCAGCACATATAAAACACAAAATTAGTAGTAAAATTAATATCACAATTACCATAAACAAAAATGCTGCAATATCTCCAAGTATTCCCATATATTACTCCTCTAACATAGCTGTCAGTTCTTCAAGACTCTTGCCTTCCAGAGCTTCGTTCTGCTTTCTCTCAATAATTCTCATAATCTTCTGATTACGCTCTTTCTTATCTTTCGCAGCAAGTCTCTCTGCAGCTTCTGCCTGTTTTACCTGTACAATGAATTTCACAATCTGAATTTTATTTTCCAGCTCCTGGTCTGCTTCAGATTTAACCTGTAACAGACTTTCTTCATCACTCTGCTTTTTCTCTTTATTCAGCAGTTTAAATACTGAATCCAAATCCTGTAATTTCAGATCCCATAAATCCTCTACTGAAATCATTCCTTTGAACGGGAATCTGTATTTATATCTTGTTGCCGCCTCAAAAATATTTGTAAGTTCCATGTTTTTATTCCTCTCTTTCTATTTGTATAATTAAATTATGTTAAAACTTTACTTTTACTACTCGCTCTGTAGCGCCTTTTACTTTAATAATCAGATCATTTCTCTTTGTAAGTGAAAATCCTACTCCTGAAAGCTGATCATCAACATCTTTTACATGTGCTTTTGCTCCAAGCGTTTCAAATACTCTTCGGTGCTGCTCAAGTTCCGGTTTCAAGAATTCATTATAATATCCATTCGGCTCTTCTGGATTGATGCAGTCCTTCAGCATAAAGAATAAGTGCTGATGACCAATTCCCTTCTGTTCATCCCAGTAATTTGGTGAGTAACATACAACTGATACCGGTGTAAACTGCAAAGTTTTAATTCCCCAGACATCTTTACTGATTGTTGCACAATTTCCTGGAAGTTTGTCCACTACTTTGAAATTTCCTGACTGATCAAGGATTACTTCTGCAACATCTACATTACCACGTACTGGAGTATTGTATTCGTAAGAATGAATTTCACCATTTACCTCTACCTCAGCCTTAAATCCCTGAGAATTTCTGAATGAATACTGATTAACATAGAATTTATATGTACCAGGTTTCATTCTTTCTTTTGATGGATATGTGATGTTTTCAACTGCTACTCCACCATTTGATTTACATTGATATATTGGATCGGTAATATCAATATCTAATTCACCACCAGTATATCTTGATCTTTTATGACTAAAATAAATATGATCTCCGCCTTGTGGTTCGAGGCAATGAGCATCAAGATCTGAATTATCCTTACCGTTTCCATCATTCCATTGAATAGAAAATCTTACAATGCCTGTGACTGAACCACCAGCAGCTTTTACATTTTCTTTGATATCTGAATCTGTAATATTACCGGTATACGCCCAAGACATTCCATTGTTCCATTTGAACATTGTTTTCGCATCAGCAACTTCTGGAGCAATCAAAGATACCATATTTTGAATATGTTTATTCTCCAGGTATACTTCCAGTTCCTTTGCCACTGGCAAAACATTCTTAATAAAATCTTCTGCACTTATTTCCTCTACCTTAGAGAATCGTTTTGGATCAATTGCAACATCCTGTTCCATTTCATCAAACAAATCCATAGCGCCGGTAATTCTCTTTGCTGCGTCTTTATTAGAGAAAAGTATATTGTTCACTGTGATATCATCCAAGGTAGCAAATCTTCTCTGTAATGAATCCATATAACCAAGTTCTGTAATAGTCTTCTTTGCATCTTCAAGCATCTTCTTTGTAAAAATTGCCTTTGGACGTTTATAATTTACAGGGGCTACAATCTGCTCATATTTTCTAACGGCAAGGTCAAGATCCATTCCTTCGGAAATATTCACCAGCAATGTTCCTATGCTATGGTTACGAATCTTGCCAATAACGGCACCTGCAGCAATTGACTTTTCCCAGATCCAAAGTTCTTTCTGTTCATCCGTAAGCTTTCCATATTCTTTCTGATAATTCTTAAATTCAGTAAGTTGCTTTTTCCATTCGGCACCTTTATATAAAGAATTTTGAGCAATCAACTCAAGTACTGTGTCTATAGCTTCTTTACTAATTTCATCAAGAGAACGTTTAAATACATTACGGATATCTCTGAATTGACTTAAATCACCTTCAAGTGTGTGTCCATAATATTCCTTAAAGATACAAATTTCTGGCAGATCTACGAAGAAATGCTCATATTTATTAATTTTTCCTGTCGGGAGCATTTCTCTATTTTCAGGAGTACCAATTCGTTTCTCTTTTTTGAAGAATACCCCTGATACCGCTTTCTGTTTCACATAGGCATCAAGCGCAGCTGCGACTACATTATATTTATCATCTGATACTGGATTAATTCCCCAAATGGTATGTAACTCACCATTTTTAATAGATACAACGTTACCAACGTCTCTGATAAAATGTCTACAGCAACTACAGTCATATTCTCTTCTTTCTCTATAAATTTCATTTGTACCTGCCGGAAACGAATCCAGATATAAATTATAAAGCTCCTCGGTATCCACATTTACTGTGAATAATCTTGAAGAATCTTTAGACATCTGCTGTAAATTTTTCTGGATTGCCTTTACAAAATCTCTAAACATATTTTTATCTCCTTATTGTTTAATTAAATTTTTATTTTCACTGATTTTTCTTTTCTTATTCGAGACTGGTTCTTTTTGAACAATTCATCAAATACTCTTGGAGTATACTTTTTATTTGGTACAATTTTTTCTATTCTTTTAGTAGCATTTCCAGATAAAACGCTCGCACATGATTGAATTTTCATTGTATTTATAATTTGCATTTTATTTTTGGCTTCTCTTCGTCTATCACAAATCTCTTGCAACTTTTTGCATAATTTATATCCTTCTGCCGCAGAAAACTTATGAAATTCAATATAATGCAAAATGTCTGAAATTTGTAAATCAGTATATGAAATAATAGAATTAAGTTCTTTTGAATAATCAGTAATTTCATTCATCTTACTTGAAAATTCATTTATACTACCGATAATTTCACCAACTATATCATCTGTCGTAATTGCTTCAACTCCATTATAATCGGTTTCACAAATTTCATATGGTCCAAATTTTTTTAATACGTCTGGAATATTATTTGCTTGAATTGCCTTAATCTTTTTCTTTTCAATTTCAGGAACCAAGAGTGCATCACCAAGATCAGATACTAATTTGATTCTTCCTGTTGGATCTCTTGCGATGTACTCTCCATTTTTCCCTTTTAAATAGTAACATATCATTGTTTATGCCTTTCTGATTGAGTTAATCTAATTCGTTTTGATAGGTCAACTATATCACCGTTATTTGCATTTGTCAATAGTAAAAGTTAATTTAATTTGTTTTTGTATTCTTCTTCACTGATAATAGGAATATTCAACTCAGAAGCTTTCTTATTTTTACTAGATCCACTGTTTTTATCATTGGTAATTAGATAATCAGTTGCCTTTGTAACTCCGGACACAACTTTCCCTCCTTTTGATTCTATATCCGCCACAAGTTCATCCCGGTTAGCAAAAATATGCAGTTTCCCAGTAATACAGAATTTCTTTCCGGACAATGATGTATTTTCAGTTATATTTTCGACTATATCATCTTGGAATGTAAATTGCGATGCTAAAGCGCATACATAATCATAATTCTCTCCAAAATAATTATGGATTGAGTTATTTCTTTCTACTCCCAGTCCTTCAATATGTGTAAAATCATAATTTTCTGCTGCATCAACTATAAATGTATTAATAGGTTTAGTTAAATTTAGTTCTTTTGTTCTCGTTTTTTCATGTTTAGCAATATCCTTGGCCGCTCTACTTCCAATAAGAGGAATATTCAATCCAACAATAAACTTTTCAAGGGTTGTATTCCTGCTGTCTTCAATTGCCTTAAGTAAGTTACCGATCTTTTTCGCTCCCATTTTAGGTAAATATGCAAGCTGCTCTTTCTTTTCTTTTAAATGGTACAGATCAATAGAAGATTCTATTAATCCTCTTTGTATCATGAGACTTAATGTGGCCTCAGATAATCCATTAATATCATGGGCCTTTTTCCCCACAAAAGCATTTAATTCACCCAGAAGCTTGCCTTTGCATCCAGCATTCATGCACATCAATACTTCAGAATCGTTCTCTTTTACGACAGACACTGGTTCTCCACAGATTGGACATATTTTAGGAATTATAAACTTTTCACCGGTATTATAACCTCTTGTTATGTTTTGAGAAATCTGCGGAATTATCTGGTTTGCCTTATACACAGATACGGTATCATCTTTATGGAGATAAAATCCTTTGAATATACTTACATTGTGTAAGCTCGCTCTGCTTACAGATGTTCCGTCAATATCAACCGGTTCAAATACTGCTGTAGGCGTTAATTGTCCAGATTTACCCATAGTCCATTCAATATCAGTCAAAACTGTCTCATATTCATCATCATAGAACTTAAATGCAAGAGAATGACGTGGATACTTATCTGTGATTCCAAGTGATAATCCATAAGCAATATCATTATATGCAGCAACAAGCCCATCAATTGGATAAGATAAGTATGCTGCCTTTTCCTTTAACAGATTAATAACCTCTTCAAGATTCTGATTTTCTTTATATACACGAATATAAGGTACAATATCAAATCCAAGTTCTCTTGCTTTTTCAAATCTTTCTGACATTAAAGGCAATTTATTCATACCGGCAGGTACCTTCCATACTATAAAACGAACATGACGTTTGGCTGCTACCTTACTATCCAGCTGTCTTACTGATCCTGAAGCAAGATTTCGCGGGTTCTTATATCTATCTTCTTCATGTTTAATTAAATTATTAATTTTCTCAAAATCTGTATATGTAATAATAGCTTCTCCTTCGATTTCAACGTGGCCTTTCTGATTAATATGCATAGGAATATTTTCGAACACCTTTGCATTGTGAGTAATAATTTCTCCTGTGACGCCGTTTCCGCGAGTTTCAGCCTGGATCAGCTCACCATCTTCATACGTCAAAAGAATTGTCAATCCATCCATTTTACACATTAGCAAAGAATCTTTATCACCAATAAATTTTCGAAGTATATTCACATCTTTAGTTTTATCAAGAGACATCATTAAATGTGAATGCTCAATTTTCTCTAATTTACTTTTTACTTCATATCCAACACTATGGACTGGAGAATTACTTAAAATAACTCCTGTTTCTTTTTCCATTTTTTCCAACTGATCACACAGATCATCATACTGATGATCCGTAACAATACTCTCTGCATTATTATAATAAGCATCTCGGTACTGATTAAGTTTTTCAACCAATGATTTCATTTCTTCAATCTTGTTCATTTTTTCCTCCTGTATTATGTATAATTAAATCGTCAAAATATCAAAATGTACTGACCAATGATCACACATCATATCAATTGTTGCATCCGCGATATCGTTAACGCACTCGTCATCACATTTGACTGAATCAAACTGAGAAATATCAATATAATGCTCTGCTGTTCCCTCTTCAAAAGTAATAATATTATCATTTACTGTAATATTAACTGGATTCAACTGCATATGAGATATTATTGCAGATTCTTTTTCTCCTACAGAGAAATGTACCGCAACAGTTTTATTATCATATGCTGCTTTTTCAAACATAATATCGATTTTCTGAGCTACTTTACTTGCATTCTTTACAAATTCTCTAACCATTTTTTTGTTCCTCATTACATTTTCTCTTTAATTAAAGTTAATTTAACTTGTTACTTTATTTAAACATGGCGACTATATTAAATAGTCACCATATTTTTTAAGAAAATATGAAGGTCTATTAATCTTAATTCCATATTGGTGTTCAATCATAGACCGAGTTTCAACATCATATAAAATCTTGTTTTTATTTGAATTATACTTCCGGATTAATTCATTTGTCATATGAATTTGTCCGGAAATGTTAATTTTTTCAGCAGTCATATATGATACATCTATAGACTTCAATGCTGCCGCTAATGAATTATACATTTGCCTTCCAAGACAATGCGGATCATCTTTTACAATATGAGATCTTTTTATAATGGTTCCATCATCCATGAGTTTGGATTTAGTTCCATATGGATATGTTAATTCTATTGTCATATTGCTCTTTTGTGCAGTTAAAATTAATGCTTCACTTACATTTACAACTCTTCCGGAATACAATTTCATTGTATGATTTTCTACGTCGATATCATCAAGTTTTGCTCTAATCGTATCTTCAAAATCTTTAGACTTGCCATATTCAAAAATGCTCAGAATCATGAATCGATCTCTAGGATTCTTTAATGCTTCGATCCATGTTAAAATCGTATCTCTTGATACAATTTGATGATTTAACAATGTCTTATTTAATAGTGCTGCCAGCATATCAGGTGTGATAGTTGCATAGATATTTTGTCCATTTAACACTAAATTCTCATTAACACACCAGTCCGTATATTGTGTAAGAGTATTATTTACTACAATAATGGACTCTAATGTTGTAAATTTGAACAACTTATACATTTCTGTAATCTCATTTAAATTAAAGTCACATAAATCCTTTTGATACATATGTTCAAACGGCGCAACTCTCTTAAATCTAGGCACAAGAGGAGTAACGCTTGCAACAGTTTTTAACTTAAATTCGTAAAACCTTTGTTTTCTATCTTCGTTATACATTTACATTCTCTCCTCTAAAAAAGGAATTAATCTTTTCCTTATCCTATTAAAGTTTCTCGAAAAATCATATATTATTTTTTCCTCACGTTCCGCATCATCAATAAGAAAACGCTTATAGTTCTCTATCATTGATATTTTATTTTTTCCATCATAATAATGAAACAAGATCGTAAGAATTATAATTTCTTTCTTTGAATATTCTTTTTCAAGATACTTGTCATCTTCTTCTGTAAGCATATTAAGATCTTCGATAAATTCCTTTGATACTCTAATGATTTCTTTTCGTTGCTCAGGAGAATCACTTTGCCTTTTACTGAAATATAATCTCTTAATACATTCTGCCAGGGTTGTTGAATCAATAAGTCCACCTATTTTTATTTCCCCTTGCAAATTACACATACTGCTTTCATTAATACGCTGGACCACTTTATTCTGAGCTGCATATGAGTTATATGTGTCACTTAACTGTTTGCTCATTTTAGTTTTCTGGTCATACTGATATATCATACGGCGAGATTTATCAATGTCAAAGTTTGTAATTCTCAGCTCCATTGGATAGTTAAAATTTGGATTTTTACTTCTGGCCTGGAACATTGATACATATCTATGATATCCATCGTTTATATCAAACGCCTCTAAAGAATGAATAATAAGCTGACGTGATTGCTCATCATAATGAAAATCTGCGTATACATCATCTTTCGGGATATTCAAAGTGATTGTATCCGGAACATAAATATGTTCAAGCATATCTGCCGTAATTTCTTTTACTGCATTCTTATTCAATGTAATACGATATAGCTCATTATTATCTCGTGTTACTTTAGTCATAGCACGTTGTGTGACAGGATTATAGTTAATTAATCCTGATTCTTGCAGAGCGCAAAATGTATCTACATTTAAAGATCCTATCCATTGATCATCGCTTACCTGAATCATATTGAACACCAACGGGAATTCAATTTTATTTGGTTCTTCGTATCGCATCCCACTATATTTACTTATTTCTCTGTCTGTAAAAAAGTCAGATAATTTTTTGCGATAATCTTTTTTAGTGGCATTTAATATACTATCTGCAATTACAAAAAGTGTATAATCATTTGCTTCTTCAATACTCTTTCTACTAGATAGAAAATCTGAAAAAATTCCTTTTGGAAAATTATATAGCTTATTTGCATAATTGTAAATTTCTAGTTCTTCACTCTTATTAATTAAGATATTAAAAAACTTTTTGGATAAATAATCTTCTAAAATACTTCTATCGACATTCATTTTTCTCACCTCTTTTCTCAGATTATATCACGCAAAGTTAATTTTGTCTATATTTTTGATGATAAATTTTTCGACATGAACTCCGTTGCTTCCTTTCTTGAGTTATTTTCTTCAACTGTATAAATACTGGTTGTCTGTATATCCGCATGCCCTACGGCATTTTTCGTAGCAACGATATCTTTTGTTTCCTTATAATATAATGAAGCAAAAGCAGCTCTTAACTTATGCGGAGACACATGTTTACCAATTCCTTTCTCGGCATATTTGACTACCATACAATAGATCGTTTGTGGATCCATACGTTTTCCATTTTTTGATATAAAAAGAGCATCCTCTTTAATCCCCATATTATATAGTATTTTATCTCGATCAAGGATCCAATCTCTTAATACACGTATGGAATCATCATTTAATTGATATACCTGTTCTTTATCTCGCTTGTCGATAATAGTCAAATTGTGAGTCTCAAAATTTAAATCACTTAAGTTAATTTCGCTTAATGCAGTTTTTCTCATGCCGGTAACCATAAATAAATATAATATAGCATAATCTCTTGAATGCCATTCTTTTGGCATGTAAGAATATTTTACGGCACCCAATATTCCATTTAAATCATCCATTGATAAAAACACTCTTTTAATCGAGTCTTTTCTAATAGGCCGGTTTACATTGTCCATCGGATTCCTTTCAATATCTCCTCTCCGATACAAAAAATCAAAAAACCTATTTAATGTGCAACATACCAATTTAGTATATGCCACAGACGACTTTTTAATTTCACCATTACCATCTTTTACGTATTTAATATGCTCCAGATACCTTGCGATATCATCTGCATCAATTTCGCTTATATCTTCTACATCTATATAATCTAAGAAATGATGAAGTTTTCTAACGTAATTTAAACAAGTATTCGGGCTGCGAACAGCCTGAATACTCATATAAAAATCACTCACGCATTGTGGCATATCATTAAGAATTTTCTTAACATTCTTATTTAATTTTAATTCATGCTCCAACCTTCCATTCATAACTTCATTCTCCTCTCTAACATAATTCCAGCTTGTTGATACCATGGCAGTATCACACTACAATATTCTTTGACTTTCCATGAATACCACTCTCCAATCCCCATAAACAAAAGTAATCCAATTGCTGAAATAAGTCCTTTGTTCACCACAATACATAATAATAAACATGGCGCTACCCATAACCAATTCGTAGAAAAGTTACACCATCTTACTAGCCATTTTTCGCTCATACGATCAAAACTCGCAATTTCATCTGGAGTCAAAGAGGTCTGTGGTGGATTTGCTTTCGCTCTTCTTTTAACAAGCTCCGCTCCTCCGACATTTTTTTCTCCTGGTTTTATATACTTAGTATATTCTTCTGTTATTTTTGATGCTGCTCTTTCTTGTGGTGTCTTTCTTACTTCCGGTATACTCCAAAAAATCATTTCTATTACTTCGATTGGATATTCAGGATATAATATTGCTAAAGAAAATCCATTGTCCATTAAATAATATAGAAAACTTACCATTTTTTCTGATTCTGTAAAATCATCCATTTTATATCTTGGATCATATGGTGCTACAGCTGAAGAATTGTAAATACGTTCCCTATTTTTAAATTCTTCATATCTTTTTTCAATGTCATTAACACAACGCATATAAAATTCTCCAGTAGTAAGCCTTTCTACCTCCACTTTTTCAAATTTTATATTATTTCCATAGACAATGTATTCCTCATCTCTTTCTTCTGGTGTTAAATCATCATAAAATTTCTTTGCTTTCTCAATGAGTTGCTTAGGAGTTAGAGCATATCCCTTATATGCTCTGGCTTCTTCTTTTGTTAACCTCATTTTAAAATCACCTTACCCCTTTCTAAACAAGTATATCTAATATAATAAGTTTTACCATTTTTAGTAACTATTCCCCAATTACGAATTGGAACCCCTGTATCTATCATCTTCTTCAATTTTTCAATTCGCCTTCTGTCAAAACACCATTCAATCATGTAAGAATTAAAGTTCTCAATAAATTCTTCTTTATCAAAAACAAGAACTCCATTTTTTAAATATGATATGGTCTCTTCTTTTGAGTGACCGTCCTCCATAATTATTTTAAAGTCAGTTAATGGTTTTTCCTCTATTATTTCACCTTCTAATGTTTTATAAGACTGCTTATATGTATATTCTGTAAATTTTTGTATTTTATTACAAATCGGACAATACAAATCTTTAATATGCCCCTTTTCTCTCTGTTGTCCAATTTTTCTTGGGATAGGAAATTCAAGTCCACATTCTGGGCATATAAAATTTGATATAGTGCTTCGTTTCTTTTTAGACATTTTAATACTTCCTCCTTATGCTGCAAATCCAAATTCTGATAAATTAATTGTTTCTTTTCGAGGTAAATAATCTGATCCACATGAATCACATATTTTTTTGACTTCCTGATCACTTAATATCTTGATTACTTTCATTTCTCCGGCAATGATCCATTCTCCAGTCATTACAGGAGACGTTTTATACCGGTAAAATCCATGTTTTGGAATATAATCTAAGTCAGCTTTTATATAATTAAATTTTCCAGATTCAGAAATCCCATTTGCTTCTGCTTCTTCACAGTAATCATGATCAATACAATATTCAACCATAGCCCATACAGTATCCGGCCGCATATAAGTAATCTTGCCATTTACCTTTTGCCCTATATGTGAAACATACGGGGCTACATCATTAATATGGAAACCAGGACGATATCTTAATGGCCCAAGTTTGCTTTTTACCTTTCCATTTTCTAATCTTTCTCCTGGTTCTGCACTAATCCATTCTCCAATTGGAATATTCGTATTTGCATTTACATACAGAGGAAATAGTTTCCCCGGATATTTTTTAGACACCCTAAAAAGCTTATAACCAATTGCTGTTTTCATTATACCACTCCTCTTTTACGTTTTCAATATTTTATTAATCATGTATAATTAAATTTTTATTTCAGTTTTTCATTGATATATTTTGTTTTACTTCTTACATAACATTTATGGCATGTAAGGCAGCTCTTTGTCCCGCAATTAATGCTTACATCATGTGCACTGATATAGTCTTTATCATATACTGTAAAGATCTTATCAATAAAATCATATCCAGGATCGGCCTGATCATTAATGCAAGGGCTACTATATATAATCTGTAAGTTACTTGGCTTTCTTTCGCTGGCATCTAACGCTTCTTCGATAATCCAAGGGTTTTTTGTCCATAAAGCAAAGTGCACATGTTTATTCTTTTTACAGATATGAAAATAATTAATTACTTGCGTTACGTTAATCAAATCACCAAAACTCTCGAATCTAAAAAAGGAAGCATTGATCATTGGGATCTCTGCTTCCTTTAATATCCTACCAGTTAAAATTTTTGTATTTCGCTCTAAACATGCATTCAAATTTTTATACATTTTCATTTGTCTTTGTGCATAACAATGTGAACATACCAAATCGGAATTGATTGATCGATTCTTGCAATATTTATTACATAAACAGCTAGTTGACAAACTCTGCATCCCTTCCATTTTTCCTGAATGATTCACAGTATAATGAACTCCAGTTGCCTTTTCAGCCTCTGCTACTGTTAAGAATTTTTCTCTTACTGTTTTCATTTTATCAGCTCCTATATTATTATATTGTTATCGTATTATATTTTTTACAATAAAAAGAGGCAGCTCTTAGCTACCTCTTGTATCGTTCTCTTATAACCCTAAAATCTTATCTCCGTGTAATTTCTCTGCTACATTTCATCAAATACTGATCAAATTCCATACCGGTAAATTCAAAGAACATTTCTTTTACCGCTTGTTTATCGCTACTTTTATGGTAAATATTGAATATGTCTTGAGCCATACCAGATATTTCAAAATCCTGCTCGTCCATTATATCTTTTAAAATAGTGTCAGCATCAACAATTTGACCATCCGGAGTATTTTCATTCAATTCTTCTACATATTTAAGCAATTGTTCCATAACATATACCTCATTCTTTCTTAATATGAAATTCCATCTTTATCCGCAGTATGCTACATGACAATAATTAAATACTTCATACATCATACAAATCACATCCTTTACAATGAAAGCAATTTTTATTTAATTAATCTGCATCACCGAGCTAAATGCCACTCTAATAGTTGAATCTGATAATCGTACCTTCAACCATTCTTTATTCTTTGTAACCCCAGTAACTACACCATAATCGTTTTTGTATGAGCTTGTTTTGCTAATAATTTTCACCCAATGTCCTATGATATTCATCTGTTCTTCAGATAGCAAAACTTCACCTCCTGTATAAAAGCAATTTTTTATCGTGTCATAAATACTACATTTCTGACTAATTTTTCATTTTCCATTTCTTTTATATAATTTTCAATGACGGTAATCTTAACCAAATCATCTAAATTTGTATAAATCACAATCATTGGAATAGGTAATCCTTCGTTATCTCTTACTTTTTCTTTTAAATCTTCTATTACAAACTTACAGAAACTTATAGGATCGCACTCTGTATCATACGTTATATAAGTATCCAAATAAATTGGACAGAAGTCACCATAAGAATAAATAGTAGATTTGTTATATTTTTGAATTGCATAAGCAATTTCAGATTTCTGTTTTTCTCCTGTTACTCTAATCATCTTTTCACATCCAATCAAAAATTTATAATTTACCGTTCATAAAATTCATCATAATAAATGAAAAATTTTCTTCATATTTCTTTTTGCTCACAATACATAAAGTCATCTAATGAATCAATATGTTGTTTATTCATCTATTCCAAACGCATTGTATAAATCTGACTTTAATTCTTCTATAACTTTTGCTTTTTCATCATATTCCTGCTTATCAAATAATGTATATTTTTTCAGAAACACAATTTCGTCAATTATTTCTTTGATTTCGTTACGATCATACATAAAATTTCTCCTCACAACAAATCATTGACAGTTATTCCAAATTCACACACCTTGCTTTATTTTTTTTCATATTAATCTCCCACTCCTTCTAATTTTACTCCGCAATTAGGACAATACCCTTCAACATCTTTAATTAAAATCTGCTCTTTACAATTTGAACATTTCATAAAACTGTAAATATCATCATTGACAAACATCCATCTTCCACCATGATTTTCTATAATCATTCTATACCCTGTATCTTTTACTTTTGCCATTTTGTAACACCATCTTTCTCATAAAATGAAAGTCGAAATTTATTTATTTTCTTCGTACCACAAATCAGAAATTGCATGAGTTAATTCTATTTGCAACATCCATGTCGTATTTGCTCCAAAATCACAGCTGTAAATTTCTCTGATTCCACCCAAATCTGTCTCAGGATCAAAAAATCCAGTTTCTTCTACTTTAAGAAATTCACCATACAATTTTACTAATTCTTCTTTTGATTTTGTTTTAAAAATATTAACGTGTCCCATATATCATACCTCTATTTTAATAAATTCAGTCTTTCAATTCCATTATATACACTCCAAAACATCCAGTTTTCCACATCTAATCATCCTCATCGTTATAATCCCATCCGAATATTTCTGCAACTTCTTCCCTTATATCTTCATCAGATCGCATAGCGCTGCAGCAATTACAAACTCGAATTGTTTTCTGTACTCTTTTCCCTAATATCTTGCCATAATAAGTATATTTTGAATTAGGTGACTTAATTTCACTTGCTCCGCATAACCAGCAATGTGTCATAATATCTTTCCTCCATATGTAATATTTGTGTTGTTTGTAAGATTCTTATTTTTTTCATCTACTATTGTAAATTACTCATGTCTAAAGACACGAGCTTCCTGCTTCAACCATATCAAAAATTTCATTCCAATCAGAATAATTTTTCACTTTTTCCTGCGGAACTAATAATTCATATTCTGATTCAATTTCTTCTTGTGATCCATATCCATTAAAACTAGGAACACTGCCAATTTCATAGGCATTATGTCTTTCCATTTGTCTAAAAATAACAATGCTTTTCTCTGTAAATTCTCCCATGTGTGTAGCGTAGCTATCAATTTGAATAATTGACTTATCTTTTTTATTTACATAAATATCTCCAAGCCTCATTTTATTTCCTCCGTAAAATTCTCATTTCAGACATCCCAATTACATGGTGAAGTTTTACCTTTGTTTAATTCACACTGAACTGTTTTTATACCGTTTTCTTCAACATACCCTTTAAAAAAAGGACATTCTTTTTCATCATATACACCTCTAGTAGCACACCAATTCTTTATAAAAATAGCCGCTTCAATCAATTTATTTTTCATAAATTCACCCCTTATTATTAATTGCTTTATTTAAATTGACTTACACTCTCTGTATTCTGATTCTGTAATTAAACCTTCATCGTACATATCTTCAAGTGTTCTAAATACCGCAAAAGCTCTTCTACTTGACCAACAGAATCCATCAAATTCTCCAACAACTGCATCTTTATTCTCTTCTTCTTGCTCCTGCAATTTTATTGCCAAACCACTCTCACGAAAGAAAAATGCTTTATATTTAGCAGCCTTGATTCTTAACATTTCTATTTCGTATTCTTGTGAAATTAATTTCTCTTGTGCATTTAATAATTTCAATCCTGCACTTCCTAATGGACTGTTCTCAATTCTATTCTTAAAATATTTGTCATTCATAATTATTCTCCAATTCTCCACTACAAAAATCATATACCGGCTGAACATCACCAATGTTAAATCCATTCTCAAACCAACAATGGTCTGATACCGCTGGAATGTCTACAATAATATGATCTATATATGTTTTTCTTACCGTACCTGTATGTGTATCTCCATCAAGCCTGCATTTTACTATTTGACCCACTTTAAACAAATGTGTTAAATCCGCCATTTGAATACCGCCCTTTCATAATTTTCTCCATTTTCAACCTAAAACTTTTGTTTCAAATACAATTCTTTAGCATTTCTATCGCTTCATTTAACGCTGTCTGTTTTTCATTCAATTCTTTTTGTAACCTCTTTATCGTCTCATCTCTGTCCTTCACCATAAACTTTAACTGTTCTTTTGTAGCATTATGTATATTCAAATACTCTCCATTTTCATACTGTTTATTTGTCATAATTTTCTACTCCCATATTCTCCGTCAATAAATCAACTTTGTTCCACATTCCGGATACAAAATCTATCGATTTTCTTCATCTTCTCTTGCGTGTAATGTATAAATTTCTGCGTCAAGTATAACTTCACCGCAGTCTTCACATTCCAAACATATATCTAATGGATCATCCCAATCACCATATGATACAATGTTTACTTTATGCCCTCTATGTTCTTTTAATTTATTCCATAATATCATATTTACATTATTAAATTTATTACCAGCATTTTCTTTTGCAAATCGTGGAACAAATGTTCCAAAATCGTTTTGGCTAGCAGCATGTTTTAAAGAAATTGCATCACGATCAATGTTTCTATAGATTCCTACATAGTCATGCATAAAATCAGTATCAGCAGAATCCAACCAAGCCTCTAAATCAATATCAAATACCTGCACTGCATAATCAATATCCATAGTATGATTGAGCCGGGAACCATACATAATTCCCAGCTCATACGCTCTATTATTTATTTTATTGATCAGATCCGCCCTTTTTCTTGCTTCTTCTGTACCCTTTACGTTTTCCATTCCACTTACCTGCCTTTCGCTTATAATATCTGCTATTACAGCAGATCCACATTTTTACGCCGAATGCACCAGCAGATACTTGAGCATACTTAAAACTTCTGGATATAAATGAATGCTCATAATCATAAAACGGTGCTTTTCGAATTTCATCTACGTATCGCTGTTTCATATATTCCGTTGCATCACTAATATTTAAACACTCAATCACCTCTGTCCTCTTATTGCTATGTATAATAATTACGCTTATCTTCTTCATGTTATCCTAGCCTCCCAGTTATATACGAACGTTCGTTCTGTTTTTTTGATATTATTGTTATACCATACTGAGAGGCTGAGGTCAATATTTAATCGAACATATTTTCGATTTATGCAGATTTTTTAGGATACAGTTCTTTCATCCTCTTATTGAAATCAAAATCATTTGCTTTAATAACGTATTTCATATAGGCAAATAATTTATAATATAAACCTCTATACTGATCTACTGCATTTTCTACATCTGCAAGGGAATCTTTCATAGACAGCATATTACCTTTAACACCCGGAACTCTACATCCATGGAACTTAATTAAATTCATAAGCGTATAATAAGATCCTTCTCCCTTGAATGCATCTTTCCATTCTTTACATTTAGGAGTTTCATTAGGCAGTCTATACATATTGGCACAGAACTTTCTTAATGCTTTATATAAATCTTTATATGAAAATTTGAGTTTTCTGATGCTAATAACTACTCGTTCTACATCTGCAAGGTTGATTATCTGTGAATAATATACATATCTATTAAGATCTTCAACAAATATATTTCTACCAAAAACTTTCTTGTAAGGAATACCTTTGCATTTATGTACTGGAAGTTTATTAACATAAATCTCAAGTTTATTTATATAATCATTGCAGGTAGCAGAAACAACATCCGGAATAAAAAATCTTGACCTTTCAGCAAAAACCTCCGGATCCCTATCCTGTAATTCAGCTAACACTCGGATTTCTTCTAACATCATTTCAAACTGATACTGATATCCATAGTGATCATTTAAATATGCGTCATATCCAGATTTGCCTGTATAATAACTCTTATAATTCAGCATTCTGAACATCTGTGCCATAACCCATCTTCTATGAAGACGAGTATTTCTTACATATCCATCTTCATAAATCTGAGATAAGAAAGACTCCTCTTCTGAATTGATTCTTTTCTTTTCCGGACTTACAATGATAGGACTTCCATCTTCGCTGATTGTCACATTAATTGTGCTGCCAGGTTTTAAACCTTCCGGTAATGTTACGCTGAAGTATTTTCCTGTTTCAATGTTTGCTGCTTTTAATGCTTCCATTCTGTTCTCTCTTGATTTTTTCATAGTTCTATTCTCCTTTGTATTTGTTTTATTTTCTGTAATTTCTCTCCAACCAAGTACATCAAAATATGAATAATTACGCCATTCATAACCATATTTACTTTTAATCATCATGTCTTTTCTTGTAGTTCCGTCTTTTAAAAGAACCTCTACTTCCTTATATAATTCTGGGTTACTACAATAATTCCAATTCATAATCTACATTCTCCTTTTAATTTAAATAATTTCTGGATCTCCACCACAATCTTCGATTATTTCGATAGCTGTATCTACGTCTGCATTATTAACAATAAGACGCTCTCCGCTGTCATATTCATAATCAATGCCAGCGTCTTCAAGCCGGTCTTCAATATCATGAAGTGTTTCAATATCAGGTGTACTGATATAAATTCTAATCATTTCTAATATTTATCCTTTCTCACATTTTCCTTGTTTGATAAGTTGTTTTATCGTCAATATGATCACCTCATTATTATAATTCCAACCCAAGCATCTCTTTCGCGATTTCCTTCACTGCTTTTCTCGCCGTCCAATCAGTATACTCTTCAGCACAGGCCACGCAGTGGTTATACATGAACGCCACCAGATCATTTGCATCTTTGATTTTAGACTTGATTTCGGCAATTTCCTTTTCTTCTTCTCTTCTTAGTTCTTTTTGAAGTTCTTCTCGCGAAGCATACAAATCCTTCAGCAGACATCCGCTGTTTCCTCCGTCATCCCATTCAATATCTGCATATGGATACCTCTTCGGGTCTCGCGCAGAAACTTTTATTTCGCCAAGTGCTGTAATTTTTGCACTGTGAATGCACTGCCCCCACGGTTCCAAGAGCCAGACTTTCTGACCAATTTTTGGATTCTTAATCATAATTATCACCTCCTAACATTTAATCCACTTCTTCAGTATAATTAAATCTTTATCTTTTCCCTGATAAAACCAATGGCTACCCATCTGTTCTTCATCCCAGGTCAAATATCCTGCCAGAGAAGCACAAAGAATGAATGCTTCAAGCGCAGCTCTTGCATAATTTCGATCTTCACCAGCAACCAACTGTTCGTCTGTCATTTCGTCTGGCTTTAATGCACGAAAATATTCTCTTTGTCTGTACTTTTCGCTTTTTTCACTTGGAATTGAATATTTGTATTTGTGATACAGATTTTCAATGATCTCAAAACATATTTCATTGCACTTCTTTCTTGACGTATCAAAGTTAATTCCGTCAATCACAATTAAATCGTGACGGATATCATACATAGAAGATTCTATATATTTTTTACCTTCACAAATTAATGTTTTATTCTTTAAATCCGCTTTCCATCTTTTGGTTTCGCTAATTTTAAGATCAGATAAAAAATCTCCGTAAATACTCATTTTATCTACTTCCTTTCATTTATTTTTTATATTAACTCTGTATTTCTGAGACATTCCTTTAATGGTTTCATATATGAAGGCTATCCGGAGGATATCCAGCGACGTTAGAGGCTGGATTTCCTCCAGTCCATCGCCTTCTTATTAAATATTAAATACCTTGTTAATATTCACTGCCTTGTGATTCTCTATATTAACTCAACATTTTTAAGACATTTCTATAATTGTTTCATATTATGGAGGCAAGGGAGGTGGCAGCCGGACTGATAAATCCGGCAGCCTCCTCCAATATTTGCCTCCATGATTAAAATTAAAATGCTTTGTTAATATTTCACTGTCTTGTGATTTTTTGTATAAGCTCTACATATGTGGCATATTTCTTTAATGGATCAATATTAGGCGGAATGCGATGACGCATTTCTTCAGAGATATCTGACAGAATTGGGTCATCGTCATGTACCGCTTCATTAAATAGAATATATCTTGCTTATACTTGGTATGCTCCTAAATTAATTTATTATGCAAACTCAATACTTACGGTATATTTCTATAATTGTTTCATATAATGCAGGTTACTGGAGATGTAATCTTCAGGAAGTGTTGGGGATACCCAGAGGTTCCTGAAGAAGACATCTATCTTAGCCTGCATAATTAAATCTTAAATATCTTATTTGCATTCCGTTATACTCCGGACTGAATATACTCAATTAATCTGGCACATTTCTTTAACAGAGTCATATTGAGCTGCGATTCTCCTGGTGGAGGATCTTAAAGCCGGTTCGGTAGACCGGATTTCAGATCCGTAACCAGGAATAATGGCAGCACCATTAAATCGTATTAACCTTGTATATTCCGAGTGTGCTCTCGTTTAATTAAATTACTTATTCAATTACTTTCCAACTTCGTAGAAGTGACTCTAATGAATCTGAAATAGAATCATAATCAGTGCCATAAATATTAGCATTAGTGTTACCATCTAATTCCATTTCATAGCTTTTTTTAGGAGGCTCCAAAGTCACACCCTTTTTATCTAAAAAATCTTCAAAGATATCAATAATACCTCCAATAAGTTCTGTTTTGTCATTCTGGCCAGTCATGTTTTTTGTATCTCGTATTATGAGTTCTGCTTCAATTGGTGTCACAGCACCATCTGATAGTGTTGCAAATTTACCTGTATTTAAATTATATGCATTATTATTTTCAAAAGAATACTCTACCTTTAAATAAACATCTCCTAAATGTTCGAACACATCTCCGAGTTCTACATTTTTAAATGTATATCCTTTTTTCTTAATTCTTTCATCTGTAATTTTCATATTATTAATCCCTTTCCTAATAAACTATTTCCATTACATCAGGATAATCTTCCCTATAATTTTCATCATTTTTCGGTTGCCATACAACCAGATCATACAAATCATATTCATCTGTTCCGAAATCATTATACATTCGCCAAACCTTATGTTCGGCTTCTGTATCCGTATTAGCTATAACAAAACCAACTGTCTTCAGACCGTTGAATCCATCAAACCCATACAACCAAATATTATCCGGCATACCTTTATCCCTCCCTAATCATCGAAAATAATTGTATCATCTGTGTTTCCCCAATATGGTTCTTTTTGAAAAAGCTGAATTAATGTTGAGAAATCTGCAGGTTCAATTATGTATAATGATTTTAATGTTAAATCAACATCTTCTATTTCACCAACGGTTTCATTAGCCTTCACAGCAGATTTCAAAGCTTCTTCTTCTGATGATTGATTAACAAGAAATTTTGTTCCGCATGGCAAAAATGTTATTAAGTACATTCTTTATCCCTCCAATTCTTCAACCAAACTCCAATAACTTTCGTTCTCATCAAGACCAGCCTCTTTATTCTCTTCGACAATTTCATCAGCCTTCTCTTCTGTTGCACAAACAGCTATTGTTTCTGTCTCATGAAATCCAAATTCATCGTCATATTCATGGACTACTCTATAAACTTCTTCCCCCGCTAAGAATCCTGGAATCTTTGTTATAAATCCGGACCATTCCTGCACCGAATTCCCAGATTCATCTTCTGAAAATATATCAAGCTGTCCTTCCATACTTAAAACCACACACATTCCATTATATTTCTTTAAATAATCAATGCAGAATTCTACTCCGTAGAACTGTAAGGTTCCTGTATCTACCTCATCCCAGCTTTCCCATTTAAAGAGATCTTTTCCGCAAAATGTTTGAATGTTATTTTCTTCCACCTTCATGTTTTTTATCCTCCTCCATTAATACAAGGTTAACTGCCTTTTCAAATTTCGCACGTAACTCTGGATTGCTATCAACGACCTTTTTTCTACTATACCCAGCACTTCCATGTTTAGAAACATATCTCTTTTTCAGATTTGCCCAATTAATATTAGGATCTGTTTTTCTAAGCATTGCGTATACCTTTCGATAACTTATAGTGTAATTTGCGCTTTCATCATTTATCTTTTTTATCAGAGGCTGCATAATTAAATCTACTTTGCATGTATTTTTATACTTTTCAGCCATATCTGCTAAAGCACAATCGAAAATTGAACGCAATTGTTCATCTTCATAAATAACATCAAATGTAGAAACTTTAGAAATATTGGAATGTCTTCTTCTGTACTCTCTCTTCTCCTGGTCCCATACAATTCCATATGTTTTATTTATATAATCATATAAATATTTTAAAACACTATTTCGATCAGTAAATTTAGAACTTTCTGAAAGCTTATCGACAAATTCATTCGTTCTTCTCTTCCAATCATAATATCCCTGCTCTGCTGAAGATGAACTTTTCTTTCCACATTCTTTTTTAACAGGTATTGCATTGTTTAATTTAACTGGATCAGCATTCTTATTCATTATTACTGTTGCAAACTTTCCCATTTCAGCATATAATTTATCAATCTTGTTATTAATTTCGTCGAGTCGATTTGAATAATCCGGAATTGTAGGCATCTGAATATCAGGAAATTGCAGTTGAATCATATTTCCCTGTGGTTTATATACCGGGATAATATCTTCTGTTGTTTTCTTGTTTCCTAAGAATGCAGCTGCTAAAACATCTTTCGCTTTTAACTGATAATCAATCAGTTTCTTCACCAATACAGGATTTTCTCTCTGCATTGTTGGTGTAATAGCAATTTTTGCTAGCCATAAAGGTATATAGTCAAGATCAAGGCATAAAACTTGCGTGTCAGAATTGCCAGATCCCAAGGGGTAAAATTTTACCCCTTCATTTAATACAATATCTCTTTGAATTTTCTTTCGCTCATTCTTCATGCGCTCATTATCAAATCCCATCCCCTGGCACACCCATCGAACACCAACCCAAACTTTTCCGTCCGGATCCTGTGCTGCTCTTAATATATCTCCATGAAATTCCACATCTTTTACTATTAATTCGCTATTCATATTCGCTTTCCTCGCTTTTATCTATTTGATTAATTAATCCCAACCTACAATTGTTCTACCGTACTCATCAGCAGCTGCAAAATCCCATTCAATATCGCCATGCTCCATCTCCTCGTCACTAAATTCACTTTCAAAAGGATTTTCTCCTCGTCTAAGAAATTCAATTTCTTCTTCTGTAGCCTCAATCTCTTTGCATACTCTAAGTCGTTTTTCTACGGTAACTTCAATTAATTTTTTCTCTGGCTCTGGCATAATCCCACATCCTCTCTTTTATATTCGACAATCTTTTACTTCGCTTACCGGAAACAAAAGTAATTCTGTAATTCCATTTACTAATTCCTCTAATGAAGTAGCCCATCTATTATGATAACCATGAGTATCTTTCATATCGTCAGCATACCTGTACATATATTTTATAGGTTGACCGTTCCATTTAATTCCTTCTGTATTAACATATACTACTGAATTATTCTCTGGATTTCTAATCCATCCACTGGTACCACGTTTATTTCCATTTACAGAAATTTGATGCAATGAAAACTCCATACCAGGTTTCTTTTTGTTAATTGCGTTTTTTAATTTTGTCGTTAAAATCAACATAAAATCACCTCCATTTTGTTTAATTTAATTTTAATAACTCAACCTTACAACTCTTCCATTACATAATTCCATAAAATATTCAGCATCTTCAACTAAGTCTTCTCCAAATTTCTTATAGTCAAAATATTTAGAAGAAATTGAGTCATTATCTTTGACATATCCTAACTGCCAAGCTTCTTCGCGTCCAGCTTCTTCACTATTATCATATACATAACTTACAATACTGCGATCTCTAAAGTCTTCTGTGTATTCATTAAGTATTTCTTCAATATTACGATCTGATAAATTGTATTCTTCTTTTAAATATTCCATTTCGCTTTTCTGAATATCTTCAAAGAAAGCAAACGCTTCATCAGACTTTAATTTATCATAGATATGTTTAATAGAATCAATAAGTTTGATCCCTGCTCTGTATCGACTGTCGCCCTTTGTAATGCCATAATCAAATGCTTTGATAAATATATTGAATGAAATAATTTCTTCATATTCATCTTTTGTGAGAATTGTTTCAATTTCTTCATACTCAGGGAACTCCCCACCAAAATAACAACTCCCGCATATATTAATTGAACTGAAATAGTGGTTGCATTCAAATTTTGGACCGGCTGCATCAATATATGCACAGCAATCACGATCATTAGAATCCTTAATTCTATATAAAAATAAATGTTCACTCATATAATCACCTCATTCAATACTTCCAGAAGAAAGAATCGTTGCAAGCCGTTCTTTCGCTTCTTCTTCTGTCCCCTCATAGTTTCTAATGTTATATAACGAGTAATATCTTCTCTGCATGATAAACGCAAACACCATCGACATGTGCCATCTCGAAAGTAATGTGTTTTTAAAATATATGCATGAAACAAGTTAGGATTTATTACTGCCGGATAGAATACAGCACCATTATCATTCTTGTATTTCGGTATGTCTTCTAATAATTCATTTTTCTCTTCAAAATATAGATTCATGTCTGAATCCATTGTCGTAGCGAAATCTGCAATATCTTCCGCTTCTCTTACTTCAATTCTCGGTACAATATACATACTCACATCTCCCTTACAATTGTATCGTATACCGGTCTGCAGATATTCAAAGCCTTCTGCATACACCGGATGCTATAGTATCCTTCAATTTCTTTTTCTGTGTTCTTTCTATTGGCAGATACATTTTTTCCGGTTCCTCTAAGAATCGTGCAATCATTTCGATTAGTTACAGTCCCTAATCCACCAATATTTCTTTTACCTGTCTGGCAGGCTCGGATACAATCCATAACAAATTCATTCAATGTATCAATATCTTTCTCCACATTGATAATCGGAAGTACCTGCGTTGCCCAAGAATACGTGCCATCTCCTTTATACAGATATCTGTTAATAGATTTCAAAGCAATTTTACCGCCGATATGATAATTTAAATTGCCAATGCTTCGTTTTGAAATTTCTTTCTGAAATTGTTTTACACGATTTGGTGATAATGTGATTTGACTTCCTTTTATCATAAATCCCAGGAACTTAAACCATTTATCACCTGTAAGGTATTCTACTTTCTTTGGATTCAATTTCATCGACATCTTATTTAATTCTTCTTCAAGAATACTCATGGCATTTTCATATTGAGTTCCAATGTATAAAATATCGTCCGAATATCTTACATACCTACTAGCCGTGTTAATGCGTGACTTTTCATAAAGCTTAAGATCAACATGACGTAGCATTACATCAGCCAGAAATGAAGCTACCGCACATCCTTGCTTTAAGCTCTGGTAATGTTTAATTAAATTTCCATCTGGATCAAAACAAAGGTCTGTATGATAATATTTTCGTAAAATTGTAATTACCTCTGATTTTCCAGTTCTTCTTTCCACACAATCAAATGCGTCATCGATAAATTCAATTGGGACAGAATCAAAGTACTTACTTAAATCTGCTTTGAATCCTAAAATATCGTTCGAATGCTGATGTAAATCTGGTTGAAGTTTACGAGATATCTCCTGTACAACTTTGCCGCAGCCGATTCCCTTCTGATAACTTTTGCAAGCTGGATGAATCATATCTGAACACAATTCAAACAATAAATCATTTACAATAGATAAAAAGATCCTATCAATATTTTCGTTTACATATACTGTTCGAAACTCTCCATTGTCCTTTGGAATTAATGCCTGGTGTGGCGGAGCGATTTCATAATTATCTTCCAGAATTGCCATTGCCAATCTTATTCTTGTCTCTGGACCACAAAGCTGACGCAGCTCTCCTTTGTCAATTCCCTTGAAAAACCCTTTATTAATTGCTGCTTCCCATCTTTCTGCTTCAAACACTTTCTCTAGCAAAATATCCTTCATCTCATCACCTCATTTCTCTTGAATACATTTTCCATCTTTAATAACCAACACATCGGCTCCATCATCACAATTAATGAAAAGGTCAGATCCGTCTTCTAACACTGGTGCAAGTTCTTCAAACATTTCCATCATGACAGATTCCCATCCATAAGTGGCGTCAAATCCATTAGAGTAAGTAGTCCAACCATTATCATCATTAGCAACATCGAACATTCTTCCTATACCAATAAACACAGCAATCAAATCATCAATATCGTTAATGTCTAAGTTCTCTGATTTTCTATATGTATCCAGTCCATAATCAGTATGCTCTTCTTTTCCTCTGCTGATTTTTGCTTGCAGTATTTTAATTGCTTTGTTCTTATCTTTGAATTTCATCTGTGAATATATAGAATATACTGATCCCATAATTTAACTCCTTTCAACAAAAGCTCCATTTAGCAACTTCAACAACATAATCTGAACCAGCATCATCCTCAAGTTCAAGTTCCAACGTCCCTTCATTAAGAATATCCTGAAATCCATCATCGCTTGAGAGATAAGCGGTATTATCAAATAATAAAATATCGTTAATCATATGTAGATAACACATATCCCAAGTCATTGATAAATACCCGGTTACTGTATCAATAGTGTATTCAGTACAATCCCTGTCAATCGTATACACATCTCCAGATGGTAATGTTACTTTCGCTGTATTTACCATTACGTCATCTCTATTTGTTTTACCTTCAATAATTAGTCTCATCTATGTCATCCGCCTTTCCCCAAACTACTATCGCAGTATTATAACTATCCATAAAACCTCCATACTTACTGGTATCAAAACACCAATCATAATCACATCCATTTTCAATGGCTCTTCTAATATCTCTAGCAATTTCATCTACAATGTCGTCATTATCCGCAGCCTTTTCATATTCAGGTTTGTCATTTTCCTTACTTAATTTCAACAATGTTCGTTTTACTTCTTCTTTGTAAATATCCAACTGCTCCTCTCTCAATTCTGCATCCCAGGCAGCCCAAGCTGCCTTAATTTCATCCACTGTGAGCTGAATCTGCTTTCCATTTCTGGTAATATACACGTTTTGCATAATTATTCATCCTCACTTTCTTCGACCAATTCAATAGAATACGGAATATCAAGTTCCGGAAACGACTCTACCAATCTACAACCGATAATATCAAGCATTACATTATAAGCTTCGTCAGAAGAATTTTCAGTTACACACATTTTCCCAAGACACGGACCATCTATTCCGTCTGGTCCCATAAACACTTTGAATTCATATTCTTTTGCGTCATCCGACAGTTCCTTCACATCTTCTGGGGTAAATCTAAGATATGTTCTTGGATGAACATATGTAATTTCATCGGAACACTTTTTATACTTATATTTATAAACAGTAAGGCTGTCACCCATTCTCAAATTGATTGCTGGAAAATCTCTAAGTAATCGAATCTTACATTTTCCATTAAATTTCATTCTTCTACCTCTCCAAATAATGCTTCGTACTCATCGCATTCCAGATGTTCCATAGCCCATTCCTTTGCGCTTTCTTCAGTCATAGGAATAATTCGAGATCCACCAGTGCTTCCGCCACATACACTTCTTGCATATTCAGTTAAAGCACCGCCTTCTCCGTACAGGAAATATTCTCCTGTTTTCTTAAGATATAAGGTTTCCTCACAATGATTGAAGTCAGAACATGGATATCCATTGCTCCAATAACCAACTTCTTTCGCTGTTTCCGTATCATACTTTTTTCCGTTAATGATTTTTTTCATAATCTAAGCCTCCTTTTTAACAAAAACTATCTTGTATTGCTGTCCAGTTTGAAATAGCATGCTCGATGTCTTCATACCACTGTTCATCATTTGAGTCACAAGTACTTTCATACTCATATACTGGAACGCCAATTGTATCATCACATGCATCTAAAACTTTACCTATTGGAATAGGTTTTCCATCTTTGTGAAAATACACAATACCTGTAAGAAAATCTATTATTTCATCTTTATAATGTGGATCGCACCAAACATATACTTTATTTGATCGATCATTTTCTATTTTCCAAATACGTTTTAATTCTCTTGCAACATTACACAGCTTCAGCCACGCCATAGCATACCCCACAATCTCCGGCGCTGTAAAATCTACTGTGATCAATGTAGCTGCTTTTCTTTCAATAACTAATTTTTCTTTTAACATTCTTCAACCACCTCATATCCATTCAATTCCAACAATCCTATCAATCCTTTCAATTTTACAAACGCCGGAGTGTATTCTTTTGTCCGATCACAATAACCAAACCATTTACCATTTGTATCTTGCTGAATACGGTAAATATTTCCATTAGTTTTATTTACTGCTTCCATTACCGCTCACCTCACCTCTTGTTCCATTTTCTTTAATATGTTTTGAAAATGATAATCGTTTAATTTTTGCTTTATATCAGAAAAAGAATTGATAATTTCATCATGTTTTTCTGAAGAAAGCCCCGTAAGTAAACCGAAATCAAAATCATATAATATATGTAACAAATCATTGAAATTATTTACAAATCCAGAATCCATGTTAATCATAAAATTAACTAATCTCTCTTGTTCAGTTGTAGTACTCAACGTACGATATTTTTCCATGATTATATATATGAAATGTTCCGATATTTGCTTAATTGCATAATATTTGTCAATAAGTTTCTTATAATCTTTTTTAAAACATTCTTTTGCATTTGTTTTATCAGTATTCATAAGATACATATAAATACTTATTATATCGTCCACCTTAATGTTTTTAATACGTCTGCTCTCGATCTGGGATATCCAAGTTTTGTTTCTATTAAGAGATAATGACAATTCTCCAGCGGTGATAATGTGTCCGTTGTGGGGATGATTCAGGCGGAGCTGTTTAATCATAGAAGCAAACTCAGAAGTATTTTCAATTTTGGGTGGTAAACTATTTGTCATGTTTTACTCCCTTCCGTGATGCCAAGGTGTTACACCTCAGCATCACAAATTGCGTAAGCCTTATCGATAAGTTCATCTCCGTCTACTACTTTCATGAACATGTTTTCCTGATAGTATTCGCTTCCTCTGGACGGTTTTCTATGTGTAGAAAAGTCAGAAACAGCATTCACAAATCTATAAGCAGATGGCTCAAGCACCTGCAGATCCGGAGCATTAAGATATCTCATCATAAGTTCATTTCGCATTTCCTGAATGTTTGCTACCTTACGATCTCCATCTTTTTCATTGATAGGAAGTAACATCTTAACAAACTTATGTACCTTATCAACATCAAGCTTTTTCATCTTCATCTTTCCGAATTCTGTTTCCAAAGCTTCAAGATAGTGTTCAGTGTTCATGAGTGTGTATTTCGCCTCTACAAGTTTCTCATCAATGCGTCCGGTATGTTTGCATACCCACTGTCTTTCAGCCTCTTTAAGGGCCAGATTAAGCGTATTCTGGCACCATACACGTACCGGTGTGATAGCTACTCTGACTGATCCTTTTCCATCATGACTGTTCGTGAACACTAAGAACGGATCAATTTTTTCATCAGTAATCATTCTGCCTTCCAGTCTTGCAAGCATCCATACTTTCTTACCGCTCTGAAGAGCACCTGCAGTTTCATATCGTACACCTTCTCCAAGTAATCCATCTGTAAAAGCAAAGGCTTCATCATTCTGCACTACCTTATAACGATCTGTAACAACGCCAAGCACTTTATCATCCAAATCTCTTACGTTGGCTTTATAACCAGGAATCTTTAATCCTGTAGCTTCAGAAATAATATCTGTCGGAACTACATTCCAGTCCAGACCTGCTAATCTGATTGCATCTCTTGATGTAACTGCTCCGGCAATTTTCTTTCCAAGTCCGTCCCATGGAGTTCTTCTTGCATCAAACATCGTTTCTACATGTGTAAGGTTATTTGTTCTTCTTTCAATTGTATTGTCCATCATAATATACATCTCCTTTTGTTTAATTAAATTTTTATTCTGTTTTATTTATTTACTTTACTCACCGGCCACTCTTTTAGTAATATCAAAATCTCTTCCGTCCTTCTTACCGGCTTCATAATCTGATTTTGATACTTTTGCAGCTTGCTTAGATCGGAACGTAGTTGTCTTTAATCCAAGCTCAGACATTCTTTGCTTTACTTCTGGAGGAGTAGATAACACTAAGCCCCAATTTGCCTCTGACTGTGCAGCTGCTCTTTTTTGTTCTTCAAACGCTTCATCAAGTCCTTTAATGAAACCATAAGCATATCCATTACACATGGATGTAACCAGTTCGTTTGTATAATTAAATAGCTTACCTTTTTGTTTTCTCTTTTTAATTTCTGATTGAATACAATCAGTTGCATATTTGAATGCAATCATACAAATTTCAACGTCTTCATTTAACCCACAAAAATATAATTTATACGTTTGTTTACCTTTTTCTCTACGAGAAAAACTTTCACAGCAGTAATTCTTACTAATAACTTTAGACAATCTTAAAATCCAAGGATCTCTTCTAGTCGAATAAGTAATTCCAGCTGAATGTTCATTTGCCTTTCTTTTTTCTTTATCTTCGACTTCTGCCATAGAGATTTTATGTTCTGCCATAAGCCGTTGCGCTTTTGCAAGAGCCGACTGAGCCTCATGTTCATTCGGACTCTTACTTAACGCCAAAAGTTTTTTGATTTTCTCTTTGTAATCTGCCATTCTTAACACCTCACTTATAATTCTTTAATCTCAAATCCATCGTGGCAAAATCCATATTGGTCAGAAAGCCAATCTGAAATATCATCTAACATTGCATTCCTTTCAGCCTCTCCGAAACGACCATCTTCATCTACATAATTTTCTTTTGAAAATTGTTCTGGAAGCATAATTTCTTGCGGAAGATAATCAAAAACGCTCTGATCTCCATCAGTATCCCATTTAATATTCGTAACTTTTTTCATTACACCTCTCCTCTCTCATTCAGATCCACAATCATCAATAATACCTTCTTCTATGGCATCAAGATAAGCGTCGTCTGTCAGTCTCGTTACCTGACAGTTTTCGCATTCATCATTTTCGCAGTATTCACAAAGGATTTTCGCTGCTGCGTTAATCTCGTTATAATATTTTTCTGTCATTTTACACTTCTCCTCTCTCGTTCAGATACAGAATTTTCTGTAACTCTTCATGCGTAATTCCATACTGTTGTTCCAGAAGCTCTTTCCAGTCTTCAAAAGTATCAACTCGTGGATCCTTGCAGTATTTATATCCGGCATTAATCACGTCTTCTGCGATTTTCTTAAGGCGCTTCGGTTCAATTCCCTCAGTCCAAAGTGGGCACTCAAGCTTTACATATGTAAGGATTTCGATTGGCTGTGCAATATTGCTAATCATTAAAGCTGCATTTGCAACTTTTTTATTTACATTCTCTTCCGGCTCGGTATTATATTTATTGCATAAGGAGATAACATCTCTCTTATTACTCCATCCGATCTGCATTAAGAATGTGACGGCAGTATTAAATTCCAAGTCTCCCGTAATCATCCTCACTTCATCAAGTTTCTGTTTTACTTCCTTATAATTATTTAATGCTGACATTTCTTATCCCTCACTTTTCTTTATTTTCTTCTCGCTTCACAGATTGACAAAGCGTCTTCATATGTTTTGATATCATAATGTCCACCATTCAGTGATTGTGTAGATTCATTCCAAGTAGTCCATACAACCCATGGTCCACCACCTATAGATGCCTTAATTGTTGAATAATTCTTATGTTTTGCAATTACCATATACAGGTATGAGTCCATTGGATCTTTATAACGGATTACATCCTGAAGATCATATCTATCATCCAGATGTTCTTTGAAATATTCTTTTACATTATTCCATACAGAAATAGGTACTGTTGCACTCATATTATTCTCCTTTCTTATTCTATATAACATCCTTTCGTTTTCTCTTTTGGTCGTCCGTACACTGATTCATATAAATATTCTACCAGCCCAGGTGTTACTCCATGGTATTCACATAACTCTTTAAATACTTCATGTGATTCCATTTTATCGACTTCTTTGATGAAATCGTCTGTTATTTTTTCTGTTTTTGTATGAACAGGGTTGGGATATATAGGACTACATATTTCTTCCATGTCACGATATACGTTTTCATCATATTTCTGTTTATCTTGCTCGTCCTGAATATCATTTAAATTAAATTGAACAACATTACACATGTGCCATTCTTCACCGGTATCTACACATGAATCACCTTCATTTACTTCAAACACATCATCATTTGTTATATCTATATCAAAATCATTTGCCGTCTGAGCTGCTGAATCTAACATTTGGTTTCTACATTCTTCAAATGTTCCAATTTTCTCAATGCAAAAACCAACGCCATCATAAGCATGATGAAAAATGCATAGAAAATCTCCATCAGATACTTGAATTTCGAAGACTTCAAATACTAAGAAATGTTCATTTCCATAAGAATAATCTATACGCATTCTACGATTTTTGGGAAAACTTATATCCATAACATATTTAATTTCTCTATCCGCACCATATTTATCATCTTTAATATCATTCGCAATATAATCTATGACAGATTGGTGAGCTTCAGAAAGACTCTTAAAGAATTCAAAGCATGGACGTCTGTAATCTTCATCATTAAGACTACATAATAAAAATACTTTCATATCTTCCTCCTGTTTGTTTAATTAAATTTTATAGTGTTCCATCAAGAACTCTGCATAAGCAGTTACTTTATCCTTATCACCACAATAGAATCCGGTAGTAAACTTCTCGATAAGCTTATCTCTAATATCCTCGTGAGTCTCCCAACCATCATCTAAATAATCACGATAATCACGATCCATAACCTCTAACATAGATTTGTCATCTATTCTCGCTTCGAATTTTATATTGCGAATATCTTCCGGCAGATCATCCGGCAAGCGTAAGCGCGCAGCGTCAGCGGAGTTAGGAGCGGAAGCGACGACATCTGGAGCGCCAGCGACCTCTACGAGCGATCCGGCTACCAGACCATCCAAGCGGTCACGCTGGTGGTCACGGTACCGGTCGGTACTATTATTATTATTATTATAATTATTATTAGTATTATAATTAGTACCAGTACCGGAACCAGATGGCCATATCACCTGCCCCGTAGGATCATATTCAATTTCATTTATGAGCAAGTTAAAGTCAACAAAATCTGCATACCCGCCATCTCTGTATTTTGTAAGCACTTTATTGACTTTGCCTTTGCTCGTCTTCAGCTCTTGCGCAATCTGATTCTGAGAATATTCTGGATGATCACGCTTCAATTCCAAGATGGATAAAGTGACGGTCATGTTCTCACCGAATGCTCGTGACCGCTTTTCTTGGGACGAGTCGATTGTCTCAAGTAAGGTGTCTCCTACATATAATAGAAGTTCTTTGTCTATTGGTTTGGCATACAGTCCATAATCTATGACCGCCTCATAATATTCCAGAGCTTTCTCCGGCCCAAGAATTTCTTTTATTCTTTCGCCCTGTTTCCTATATGAAGAAAAGAAGGTAAAGCATTTCCCTCGGTCAAATTCTTTTTCACTCATGATTTTTCCTCCGATTTGCTTTCGTTAATCTCTTCTGTTGTCTTTATTTTGGATATGAGTATCCAGTGAAGCACATAACTCTGGTGTTGCTTCAAATATATAAACATCCAGATTTGGACGTCTTCTATTTGGCGTGATGCCAAGAATTTTAAATCCCTCTTTCCTCAACAGCCATGCGATTCTCTGGCTGCGGACTGCCTTTGTCTTCATTGTATTTTTCTCCTTATATATAGTTAATTTAACTTGTTATGATTAATATATCATTCTTCTCTCGTATTGTAAAGTTAATTATTGCAGTTATTTAATCTTGATAATGCTGCCTTAATATAATCTTTTCCATTCAGAATGTGTTCAAGCAAATCCCAACCGGTGTTTCCCAGTTGGTTCCATGCCTGGTCAAGACCGTGACCGCGTGTACTGTCCATCGGATACAGAACTGTTGCAATAATGTTGAATAATGCATTTGCTTTGGCCCAATCAGTGATGTGATAAAAGTAATCGTACCATTTATTACCGTTCTCATCCGGCAAAACATCATTATCTGTATAATTCAAATACTCTTCTCCTATATATGGAAGGACATCTGAATTTACCGCGTCTTCGAAGAACCAATCTGCGCTGTTATCTTCCGAAAGATCCTTTAATACTTCTGGCTTCCAATACTGTGGTAATGGACACATATATAAGCGGAAACAAATTGTTTTCTGATCTGATCCAAACGCCTGCAGATCCATTGCTTTAATAATATAGCGATATTCGAAAGCCGGCATATCTTCATCTGCTTCTGCCTGATAGATTTCTTTTGACAGTAATGTTAACTGGCCTCCGTCGCTATATTCTTCATCGAATTTCTCTTTCCACGGGATGATTTGATCCGGATTGCCTGGTCTCCATCCTGCAAATGACAGTGTTTCATTCATCTTCGCCCACCTCTTCCTCAATGACCGTGAACGGATGACCGATAATTTTTTCAATTTCTTTTACAGTCATTGTAGTTGGTTCTTCCCAATCAGGATCCATGTATGTTGGAGCATTGTTTTTTGTATAGAATTCATCAATTAAAGCACATTGCCTTTCAAAATTTGATTTCCATACTTTGATAATGTCAATGTTGCGATCATTATTATGTCTGTTTGACTCATAATTACTTAAATATTCTTCACAAGATACACATGTAGTATTGTTAGTATAAATGGCAAGATGGTTATTAGAATTCTTATTTCCTAACACAATCCCAATTTTTCCATTTCTTAACTTTACAATATCTGTTGGGGCCAGCTCCGGCATTTTATTACTTGTTATCATGCGATTTCCCTCTTTTCTCTTCTTCCTGTGAACAGGTTGATTAATTTAATTTTTTCGGTCCTACGTCGTTCACGCTCACGTTCTTCTTCCTGGCGCTTACAGTCTGCCATGATTTTATCGAATTCTGTTTCTTCGTATGAGGCAGAAACTACAATGTCAACCAGCACTCCATTGTGGGCTACGATTGTTTCTATATGAAATTTTGCATATTCTTTTGTTTTTACTGCATTTTTAATTTTTTCCATTACAGTTCACCTCTCTCTTTCATTTTTGTTTTCAGCTGTTCCACATAATCTCTGGCTTCTACCAATGTACATTTCTGAGACTCTGTGTTGTGCATGTGATAATACAATCTGATTGCTTTCACTTTTTCGTGATGTTTCAAGAAATTTGGTACTGTGATTTCTGTCGGAGACATTTCTCTTACGATATTCCCAAAAAATGTACGAATATAGAACTCAAGATCCGGATCCCATTCGTTAATTTTCTCATCTCCGGTCATGAGATAAATTGCATTAATCAGGTCGGTTACTGGGATGATACTTCCATTCTTATGAAGAAAATATCTTCCCTTCATTGGAATTGTAATTGTTGTTGCTTTTGCTTCTGCTTTATTCATTTGCTTTCTCTCCTATTCTTATGCTCAATAGCATAATTCAGCTACGATTTAGAAGGAGAGCGGCTCTAAATTTCACGCCGCATATGCCGAAGCTGAATTATGACATCGAACATTCGTTTGTCTTTGAGCAGAGTATAGCACTTACGATGCTAAAATGCAAGTGCTATATTCTGTATAATTTAATTTGTTTTATTTGTTTTCGGTACCGGTCGCACCATACCGGCGGTGACTATTAATTGCAGAAGTAACTTTTCTTAAGTCACCGCCAGTATATAATGGCTGGATTCCTAATCTCTTGGCGACCTCTTCTTCCAGATACATAGTGAGACGTTCTTTTTCTTTGCGACCAGGATATTTTGCATGTGCTTTGGCAAAGAATGTATCTGGTTCAATTGGACGGAATAAAGATACAATTGCCTTGACAACCTGTGGATCATTGTCATGCAGGTTTAAAACACTTTTAACCGGCCAGATAACATTGGCTCCATATCCATTAGTAGCTGTATGCCAACCTGCATCTTCAATGATATTAAATACATTATTGAGAATTTCTTCTCCATTAACAAGTGATGCAGCCTGCAATGCTGCTGAATATCCACTTAATACTCTATAATCAGCTGCTTTTAAGGAATCCTGCTTTTCCTTTGAAAGATTCTTTAATTCATGGATATTTAATAATAGTCTCCTTTCCTTAATACAGTTATCCAATACACAGTATTTCTTAATCCCTCTAGTTACATAAGCTCTGTGTTTATGGGAAGGACTCAGATGATCAACATCTTCTCCCTGTTCTGAGAATAATTCTGCCTCTTCAATTTTCCTTACAGCAGGATCTTCTGATAATCCTTCAGTAAGTACCGCAAGAAGATATTTTTCTTTCCTGATTCCGGCAGCAAGCATACGGTGTGATCCATCGATCACTGCAAATGTTGCAGTTTCTGGATGTGGTGATACCAATACCGGCTCACATTTATTGAAATTCCATTTACGTACCAAAGAATATACTTTTTCTATGTTGATACAGTATACTCTCTGATAATCTTCGTCGATTTCTAACAATTCAAGCGGAATACAGCAAAATCTTTTTCCGCCAATTCGCTGACAGTTACTCATCACCGTGTTGTATGCTGTCTGGTCTTTGAAAAGTTTAGTAATTACTTTGCTTTCTGTTGCTCCGTTTGTAAGTGCTCTTTCGATTTCGTTATAGTTTAACATTGTTTTCTACCTCTTTCTTTTGTTTAATTTAATTTTTATTTAGTTTTTTTAACCGATCAATGTCCAGAATTTTCTCCAGGCATGATCGTACTTCATGTCTGCATTTTCATGTGGACATTCAAGTTCCGTTGTCCGAATAACAGATTCTATTATATCTTTTGGAAAACTAAAATCTCTCATTAAGGTTCTAATTTCCATCTTCCAATTAATTCGAGATTTGTATGTTGTATTAATTTTTCTACATGGGTTTACACATCCATATAAAGGAAGATTTCCCATAGTTGTAATGGAACCAATGCTTCCGTTTCCTTTTGTCATTGTATACACCTCGTTTCTGTTTAATTAAATTGCGTAGAGCTTTCTCCCATTGATATTTGCACAACACTCAATGAGATTTGCTTCCTTCATGCCAATAAGTCCAGGCAGGCTGCAGATTGCAATGATCTTATCTTCATAGATAGCATCTGCCTTGGAGTAATAAAGCTTAATCTTCTGGTAATTTGCCTCTGCCAGATTTTTAGCCATCGCTTTTTCATTGCTCCACATCTGCTCTGCTGTCTCATAATCATTTGCTTCAATAGCAGCCTTTCTCTTTGCCTTGAAGTCTTTACTTGACTGCACCATACCTCTGATATCGGCATTAAGTGCTACTAATTTCTTTTGCTTTGTTGGCGTCATGATCATTCTCCCTTCTTATGCGGCCGATGTAATAAACATTCTCAGCCATTCTTCATTTACTTTTTCCCATGCTGTAGGATTTAAAGCATATTCTTTTGGTTTAAACAATTCTCTGTATCTTTTGTTCATGGCATCAAGGGAATCAAAGAACTCTTCCCTTTTTAAGTTCCCTTTCTGCGCACCGGATTTGTAATAGATCCGGAGTTTATAGTTGCGTTCCATATGATTCACCTCGTTTCTATTTGCTTACAACAGACAGAATGTTCCCCTGTTTATCAAGTTTTACTGTTACTTCGGATCCACTCTGGAATCCGGATACATCATATGCTTTTCCATTCTCATCAAGGATATAGTTTCCTGACGCGGAAACAGTTCCCTTGACAGAATGGATCCCGGCATATACGTCAGAATCAATATGTCCGACAATACTTGCGAACATTAAAAAAGCAGCTATTCCTAAGCTGCCTTTAATAAGGATTGATCGTTTTTTGCGTGTAATCACACGCTGATTATATTCTGTTCTTGTCATTTATTTTCTCCTTTATGTGTTCAATTTAATTTGCATACTGTTCGAAGTGTTTTAATCCACCTGCATAATGGGCCAGCAACACTTCGTCATCAGTTACATATTTAGTTCCCTTGGAATCCATGATACAGGACGCAAGGTCATTAATTTCATAATCTCCGGCATCTGCATACCATGAGAACATATTTCCGTTGGAACAGGTGATTGTTACAAGATCCACTTCCGGTTCTACATCGTATTCGATTTCTGTAACAATTCCGGTAAGAGGGTAAAGATTATCAAGGGTGCTGATTCCCTCAATATCATCTGTATAATATCCGGTTCCGTCACTGAAACCATAAAGAGTTCCGGTTTCTGTACGATTAACGGAAGTGATTTCTCTTGCTGATACCGGAGTACAGCTTGAGAATAATGTTGTTGTTACTACGACTGCAGTAACGATAGTTTTTGTTGTTTTAGTCATGGCTATTTCCCTCCCTTACGCGAAAGTTGTGAACTTGTCACAACGCATTCTCTTGTCATCTGGTGCCACTCTTTCGTAACCTGGGACTGGAGTGAGTCCAAATACTTCTCCCGGATATGCCTGAGCAGCAATAATGCTACCAATGATTACTAAAGTCTCCCCAGCCACAGCGTTCTGGTTGAAAGACTCTTTGATGGAAGAAATGATTTCCCTTCCTTCATCAGTGCCTACAAACTCTGTTTTTACAAACAGAGGTGATACCTGTTTTTCAATTGCCTTAGCGTTAATCAACACGCTAGTCGGCACCGAAATAAGATTTCCGTTTACATCCTGTATTGTTACAGGATGTGGAGTGGTATTCACTACTGTTACGTTATTTGAGAATGTTACGAAGTTGAAATTATTAGTTGTTGTTGTCATGGCTATTCTCCATTCTCCCCGTATGCCGATAGGACAGCTGATTTATTTTTATTTCCCTGTATATTAGAATCAATTTCCCTGTACATGGGGGTATCCCGTCCAGAAAAATCAATTCTCAATTTGTTTCCGTTTTTCAAATCCGCCAGTCAAGGAAAATTATATAGACCGGTAGATAATTTAATTAGTTTTTATTAGCTGCAATGATTAGCTTAAATTCATGCAGACTGATTACGCCCTTGAGATACAAGTCAAGTGCATCATTTGCAAGAACTGCAAGGCGCTCATATTCATGAGTAGCCATGCAGTAATCAATGTAATCACGAGCATCAAGTGCTCGGATTTCAAAGTTCGGATCACCAATGATAATGCAAGCTACACGACGAGCTATATCAATATCTTCCGGTGTATCATTATCAATGAATGTGTGCCATATATTGACATACACCCATTGGGATGCTACTTCTGCCGGATATGAATGGCAGAGTTCCTGATACAGTGTATGGGCACTGTATCCGAAGAAGTTACGGGATACGAATTCATTAAAAGCTTTGATTATTTCTGATTTCATGGTTATGCCTCCTTAAAATAAGTTCTAGTAACTGTACAATAATTCATGTCATCAGCATGTTTTAACATGAATTTCACAATTATCCGAATCATTGCACAGGATCGATAATACTCCGGTTCTCTACAGGTATAACCAATAAACTCACCGGCTTCTTCGTCATATTCCTCGTGGTTACCAAACATACCACATACCGGACAAAACTCCATATCTGCGGATGTTTCATACTGTTTGAGCCACATGTTTTCTTCTGGCTCATAGTAATAGTGAGTGCCAAAGTAATAGCTGCCACCATTTGAGGATTTACCCTCTACGTACTGTGACCAGTCCTGAAGAATTACTTCTGAAATTGTTCCATCTTCAATTCCGGTGATAATTTTCAGGATGTTGTTCTGGAATTTTTCAGATTTCTGAAGTACTTTTTCCATTAATCCCTGACGAAGATATGGAAGTGCTTTCTGAATAAGTGTTAATGTGTTTGTGTGAATTTCAATTGTCATGATATTCTCCCTCTTGCCTTTTGGATTAGGCATAACCTTATATTTTGTTTCCGTTGGTAAAATCTATACTCTTCATAGGCATTATAGAAGGGCATAGAAAATCCCTTATCAAGGTTCGACCTTGCAATTTCCGTTGGGAAATAGCCTGTTCCTCACAGGAATAAGGGATCGCAAGTTTAAAATTATTAATAGTTATAATATGTAAATATATTTGTATATATCTACATACTGGTCCAGCTGTTCAACGCTGGTATTATTGAATGCATTTAGCATTCGTTCTGTCATGACCCCAAAGAGATGAACGAGGTCTGACAGAATCTGACTGTAAATAGGGTTTGGAAGCTCGTAGAACTTAAGACTCTGGAGTTCCTGAACTGTGAAATAACGGTTGTCCATATCTTCTTCTCCTTCCTCTGATTATTTTATGATTAAATGTACGGGTTTATGCGCACATATAATCCTTGATGTTACCGCGTTCATCTGTCTCGCGGTAATGGCAGTCGTATTCAGACTGGATGAACGCATCCGGATACGGCAGATTTTGTAATATTTTAGTCGCCTGTTCATGCGTGTAGTTATTCGCATGATTGCGACTGAAATACGTCGCACCTGTACGTGGTGATGTGTATAAGTGACGTAATATTGTACCGGATCTGCCCGACTGTGTAATGAGACAAATCTGGTATTTGGGATGGATTGGTGGATTTGATATTATGCGTGATAGCATTGTTGTTCCTCCTGCTCTGAATTTTTGCACTAAAAAGGGCATAGAGATACACTATGCCCTAAATCAATTGTTAATTTTTTCAATAGATACCTGCATATTAGAGAATTTCTTCCAAATATTGGCGTATTTTTGTGCATTTTCTTCTTTAACAAAAATTTTTTCATTAACCGCCAAAACAGTATTATTTTTTAACATTGACATTGTTTTTGTTATTACTTTATACATATTTTGCCCTCTTTTCTGGGACTGATTTTATTTAGTCCTCAATTTCATCACCACCTTTTTAGACATAGATGTAGAGGTAACGCAGAATGAATTTTAATGGTTATTTGCTATATCGGCGTGTTATTTCGTTCAAATCAACGTCCACTCTTTTAGCGTCTCTAATTGAAACGCCTACCATTGAAGCGGTTTCATATTGATAATGTGCGCTGACAGTAAGTTCTTTGAACTTCATATCATCATTAATGCCTATAAAACGTGACGGGTCTTTAAATGCTCTTTGAGATGGACGACGTGGTGCAACATACCATGATGGACGTACTCCGGATTTACGATAGCATAAGTTATTTTCACATATAGTATCCCATAACTTATTTTTAGCTATAAAGTCATAGCATAATTTGAATATAATATTGCTATCTTTTACGATATATTTTTTGAATTTACTATCCTTGCGCACATCTAATAAGTGTATGGATATAGTACAATTGTGCATATTGGGACGGAATTGACGGAAATCATCAACAAAAATGTAGATATTTTTTGTTAAACGTCCATATATTGCATTTTTAGGAATGCAAATTCCAAAATACTGCACAGTAAAATCCTGTGCGATTTTAAAGGGTTTATACATAGTAATAGTGTTTTTATTCATTCTGTTATACCTCTTTCTTTAAAATTTAGGATAAAAAAAGAGACCTATCAGACGACAGGTCTCTTATATAAATTTTCTATTTTGTTGTGTTTTCAGCGCGGGAACTATTAATTAAATCATTTAACGCCTGTATAGCACTGTCATTGGCGTTTCTTGCATTTTCTACTTTCTGAAGATTTTCTTCACATCCTAAATAACGTGCCATTGTGTGCCATAATTGAATATGTAAATTCATTGATTTTTGGATAGTGTTAACACTTCCACCATTTTTACCATTTTTCAATTTAGCGCAACCGCTGAAATATTCAGAAAAGTATTTGCCGTTAAGTTTATCCATTTTAATGTTTTTATACATTTCAGATAATACGCTATTTTCTCTGTTAGGCATGTAATAGTTGGCAATACTACGTAAATTATTGAATACTTTTTCACGTTTTTCTTTATTGCAAGGCGCATCTGGATTAAATACATCAAATAACGCTTCAGTACGTGTTTCAATAGTTTCATGGAAATTGTCGTATAATTTCGGCGTAATAGTCTCGAGTGATACATTGCCCTTTTTGTCTGTTATACGTTTTGTTCCAGAATATGACTTAATATCACCTTTAAGAATAGCATACATTTCGGCAAAAATATCGTCGTCAAATATGCTCATAAGTTCTTCATTGACATTAGTTTTGAACTCTGTAAATTCTTTAGAATAAGAATCTTGCATGTCAACAAGTTCGTTAATACTATTGTTTAAAGTTTTATAGTCAATGGAGTCCTCTGGGAGTGATTCCAATGTTAACTTCATCTTTTCAATATCACCTAAAAGTTTTAATTCAAAATGTTTATAGGTATGATATTGTACAGCTAACTGGAAATAGCTAGCATTTACGACGTTCTTTGGAATTAAATACACACGTTCTGTAAATACGGTATTGCCCTCTTTATTGGTTCTTGTGTTCCCTGTTTTAATTGTGATTGTGTTTTCCATCATAGTAAACTACCTCTTTCTTTTCTATAATAGTCACACCTTTTCAGTGTGCTTTTACAAGGTCAATTTAATAAAATCAATCTCATAAAAGCGCACTGAAAGCACAATAAAAATAGTTGTGTGAGATGTACTCACAAATTTGCATATTATTATCACGTATAAATCAAGTTACCCGCTGGGAGTAAGACGCACAACCTTAGCTGGAAAGTTGCGTGATATATATGTGAAAGTTTTCAAGGTACAGTTTCCCCTTGTGGGGGACGTCTGTCAAAAATGATAGACTTTGTCTGAATACTATGGAATACTTGAGAATCGCGTTCTATAGGTAAACCGTGGCTTTTTCACGTCCGAACCGCAACCGCGCGTTCTCGATATTTCAATATATTCAGTTGTAAGGTACTCACAAGGACTTTTAACACGTCGGGCAACGCTCCTTTCCTTGTTCAATTAATACTATAGCATATGTATAATTTAATAGTGAAGTTTTTTAAAAAAAGTTTATGAAATTTTATGCAGAAACAGTGCATAAAAGTGCATAAAATGCACTTTTTTCATGATTTTATGCATTATTTTTGCATACTATTTATAGTAATTGGAATTACTCAAAAAGGGGGTACTTTTAACGCCAAAATGGGCTAAAATTACCCAGAAAGACCTAAGCCGGTTAACTTCCACACTGGCTTGAAAAATACGCCCTCTCTTCCTATTAAAATGTAACGCTCCCCACATCGCCAAACTCCTATAATCACCGCCCATATTGTTCCACACTCCCCCAAATCTCACCTTACACTACCCTCCAACCCCCATCTACCGTCCATATTTTCAATCGCATAATCTCAAATATTTCAGTTAATTTAGCTTCTTTTCTTGACAAATCCATCTTCCTGTGCTATTATCTCATTATCAAAACAAGCTAAATTAACTCAGTATGCAAAGAAAATCTACAAATTCCAAATATCCACAACTTGTTTTGATCATTCAACAACATCAAATAACACATCAATAACTCGTAAATCTTAGCAATAAATAACAGGAGGACAAACCAAAATGTCACATCAAACAGAATACGATCTCAGAATGAGATCCTACAAATCAATTACAGATGCTCATCTAATCCCTCGCACCCCAGTGATCATCCAAATCGATGGTCGTGCATTCCATACTTTTACCAGGGGGTTCAAAAAACCATTTGATCAGGTACTTATGGCTGCTATGCGCTATACTGCAGAATACCTCTGTAGAAATATCCAGGGCTGTGTCCTGGCTTATACTCAATCAGATGAAATTAATCTTCTTCTTATTGATTATGAGAAACTTGAAACTTCACCATGGTTTGATAACCGGGTCCAGAAACTTGCTTCTATAGCAGCATCTATGGCCACTAATTATTTCAATCAAAAATTTAAAGAATTAGTAAAAATTATCGGCAGAAGATATTATTCTCCAAACCACAGCTATGATCGTGCATTACTCAAAGGAGCAGAATTTGCTGCATGTGTATTCAATCTCCCACGAGAAGAAGTTACAAATTATTTTAACTGGAGACAGCAGGATGCAATTCGTAACTCTATTCAAATGGTTGGTCAAGCACATTTTTCTCAGACCGAACTAAATGGTAAATGTAATCAAGAAATCATAGAAATGCTTATTCAGCAAAAAGATATTGACTGGAACAAACTTAAAATTTACAAACAGCGCGGTACCTGTATCATCAGATCTGCTCATAGTTCTTTCTTATTAAATGGTAAACAAATTACAACAGATACATGGTCTCATGACTTCGATATTCCACGATTCATAGGTGAAGGTCGCGATTATATAGAAAGATATCTGTATCCGGATGATCCAAACAACACTACTTCTCGAAAGGACGGAAATAATTAAATTATGCAGAGCAAAGAAAATAAAGATAAAAAATATGCTTGGCAGTTAGAACGTGACAGTGATTACACTTCTGCTACAGCATTTGACTCCATAGAAGAATGCATTTCAGATGCTCAAGACTACTTTGCAGAAGAAAATATAAAAATCAAATCAATTACAATTCAGGAACTTAGACCATATGAAATCTCTGTTGATGCAGAAAGAGTTCTTGAGGTTGTCTGGGAGGAAGCAGAGGCAAACGTTGGTGATCTTGTAGATGACTGGTTAGATAGTAGAACAGCTTATACTACTGAACAACTCAATGATCTTTCTGAACGCCTAACGGGGGTAGTTAAAACCTGGCTGAAAGAAACACATAATGAACCGGATTTCTTCCATATTATAGGAGAAAAAGAAATTTCAATATGTAATATACCACAATAGGGGGATAAATCATGGTAATACTTATATGTATTCTTTTATTTGTATTGACCGGTATTGGATGTTGGGCTTTATGTGCTGCATCTGATACTGATGAATATGATGATGAAGAAATTAAATATGATCAAAATGATGATAACAAATTTAATTAAGCAATAAAGGAGACAAACAAAATGAGCACTTACACAACAAACACAAAACCAGATTCCAAATTTGAAGACGTACCAGAAGAAGTTCTCACAGACCCAACAATGAGAACAGCACTTGGAATGGATCCTATCCCCGGAATGAATACTCCGGTGGATGATAATAAGCAGATTTCAATGTTTGATTATATGCAGAACAAAAACAACTCTTCTACATCTTCTTCTACCACCACCACTGCTGCCCCAGAGGTAACAGTTTTCAAGAATCTGGTTCATCCAGAGTTTGGTGAGCTGAGAACTGTTGAGATTGATGGGGAACCTTGGTTCGTAGGTAAGGATGTAGCTGCTGCGTTAGGGTATACGAATTCAAGAGATGCAATTGCAACTCATGTATTTGCTGATGATAAGGGGGTAGAAAGTATCGACACCCTTGGAGGCAGACAGAAAATGACAATAATTAATGAATCCGGATTATACGCCTTAGTTTTCGGAAGCCGATTAAAAATAGCAAAAGAGTTCAAGCACTGGGTTACCTCAGAAGTACTTCCGTCTATCCGCAAGAATGGTGCTTATATCCGTAATCAGGAAAATATGACACCAGCCGAGATTGTGGCTCGTGGTCTTATTGCAGCTCAGAAGATTATTGAAGAAAGGGAAAAAGAAATTGTACATTTAAATAATCGTTGTGGCAGATTAACTCAGACAATAGCCGAAAAACAGGATGTCATTAATGCTATCTCCAGAAATGTACCGGCTCCAACAAAACGTATGATGCTGAACAGAGTAATGAGACGAAGATCCCCAGAGCTGGCCCAGAGTCGATGGTCTTACTTATATGCAAGATTTGATGAGATTTATCATAAAAATGTTAAAATCCGCATGAAAAATTACAATGCAGAACCAGGACATAGAAAATGCTATTCTATTCTTGATTTTATTGAAAAAGTACTTAATATGCTTGATGAATTATATGACCTGGCAGTAAAACTTTTCGAATCTGATTTTACACAGCTTATGCAGGAAATGCATTTATTACGTATGACTGATGAAGAATATGAAGATGAAGAATACTGGAAACGTGTACTTTAAGATAAGGAGGGAATGGTAAGAGTACCTGCCGGTGCTCTTACCTATTAAAAATATGAGTTATTTACCAATCATAAGATTTAAAAATAGATGGCAAACATTCGATTTAAATTTACATTATCCATATTCAGTAAATGAGAAAATTATTAATTATACTCATTTAGGACATAGAGGTGATGCCTGTTATATTGTTGATAATGAATGTAATACATATTATCTTCCTCATGATTACGCTGAAATTATTAATAATGCATTAAAATTACATAGCAGTATCTATCATGAATGTGACACAGATTCCTGTAGACGTCAAATAATAACAAAACTCGAAAATATTAATAGACATGAATATGGTCGGAATGATTTTGAATTACTTAATAGTGTATTGGCGGAACAAAGTAGAGATGGCAATTATATTCATGACAGAATTTTATACGATACTACTTGTAATAAAGCATATGTATGCGACTGCAATGCGATCATAATTGATGTTGTGTCTTTGCACCAAAGTTTTGTGCCATCATCTACGCAAAGAGGTCGTAGATCTGAAATAACTTCTACTTCTTTAACTGTAGATGAGGCCGCCAGATATAATAATAGCATTTCATTCCATAGTAGTGCTATCACATTTAATAATAGCGAATGGGATAGAGGATTTATTAATAATATTATCTCGAACAAAACAAAAACTTACATTCATCAATTTAATTATGTCCCAAAATACATAAAACATTTTATGCCTGGAGAATCAGAAGATACTACTCTTCTGCTCGGAGCAGAGATTGAAGTAGGTGGAAATAATAATATCTCTTCTGATAATGATAAAAATTCCACAGTAAAAAAATGTATTCAGATTATGAATGGATCTGATAGTGATGAAGAAAATCTTATTTACAGTACACATGATAGCACTGTACAGATTGAATTTGACACTATGCCATGCAGTTTGGAATTTCATAAGAACAAAATGAACTACCGTGAAATGTTCGAATATCTTGATAAAGAAGGATATAAAGGTCATGATTGTGAAACTGCCGGATTACATATTCATGCGAATCGTAATTATTTAGGAAAATCAAGGATATCGCAAGAGTTAGTTATATCTAAGATTCTGTATATTCTTGAGAAATTCAATGATGAAATTTGCGTGATTGCAAGGCGAGACAATGAATACAGTGAGTTTGTCGGTAGTAAAAAAGAAGAAAATTCACTCGTTGAGTTATATGGAAAGTATAAAGATCACGGTAAACGTGCTGCATTGAATTTACAGCATAAGGATACTATTGAATTTCGTATGTTTAAAAGTACTTTAAAATATGAAACATTCATTCTTACTTTAGAATTTGTCAAGGATATTATAGATTATGCTAAATCTGCGAGTATTGAAGAAATTGAACTGATAAAGTGGGCAGATCTCATGAAGTTATTCTCTCCTGCTCTAAGGAATTATTATACGGAACGATACAATAAGCAATATAAAAAAACAATGAATGAAGATGAAACCTTGCTGAAACGTCAGATCTCAAATATAAAGAAAGCTATATTAAATTGTAAAAATTATATGATGAAAACGAAGTTGCAGCAAGAATATGATGAACTGAGAAGACAATATAATAAAATTCATAAAAAGAACAAACGTAAGAAAGCATATCATACTGTTACTCATGTAGATTCAAGAATTGATGGGCTTACAAGTGTAGGTATATATAGTCAGTCTGGAGAGCTCATACATAGATTTGATAATATGCGGAATCTTAACCTTACTGCTATTTAAAGGAGGTATACTATTTGTCTGAATTTGGATTAAAAATAAAAAATATAAAAGCCGGGACACTCTTTGGATATAACCAGGGAGTCAGGAACCGGTACGATTATACTGAAGCAATGTTCAGTAATAGTCTATTCAGTGATTATATTATACAGAATGGACTTAATGTTTGGAATGATACCAGTACACGAGATATTATTTGTCTTGATTTTGACTTCGGTAGCCGAAGTTATGAAGAAGAAATGGATCACTTGCTAAAGCAGTTTGGACCATTTGAACATGATAAATCTTTATCTGAGGAATCCAAGGAACGTATTAGAGCAATATTTCGAAATGTGATTGATAATAAAGACAATTATATGAAATGTTCCAAAGATGAAATCCGGGAAATATTCTATGAAAACGGTGTAAATGTTGAATACATTTCTTCATATACAAAGAAAGAAGGTGAAAAAAAGACTGTCATTAATTATAAAATGCTATACCGTAACTCTTCTAAGGCAAAAGTCGGACAGGTTATGTTTATTAACTCAAAGCTTTATAAAAAAGCATATAACTGGCTGACGATGGGTCTTGGAAAGAAAATGCCGATGGAAAATGCTAAGATTGTAGAGATGTCGGCATATGCTCCTCTTACAACCAGTACAATAGTTGGAAAGTTCTATTGTCCTGTAGAAGCCATTCTTATTATTAAAGATACGGATAGTTTCTACAAGACAATAGCCAAGATCGTAAAAGCTGAGGATTATGTAGTTCAGGAAAAAGTTCTGGATGAAACTGCTACAGAAATTGCAAAGCAAAGAGCTATTGCTGAAGGAAAATTTTTAAAAGACGGTGTTACTCCGAAATATACTAAAAGATATAAACGAGTAAATGTTATAAAAAAGAAATGTGTCGTTCATGATGAAGAAACCGAGGTAAAAAATACTCTCTGGGATGGAGAAATGCTAATTGAATCTGATATTTTGCCGGAATGGGTTAATGGTATGGCTCTTTTAAGGCAGCATTTCTTTAAGGCATGCGGAATTCGTACTCATATTCAGTTATTTTTTAAGGATTGGTGTGAAAAAACTGGACATGATTATGAAACTTATGCAATACAGGACATGTTCGGAGTTTGGCATAAACTCAAGGATATTCGCATGATCACAACTGATAATGCTATTAAATGGAAGAAATTCATGAATTTAATGGGTAATACTCCTGCTGAAGCTTATAAGTATTGGTGTGATCGCGTAAATGCCGATGGATCTTACTGGGGGATAGTAAAAACCGATCATCCAAGTAAATTAGGCGGTGTGCAGCAGATGAGTTATCAGATGGTTAATACTCTTCCCTCCTATAATATAGATGTTCCATCTCCTTGCTCTACTGATGATGTGCGTAAACTGGCAAAAACCAGTGTGGATTATGTAGAGGGGATGAAAGATGATAACAATCTTTATGTACAGTATCTTAGGAAGAATGCTACGATAATAAATCATTATGAGATGCTGGCAGATTTATATGATTGGAATGAGGATTTTGGTAATAGTACATGGTTTAGGTATGAAAAAAGACAAATCATACGAGCATATGTAAATCGATTACGAACTGGAAAAATCACTATTGACGGAGATAATCTTACAATATTTGGCAATCCTTATGCTCTCCTACTTAAGTCAGTCGGAGAAGATCCGGAAACAGATCCTACGATTAATGTAGAGCCAGGAACTATTCAGTGCTATACAAAACGTTTTCAGGACGGTGAATATTTGTGTGGAATCAGAAATCCACATAACAGTCCAAATAACATCTGTTACTTACATAACACATATAGTGACGAAATGCAGCGATATTTTGTATTCAGTAATAACATTATGGCAGTAAATTGTATTCATACAGATATTCAGGATCGTGCCAATGGCTGCGACTTTGATTCAGATTTCTTTTTTGTGACAAATAATGAAGTGATGGTTAAAAGTGCTAAGGCCGCATATGAACAGTATCCCACTATTGTTAATAAGCTTAAAGAAAGTGGTCTTACATATAAAAATACAATGAGAGAATACGCTCGTATGGATAACAAATTCGCCAAATCACGTATTGGTATTGGAGAATCCAGTAATCTCGCACAGCTTGCAATGACTTATTATTGGACTAATCCAAGTCGTGAATTATATGACAACTTTGTTATTCTTTCGGTACTTGCTCAGGTTATTATTGACGGATGTAAACGTGAATATGAAGTGGATGCTATAGAAGAAATAAAGCGTATTAAAAAACTTCCTTGTATGCAGCAGTTAGAGGAAGTTGAGGACGAACTTGGTAATAAGAAACAGGTGCGTCGAGATTTTCCAGAATTCATGAGATATACGCGTAAGATTCAATATACAAAGAACGGTAAAGAGGTGGAAAGAGAATTGATTGATCAGCAGAAAGAAAAGTTATCTGGAAGAATTTCTTCCTATTATATATGTCCGATGAATAGTTTACAGATTGTTATGGATGATATCAAGCCGATACATTCTACTAATACTATTCCTACTGAAGATCTTGTAATAAAAGTAAAAGGCAAAGCAAACGCTAGGCAAATGGAAAAAATTTTAGGATATGCAAAAGAACTTGAGCTTTTAAGTAAAGATAATATGTCTGATGATGAAATTCTTGCATATACCGAGAGATTCGATCAGATTTTAGTGGAATTAAGAAAAATTAAAATTAAAAATCCAAAAACAATGAGCAGATTAATAGAAATCGCTCTTAATACAAGTAATAGGGGAAGAAAAAAGGATTATTCGCGCTATACAAGAAATCTTCTTAATTTATTATACAGAATGGATAGTGAGGCTTTCTTGCAAAATTTCGCCAAAAATTGCAGAATATCTGAAAAAAAATCAGCCTAAAACCCTTTAAAAGTAACAAAAATTGTAAATATAAATTCGTGTGGTATATGAGGGGAATAACTTTTCGCTTCGTTGCATCTTCAGGCCGATATTTTGCGCAGGATGTTGGTACATGTATGCAGACAGCTGTTTGAAGAAAAGCGAAACTCTCCGCGCTGTCTCCAATGCGTGTTTAAATATGGAATTCGAATTATTTTTTTATGTAGTAGCCTGCCGTGGGCATAGAATACACGGCTAATAAAAATCAAATATATTTGACCATAAGGAGAAAGATCATGAGTAATTATAGAATGTCCAAAGGGACAACAGAACACTTTACATCACTTGAAGAAATGAGAACTGCATGGGGAATGAAACCTGTAACAAAGAAAACTTCTGATAAGAAGAAATTAAAAGAGCAGCAGGAAAGATTTCTTAGTAAACATAAATGTAAAGCATGTGGTGCCCCAATGACATATATACATGGTAATGTTATGGCTTGTAAAAATCCTGAATGTAAAGGGATTGAAATCAAGCGCGAAGATAAAGACGGTAATGAAATGGTATCATATATCAATTCCTTCTGTACTTTAGACGATCTTGGAGCTGAAATTGCATCAAACATTTTTAGCGAATAATTGAAAATTAAATATTGATAATTCAAGGCAGTGTGCTGGTCAGTACACTGCTTTTGCTTTATATAACTATTATTTTTATGAGAAAAAGGAGAACTAACAATGAATAAAGTTGAATTAATTAAGGCTGTTGCAGAAGCAACAAATAATACACAGAAAGATATTAAAGTAATTATGGAAGCTGTGCAGGACGTAACATATGGTGCGCTGGTTGAAGGCGATGAGGTAAAACTGATGGATGGTGTTACTCTTTCTGTTGTACATAAGGATGCACGTATTGCACGTAACCCAAGAACAGGTGAATCTGTTGAGGTCGATGCAAAGAACGCAGTAAAATGCAAATTTGGTAAGGCAATTAAAGACGCTGTTAATGCGTAAATAATACTTTGAGCCTGTAGAAATACAGGCTCTATATTGGAATGTAGGATAGTTTGGCAATCCGCCTGGTTTGGGACCAGGAAATCGCACGTTCAAATCGTGTCATTCCAACTGCGGGATAGAGGAGTGGATCCTTGCTAGGTTCATACCCTAGAGACGATGGTTCGAATCCATCTCCCGCTATTTGTCATATACAAATGTATATGCCAACCCTTTCTGTTTAATTAATTACATTATGGAGGCTTGGCTCCGATAGTGCGCTGTGAGGCGTATAAAGGCAGATTTACACACTGTCGCTGCGGTATAAGCAATTATATTGCAGTCAATCTAAGCAAAACTGACATGCCAGAGACTCAAAAGGTCTCGTTTCGTATAGGTAAGTGAAAAGATTAAATCCTATGCGGAAATAGTATCATGAAACAGGGAACGATAAGGTGGTCCAAGGGCGACTGCTGAGGAACACTTTCTGGCCGCAAACTGGATAGTTCATGCAAACTGTGAAGATATGATGGTGAATCAGGAGGTTATTCAATCTGAGCATTTATTAAGCAAAGGTGATAGCCATTTGTATAAGTGAATTGGTATGTGCCAAATTAGCTTGTATGGACATTTAGTAGGGATAATAACCGAACGATATGAAGGTGTGATGTATTCTTATCCTCAAAAGGGATCGGAGCGTCTGGTGTAGCACATCTTCAGTAGAGAAGACTTTTCAGATAATAAATAATTACTTATACTTATTGAATTTTAAAAGGATTTAATAAAAACTACAAGTGTGATATTTGATATTATATTCTACAGCGAAAGTCTACACCTCTGCATAACGAAAGCAGCCTAATACCATAGTATATTTTATGCAATATGGTCATTGATGAGTCTCGCAAGACTCTGATATGTTTGTCCGATTCTGCACAGTGTTCTTAGCGGAACTTTGTGGCGCGGCAGCGTCAATGGAATGATGACAACAGAGTAGTTATGTGGCTAAAGAGAAGTGCCACTCTTAAACAAGGCGGTTGTTGAAGCTTACTATATGTGCGCGAAGCGGCGTATAGTGGATAAGAAAAGAAACCATAATGTTTCGAAAGAGCTTCTATATTTATGTGTAATCTCAGCATAAATAAAAAATATTGGAAAATAGTTTAACTGGCAAAACATGATCTCGCGAATCAAATGTAGGTTCAACTCCTGCTTTTCCAGCTTAAATATATGGGAAGTGCCAATACGAGGCTACTTATGATAGAAATGCGGCATTTTTTGAATAGGTCTGAAAGAACACGAGCCGCGGATAATTGTGTTTTAGTAGGTAATAAAATAAAAAGAGGGGCAGCACCTCTGCTTCCCTGATAAGTCCGGTTAGTCTAGCGGTATAGGACACTGCCCTTTCAAGGCGGTAACATGGGTTCAAATCCCGTACCGGACATTTTGCACTATTGGTCTAAAGGCTATGATTTCTGGCTTCCAACCAGACGATACGAGTTCGATTCTCGTATAGTGCTTAAAGGTATTAGGTTTGGAGTCCTTAAGGATTATTTTGGATGGCGGCATCCATAACTGTAAAACCATTTGTAATTATTTACAATAAATTTCCTATAATATGCTACTTTGGCGTAATTGGCAGGCGCAGCAGACTTAAGATCTGCTTCCAATAATGGAGTCTGGGTTCAAGTCCCAGAAGTAGTATTTGAAAGTATTATACTTTCTTTTGATTTGTTTGGTTGCGCATTTTGTTTATGAGAAGGATTATATAGTCCTTCTCTCCCCTCCTATTTTGGCTCTATAGTTAAGCGGTTTATAACACCTGCCTGTCACGCAGGAGTCCGGAGTTCGACTCTCCGTAGAGCCGTCCATTTGCAAAGTAAATTCACTAGGTGTGGAACTGACCTGCTAAGTCATGTGATCCTATATTGGATTGAGTTTCGATTACTCTGCTTTGCGCTACAAAGTATGTAAATTACCGCCCGCCACAGGTGGGAATTCGTAGGTGAAAATCCTACCATAAGGACGGATGAGCTTTATGACTGGGAGCATATTATGAATATAAAGATAACCGGATTGATTCCGGTTGAAAGGCAGGATTAATCTCCTGCTTTTTATTTTGCTGCATGTCCGGGTGGTGAGGGAGCGGTCTTGAAAACCGTTGGTCCGAAAGGGCTTGCAGGTTCGAATCCTGTGTGCAGCGTTGTGACTATGGCAGACTTGGCAATGCAGCGGATTGTGGTTCCGCCTTATGTGGGTTCAAATCCCATTAGTCACCTTTATTTGCGCCTTTCGTATAATTGGCAGTACAACCGGCTCCAACCCGGTTAGTCAGAGTTCGAGTCTTTGGGGGCGTGTTAGGTAAGTTCCAGATACCTTGTAGCGAAAAAATCTGGCGGGATTTAGTCAGGACGAGACGCGGCTAAGTTTTTTAATAATTTTACCGAAAATTATATGGAAAGTTAAGGTTCCAACAGAATATATGACCTCCACTTATGGTTATATATTCGATAAGGGTAGCTGCCCATCTTAACACAAGGGAGAGTAGCCTAGCGGCGAAGGCAAGGGACTGTAAATCCCCCACAAAGAAACATCGAAGGTTCGAGTCCTTCTTCTCCCATGAGGTTGACAAATTAAATCAAAATTCCATAAAACAAGTAGATAAGTTTTACCATGGAAAGTGCTTGCACTTTGATTGGGTTTATTAAAGGTTTTTGTCTCTGATTGCAACAGATAATGAGCCTTTGAGTCTACAAATAAATAAAAGTGAGGAAACTTAATTGGTTAATATCAGTCAAAAAGAAGCAGAATACTTACGTAATCATGGAAGAGCTTTTGATGTGCGTGTACGTAATAAACACCATAAAAGTAAAGCAAAAAGCTATTTTCTTGTAGAGCATGTTCGTAGTGTCGAGATGTTAAACAGATACAGAGAATCAATCAATCAGACCGATTTTCTTACTGTAAAACCGAGAGATAAAGATTTTCGATTTTAAGCAGTAAAATAATTTGAAAGTTGGTGTTTGACATAGGCAGGAAGAAAAAAGAAGATGGCATTTACTTTATAGGTCAAAATGCTGACGATGTTACAGGTAGCTGCACTTATATAAAATATAATGGAAAAAAAATATTACTTGAATGCGGATTATTTCAAAACAATAATTATCTGGATTCATATAATATCAATTCTCAGAAATTTCCATTTAAACCTTCAGAGATCGACTATGTTTTTGTAGGACATACACATGTTGATCATATTGGTTTACTTCCAAGGTTAATAAAAGAAGGTTTTAATGGAAAAATTATCGCTTCACATGCAACTGCTCAATTAATGAAGCCATTATTATATAATTGTGCTTTTATATTGTTGAGTGAAGCAAATGCTTTATCATTTAAATATAAACGTAACTACTCTCCTATTTACACAGAAGAGGATGTAGCTACGACTTTAAATTATATATATGAATATGATAATGTACATGAATTATATGTTCTTGATGAAATAGTTTCTTTTAAATGGTTTGAAAATAGCCATTGTCTCGGAGCTAGACAGCTTCAATTAATTCTTAAAGATCAAAATGGTGTATCAAATTCTATATTATACACTTCTGACATTGGATCCCTTAATACAAAAAATCATTATGTTCCAAATACTGAAATCCCAGATACTTTTAATAAAGTAACTATTATGGAATGTACGTATGGAGAACCAGGCAGAATTAATAAAAAGACAAGAAAATTTGATTTAGAACATTTAAAAGCAGCAGTTGATACGGTTACAGAACGTGGAGGAACAGTAATCATGCCATGTTTTAGTTTCAGCCGTACACAAGAAATTCTTACCAATTTATATAACATTTTTCATGATGATATAAATTTCAAATATGACATTGTAGTTGATTCAATATTATCATGTGATATTTGTGATCTATATACTACTCTTCTATCTGAAGACGATTTGAAATTATGGAATAGTGTATGCAATTGGGAGAATGTGAAGTTTATAAAAGAAAAAGAAGATTCCTTAGCATGTGTAAAAAATCATTCACCAAAAATTATATTAAGTAGTTCTGGCTTCTGTACAAACGGCAGGATCCTTTCTTATTTACATGAATATTTGAATGATGAAAAAAGCATGGTGATTTTTAGTGGATATACCGGAGCAGACAACTCTTATTTATCATATCGTATTAAAAATTATAAGGAAAATAAATTTATAAAAATAAGTGGCGATAAGGTCGAAAATAAAGCTGACTGTATTTCTTTAGGTACATTTTCAAGTCATGCCAATAGAAATGAACTAATTGAATTTGGATCGAAGGTAAATACAGAAAAATTAGTTTTAGTTCACGGATCTGTTGTCGCGAAAAACAGTATAAAGGAAGACTTAAAAGAAGCCATATCTAAAGAAAACAAATCATTTAAAGTGATTGCTTCATCAAAAGATATGGTTATTTATTTATAGGAGAACAAGGAATATGGAATTTTTAGACATTTTAGAAGACGATAGTCTCTATCAGAGCACTATTAAGGAGCATTTAAAAGAAAGAAAAATTATTGTCAACGAAACTATTGATGACAATGTTATTGAAAATATATGTTTAATGATCATGAAATGGAATAAAGAGGATAAGGCACTTCCGGCATCATGTAGGAAACCAATTTATCTCTATCTCAATTCAGATGGTGGTGATGTTATTTCCGGGTACCAGGTATTAAGCTCTATTAAGACGTCTGTTACTCCAATTATTACAGTGGGATTTGCCAAATGTGCTTCTATGGCATGTTATATTCTGGCCGCAGGACATAAACGTTACTGCTTCCCAAATACAGTAGTTCTTTATCATGATGGACAGACTGGATATGTAAGTTCATCTAATAAAGGTAAAGATATTCAGAAATTTTATGATAAATTAGAGCAACATCTGAATGATTTTATGGTAGAACATACAAATATGACTGCAGAATATCTTGAGGAAATCAAGGATCGCGAATATTATATGTTCCCAGATGAAGCAAAAGAAAAAGGAATTGTAGATAAGATTATTGGTATTGATTGTGAGTTATCAGATATTCTTTAATACTGAATATTAATTTAAACTTTCACAAATATCATTTTACTATTATACGTTCAATATGTCAAGGAGAATAAGGAGAAAATAACATGGAATTAAAAAAAACTGTTAAATATGATGGTAAACTCAAAGGTCTTCATATGGTAGACGAACAACTTGTAGATATGGATGGTGAAATCATTGATATTTTAGATATCTTTGAAAAGGCATATGGTGATAAACCTTTTGACATGTCTACTACTACTAAGACTGAGGAAATCATCAATCTTGATGAATTAGATTAAGGTATTTTATATGGATAATAACGAATTTCTAAAAGAACAGCTTGATCTTATTAAGAAAAAACAAATAGATACATCTATTGAGTGGCAAGATGTTGCAGATTTTCGTTCTAGTCATGGTAAAGAGCCAGAGCACCGCGATACAATTCGTAAAGGGTCTAAATTGCTTTTAGAATATATAGATGCAGGATGGGATTTATTCCCATCCTCTTCTATTCAATTAGGACGATTTTCTGATGAGATAGCTTTAAAAAAAGAACGTATTAAATTACAGACTGAAAAGCAAGAATTTAATAAATGGATTCGTGAGTATTCTAGGGATGAACTAATTGCCGAACATATTGTAAATGCTGTTAATCAATTACAGCCATTAAATGTACCAGGGTACATTCCTCCAGTACATATGAATAAAGAATATCTTCTTACCATTTCGGATGCTCATTTTGGAGTTGAGTTTGAGATTAAAGATTTATATGGAAATATTTTAAATGCATATAGTCCGGAAATATTCAAGAATCGTATGTGGGATTTATACAATAAAGTTATTGAGCAAATTCAAAAAGATCATATTCAAGTTTTAAATATTTTTGAACTAGGTGATGCCTTAGATGGAATTCTTCGTGCAAATTCTCAGCTTATGCAGTTGAGATATGGAATAATTGACTCTGCCATATTATATGCTGATTTTTTATCTACATGGCTTAATGAATTAAGTAATCATGTTCGAATTAAATTTCAAATGGTAAAACGTTCGAATCACAATCAGCTGAGATTAGTAGGACAGCCTAAAAATGCTTTTCCAGATGAAGATATGAGTAAATCCATATTGGTTTTTATAAAAGAACGTTTGAAGGATAATCGTAATGTTGAAATTATAGAAAATCCAACCGGTCTTGTATATGCACAACTTGCAACATATACAATTCTTGGAGGACATTTTGAGACAAAAAATCTAGGTGATTCTTTGAAAGATTTTTCAAAAACATATCAAGTGCCTTTGGATTATATTATTTCAGGTCATTGGCATAGTTTGGCTACTGGAGATGTTGGGATTAATTCAGAATATATTTCTGTACGTTCGATTATTGGTGTAAATCCGTATAGCTATTCAATTAATAAGGTGTCAAATGCAGGAGCCTCTATGTTTGTATTTGAACAAGGAAATGGTCTTGTAGATGAACATCATTATAAATTGTAAAGGAAAATATTTATGGAAACAAATAATGAAGAACAGTTTGTCGAGTTCGACGAAATATTAAATTTTATACATGAGAATACTGGATTTGATAAAGAAGTTATTGAAAAAGTGCTTGATGCAGAAACGAGATTTTTAATTAAATCTGGTATTGCTACTGAACTTAAAGAATAGTATGAGTGGCGTTGCTGCTTATATTATACATTTCAGGAGAGCGTTCTTGCTCTCCTATTTTCTGGGCGTATGGCGCAACTGGCAGACGCGCCTGACTTAGGATCAGGTTTTTGTAGGTTCGAATCCTACTACGCCCATTTTTTTATTATGAGTACAAGGAGGAGTTGTTTATGGCAACAACTAAGAAAATTGAGCCGGTAAAAATGACTCCGACTCAGATGAAGAAAAAAATAGAGGCGCTCGAAGAAGAAATTCGAGTATATAAAGAAGATACCGCATGGTGTTATATGTGCGGAAAACCTAAAAAGAAAAATAGAGAAAATTTTTATAAAAATACGGATCCTTTAGTAAAGTCTGGATATGCAGCTATTTGTTCTGAATGCGCTAGAAAGATTGCATTAAGAACAGATGAAAATGGAGAAGAACATAAACCGACAAAAGAATCAATTATTCTTGCTCTGCAGTATCTGAATAAACCGTTTTTAGAAAATGTCTATAATAGTAGTGTTCAAGCAGCTGAAAGAAATGCTGGTATTCCAGGAGCAAAACAAAATGCATGGAGTACATATATAAGAACCATTGCAATGCAGCAATATTCTGGAAAACAATTCAAGGATTCTGATTTTTTTAAACAAAAAATTATATATGAAGATGAAAAGACTCCTGCAGATGTTATAAAAGGCAAGGAATCCCAGGATAATTATGAAGGTTTTGAAAAGAATAAAACTGATGTAATTAGGTTGATTGGATATGATCCATTTGAACAAGAAGCATTGTCTGATCAACCATTTCTATACTCTCAATTAATTGGGTTGCTTGATTCTAGTGAAGACGCAAATGACGATATGATGCGTACTGCTTCTGCTATTTCTATTGTAAGAGCATTTTTACAGCAATCAAAAATTGATAATGCTATTGCTACTTATATGTCTGACGTTCAAAAACTTAGAACAAATTCCGCTACAATAAAAACACTACAGGCGAGTAAAAAAGATCTTACTGCCATTATTAAGGATCTCGCTGCTGAAAGTTGTATTTCTTTAAAGAATAATAAAAATGCTAAAAAAGGTGAAAATACTTGGACTGGTAAAATACGTAAAATCAAAGAAATGAATTTGCGTGAAGGTGAAGTAAACGGATTCGATATCGGAACTTGTCGTGGTATGCGTCAGGTTATGGATATGAGTAATGCTTCTATATTGAAGCAGCTCCGACTGGATGAATCAGAATATTCTGATATGCTAGCAGAACAAAGAGAAATGATAACAAAGCTTCGTGATGATTTGGACAATTACAAAGAAATTTCTCGTATTTTATTACGTGAAAATATTGATCTTAAAGATTATATGGAAGAACATAATTTAATAGAGCCGGATAATTTAGTTGATTTGAATGAACTATTCTCCTGCTTCTCCTCTGATGAAGAGGAAGAAACGGAGGTGACTGGTGATGATGAATCCGGATCTGATTCAAGAACTTCCGAAGCTTAATTATTGTGAACAGGGAAATAAGATTTTTGTAAAGCCTGGAGTTTACCCATTATCTTCACGCAAACTTGAAGGTTTTATGAAAATTGCAAATCTTCAGAAATATTATCAATGCAATCCTGTAAGATTTATAAATGATTTTTTTAATATAGAATTACTTGATGCACAAGCATGGGTAATTCAGAGAGCCTGGAACTGTCCGAATGTTTTGTTAGTGTGCACCCGTGGATTTGGTAAATCTACATTGATAGATATTATGATCATGGCAAAAGATATGCTATTTAATAACTATTGGACCTATATTGCTTCCGGTTCTGGATCGCAGGCTGAACAAACGTTCACAACACTTGAAAGGCTTGCGAATGATAATATAGATACTATGCTTGGTTCTACAGGTTATATTTTTAAGGCAGAAATTGAAATTAAAAATGCTGCTGGAGATGGCTTCAGTCACTCTTCTAATGGATTCTCATATTCCCTTTATAATGGCTCATTTACTCAAACACTTAACAGTAATGTAGATAAAAAAAGAGGTATGCGTGGTAGTGTTGTATTTGATGAATGTGGATTCCTTGATGAAGAAATGATGTCGGTATATGCAGCTTTTGCAATTGTAAATAAAAGCTTTAAGTCTGGTAAGGATCGTGATGGCAAATCAATCGATCGTAACCGTCTAAGATGTATTCCATCAAATATTCCGAACCAATTATTTTATATTTCTTCTGCTTCTTCTACAGATACAAAATTCTATAAGTTATATAGAGATTTTAGCAAAAGACAACTCATGGGAGATCCTGATTATTTTGTAGCTCATATTGATTGTGAAGTTGCATTTAAACCAACTATTCGTGGAGAAACAATGGAGCCTTTGTTAACACCAGGTACAGTAGCTGCAGAAATGCGTTCTAATCCAGAAAAAGCGCGTAGAGAGTATTATTGTGAATTTACTTCTGATGCAGGTGCCAATGCGATTATTCGTAGAGGTGTTATTGCGCGTAATGAAGTGATTCGTAAACCAGTGTTATATAACGATACTGGTAAAAGAAAAATTGTTATCGCATATGACCCGGCTCGAAGTCGAGATAATTCGGTAATTTTGGTTTGTGAAATTTACTCTGAAAAAAATCAAGATGGGGATCTTGAATATAAAATGAGACTTTTAAATTGTATAAATCTTATTGATATAAGCAATAAAAAGAAAAAGAAACCTATGCAAACACCAGCCCAGATTGAATATTTGAAACAAGTTATTCTCGATTATAACCAGGGTGGGGATGAAAACTACAGCAATATTCTCGGAGTTTATATTGATGCCGGTTCTGGTGGTGGTGGTGTTAATATTGCTGACTATTTAATGCCTGATTGGAAAGATAAATCCGGTAAAACTCATAGAGGACTGATTGACAAAGAATATTCAGAAGAATATGTTAAAAAATTCCCAAATGCAGTCAATAAGCTTCATTTAATGGAACCAACTAAATACAAATCAGAAATGTATGAAGCCATGATTGAGATGATGAATCAGGATAAAATTGAGTTTACGGCCACATACGATAACAAAGGATATCTTACAATATTTGATATTGATAAGGATAAATATGAAAAAACTAAAAAAGATCTAATTGCCAAATATAAAAAACAGAAAATGACAGATGAAGAAATTGATTACAATGTTCAAAAAGAATTAGATAAACTTCAAAATGTTAAGAGCCATATTGAAAAATTAAATTGGCAAGAAGAAGCTTCTCTCTCAAGTATCGATGCATTAAAAGAGGAACTTGTAAATATGATCCGTATTCCACGACAATCAGGAAAAGATTCATTTGAATTGTGTCCTGAAAAAGCTAACCGTCTTCATGACGATAGAGCTTACGTTACATGTATGTGTTCTTATGCTCTTCAAACTGAACGCCGGAAAAATATTACTGCAAAACGTAAACCTAAAGTTGACAAATCGTTAGTTCAAAAACTTACGATTAGAAAAGGCGTTGTACATTCTATGTTCGAAACTTAATATAATTATATGATATTTCAAAGGAGGTGCTGTTACTTGGCTAGACAACAAGGAAATATTTCTGCAAAAAAAGTTTCTACTGCAAAAAAAATTGATCCAGCACCTTCTCAGCTGAATAATACGGCTGAAATGCGTGATTGGTATCAAAAAAATAAAAAAAATATTGAAAATTATGCTGCTGCTATGGAAGGAGCAAAATCTCTTCGTGATATCACTAAGACAAGCACTAAAGCAGTGACAGCTTATAGTAAGGACAGTCTTCGTACTTACCTGCAAAATATTGGAAGTAATGAAAAGAATTTAAGAAATTTATCAAGATATCTTTATTATCGATGTCATGCTTATTATAGATTAATTGCATATAATGCAAACATGTTTTGTTTAGATGCAAGATCTGTTATTCCGGAATATGATATGGTTGCAGGCGTAGATACGAATGCCATGCTTAGTTCTTATCAGGACACATTAAATGTGTTGGATAAGTTAAATCTTCAGTATGAGTTTTTAAAAGCTTATACTATTTGTTTTCGAGAAGATGTTTTTTATGGATGCGCTTATTATGATGAAATAGGAATGTTTATTCTTCCGCTTGATCCAGATTATTGTAAAATTTCTGGTATATACAATACCGGTGATTTCGCGTTTGTAATGGATATGAGTTATTTCAGATCCAGACAGACTATGTTGGAATTATGGGGTGAACCCTTCCAGTCAATGTATCGTGCCTATGAAAGTGATACTACAAATGGAAAGTGGCAGCCTATGCCAGATGAATATGCTATTTGCTTAAAAGCCAGAGCTGAAGATTGGGAAACTGTAGTTCCACCATTCTCTGGTTTATTATCTGGAATTATCAATCTTATTGATTTAGACGATCTACAGGCTATTGCTGACGCTCAGGATATTTATAAAATGATCTGGTTAGAACTTGAAACGATAACTGGTAGTGAGGATCCAGACGATTGGAAAGTTAATCCGGATATTGTTATTGAGTATTTTAACAGGATGATTAATGAATGCCTCCCTGACTATACTTCTGCTGCTATTGTGCCAGGAAAATTAGATCAGATTTCGTTTAATAATGATAAAGCAACAGATACGAACAAAATAGCAAAAGCTACAGAAACTCTTTTCAATTCTTCTGGTGGCGCTCAAATTCTTAATAGTGCTACCATCTCAGGTACAACAGCCTTTGGAGCAGCAATTCGTGCCGATACAGAATTAGCTATTTCTATGCTTCTACCACAGACTCAGGGATGGGTTAACCGCTTCCTTACATATTGGGTCTCTAACCCAGCCAAGGTAAAATTCTTTGAAGTTTCTGCTTATACAAAAGATGAATTTAAAAAAGAACTTTTGGAGGGGGCGCAAAATGGTCTTCCTACAGCTCTTGCATACAATACTCTTAATCAATTTTCTGAAAAAGAAACTCTGGCATTAAATGTATTAGAGCAGCAGGTTCTTGGAATATCGAATTTATTTGTTCCATTGCAGACTTCATACACCCAAAGTGGTAGCTCGGATACTGGTGGTGCCCCAACAAAAGATTCTACAGAAATCACAGACGATGGAGAAGCATCAAAAGATAAGGCTGATAAGGCTAAATAAGAGGATAATAATTATGGATAATAAGAAATTTATAATTACAACAAACGATGAATCAGCTTCATTGCTTATTCAGACTGGTTTTCATCTTGTGAGCCAGAATGGTAAACAGTGGACTTTTTTAAATGACAACAAAATGCTGTTTAACAATTTAAGCGATGTTGTCTATTCAGATAAATTATTTATTTGATTACTCCTCTTCTATTTGAGGAGAATTACTCAAAGAAAGGAGGAAAATTTTGAAGAAATTCTTAACTATTGACGATTTGATTGAATTTTGTATGAAGAATAATTTTTCTAAATTCAGCAGCAAAGAATCTAATGCAGAAATTAGCGTCCAAATGCCAGCAGTCGCTACATTTGGAAAATCTGATGATAATAAGCATACAGAAGGATTATGTCCTTTTAACGCTACTGCATATCATGATCATGTCAACTTAAACAAATCTAATATCAACGAAGATACATTTCAGGAAAATACACAATCTATACCATATCGCCCTATTCTGGCAAATATCGTTGAAAATTCTGATGGTAATAAAGATTTTGGATCACATGATTTTACAGTGGAAACTGATGAAAATGGAGAAGAAAAAATCATTTATCAGGAACGTCCAGTTGGTGTAATCAAAAAGGATTATACAATTGAATATGATAAAGAAGCCGGAGTTAACAGAGCTGTAATTCAGGGATATCTCTGGGAAGGATATTGTCAGGACGCAATTGATATTATGCAGCGTAGACAACAGGTTGATTGTAGTGTTGAATTGAGTATTAGAGAATTATCATTTAATGCTAAGGATAAAGTGTTAAATCTGGATGATTATTATGTTAGTGGATTGACTTTACTAAATGAAAATGTTGGTCCAGGTATGGCTGGAAGTAATGTTCAGCTTGCTGATTTTGAATCAAAAAATTCTGTATATTCTAATTTTGATGTAAATACTAAAATGCTTGAAATGTTAGAGAAGATTAATGCTACTCTCTCTAATTTCAATAAAAAAAATGCTGATGGAAAGGAGGACAATCAGGTGAACAAATTTGAAGAACTTTTAAAGAAATACGAAAAAACTGTAGATGATATTACTTTTACATATGAAGGTCTTTCAGATGAAGAACTGGAGGCTGCCTTTGCTAAGGCGTTTAATACTGATCCGGCAGGTGATCCTGCTCCTACAGAACCAGAAAAATTCGTAAAATCATTTGAACTTTCTCACAGTGATATTCGTTGTGCACTTTATAACTTATTAAACGCATATGAAGAAGCAGATAATGATTGGTATTTTATTAATTCTGTATATGATTCTCATTTTACATATGAGAATTGGGATGGAGATAAAATCTTTGGACAGGCATATAAAAAAGATGGCGACAATGTTTCATTTGATGGTGAAAGATATAATCTTCATCGTGAATTACTGACTGATTCTGAATATTCTGAACTTCAGAATATGAGATCAAATTATGCTGCAATTTCAGATAAACTTGCTTCTTATGAAAAGAAAGAGGCTGACGAAGCTAAAAATGCACTTTTTGAGTCAGATGATTATAAAGGAATTTATGAATCAGAAGAATTCAAGGGTTTAAAAGAAAATCATACAGAATTTTCAGTTGATGAATTAAAGTCTAAACTTGATACTATATTGCTGTCATATGCTAAGTCTGGCAAGTTAAATTTTGCTGTTGAAGATGGTGATATGCATGATAATAACGCCGGAAAAAAAACAGTAAGTAAAAAGACTTTTGGAAATCCATCACAGACTAAAAAGAAAAATAGATATGGATCTTTATTTGCATAATGCAAAATAACATATTTGTTTTATAAATCGGACCGTAAAGACGGTCTTATTTTTTTGCCAAAATTTATGAAAGGAGAACAACATGATTAAGTACAGTATCGAAAAGCATGCTGTGGCCTTCCCTTCTAAGCTTGTTGCACAGAATGGCGGAGAACACATTTATAACATTACACTGACCTCTGATACAGATAATGGAAATCTTGTAGCAAGAGGCGATTTTGAAGATCTTGACCGTTACACAGAAGCTGCTGTTACTACATTTGAAGGTAAAATTCAGAAACAGGCTGCTAATGGTAATTGGTATGTAGAGGTTGTTGATCCAGGAGATGCTCTGTTTGTTTACATGCAGGCATTTATTGCAGAGGATTGGACAAATACATGGAAGAAGGAGTCTAACTTCTATAACGCAAAAGGAGACGTTGTAAGAGGTTATGCTCTTCATAAAGGTGATGTATTTGAGGTATCTGTTGAGGGATTCGATGGACAGCCAGCTGAAAAAGCGACAGTTACTTGCGAAAACAAGAAATTAAAAATTGGTTAATTTAAGGGAAAGGAGGAAAAAATATAATGAGACGTAAAATGACTTTTGCTGATTTAAGTGCACATGTTCAGGAAGTATTTGCTAGCATGTGTAAAGATGGTGTTACACCAGAGGAAAATTATGAAGGCTTCAAAAAGCTTACATATGATCTGAATCATAATCCAAACGAAATGTTTGATGAAAATGGAAATAAAAAGACCAAACGAGACGCAGAAGATGCGGTTCGTAAATTTGTATATGCAATTATGGGACTAAACGAGAATTCTACGAAACGTGACAGAAATCGTGCTATGAAGAAACATGGTATTGAACTGTTCGAAGTTATGGAAGAAGAAATTGATATTAAAGTTGAAACAGGCTTTAAAGAATCAGAATTCTTCAATAACTATGTAGAGACAAGAAACCTTTCCCGCGGAGATCGCCAGGAATTCTGGACAGATGATAAAGTTGTTTTATCTACAACAAAAATTGCGGGCGATCATCATGACTTTACACTTCAGAGACTTGGTTCTGGAGAAAGTTATACTGTAACCACAAGTGTATACGGTATTGCTGTTGGTGCTGATATTGATCTGTATTTGGCAGGAAGACTTGATTGGTCTAAATTCACAGATCAGTGTGCTGCTGCTTTCGTTAGACAGATTCAGAATGATATTTATGCTGAAATGATGAACGCAGGAAAGAAACTTCCAGCTCAGTTCCAGGGCACAGGTGCTCTTTCAAATGCTACTAAGGACAAGCTGGATGAACTGCTTGAGGATGTATCTCTCGCAAATGATGGTGCTCAGGTAGTTATTATGGGTACAAGAACTGGATTACAGCAGTTCCAGAAACTGATGGATGTTGACTGGATCACAGACGATCAGAAGAAAGATGTTGCTACAATGGGACGTCTTGGATACTATGGTCCATATACATTAGTTGAAATCCCACAGAGATTTGCTCTGAATGATACAACTAAGAAATTAATGGATCCTAAGACTCTGTTTATTATGCCGCAGGTTGAAGATAAGTTCATTAAATTCGTTGATGTTGGTGAAACAGAAATCTATGAAATCACTGATAAGGGTGATCGTATGGATGATACAATGAAATACGAAGTACAGAGATCAATGGGCGTAGGAACACAAATCGGACGTTATTTTGGCGTTTGGACTTTAGCCTAATTTTTTTATTGTAAATTAATATTATAGTCGTGTGTCATATAGATGCACGACTATACGAATAAAAGGAGGAACTTTTCATGGCAACTACTGCAGTGAAAAAGACAAAGACTACTGAAACTGCTACTGAATCTGTTGCAGCATCTGTTACGGAACCTGTTACATCTGAATCAGCAAAAACAGTAGAAGTAAAAAAAGAAAAGAAAACTTATGCCCCTACTGATGGGATTCCATGTAAATCTATTACTAATGGTGGACTTTATATGCCAGGGCTTAAGTCAAATATTTTATACACATGGATTGATGCCGGAGATGTAATTGAAGTTGAATATCAGGATCTGCAGGCAGCAATCAGATCAAATAATGGTTATGTTATGAATCCATTTTTTGTTATTGAGGATGAAGAACTTGTTGCACAGTTTCCACAGCTTAAGAAAATTTATAATACATTATATTCTGTAGGTGATCTTGAAGATGTAATTACAGAACTTTCTCCCGGAGATATGAAGGCTACTATTCTTTCACTTCCGAAAGGGGCACAGGACTCTATTAAACATCTTGCTTCAAAAATGGTAAGTGACGGTAGACTTGATAGTGTAAGAAAAATTAAAGTGCTTGACGAAATCTTTGATACAGAAATGAGTATTATGACAGGACTATTTAATTAAAAATAAGGAGGTATATTATGCCTTCTCTAAATTACGAAGAAATATACTCAAAATTTCGATTAAAAGCAGAAGCTTATGATATTTTACAATATCGTGAAGATGATGTAAGTGCGGTTTTTATGCCGGAATATTTACATGCATCAATAAATAAACCTTATATTCGAAGACTTTTTTCTGAATTGAAACTTGGAGATACAGTTCAGGAATTGACATATATAATGAAATATTCTGTTGATGATGATTTTGATGCAGAATTTATAACTGATATCTTAGGTATAGGTATGGTAATTGAATGGATTACACCCAAAATTAACAGCCTGAATAATACTCAGCAGGTATTTGGATCTTCTGAGGAAAAATTTTATTCTCAGACTAATCATTTAAATGGTTTAAAAGATTTAAAAAAATCATTAATCAAGGAACAGAAGAACTTGATTAAAGATAGAGGTTATATATGGAATAGTTATCTGGATGGAAGTAATACATAATGGATACAATTTACGGACATTTTGATGATTTACAAATTGAAGAATATAAGGAAAAATTACACAAAGAAATGTTTTGGCTTCTTTTATATAAGGATCCAAAAACAAAAGATGAATTTAAAAATGTTGACTTTGAAAAATATTTTATCAATTTAATGAAGAAAATCGATGGTTTGAATACTCTTCTCTTCTATCCTGTAGAAATTGTAGCAATTATGAGTTTATTACAGGCGGCTCTCAATGAGACAAGAAGTGATGATTTTAATTATCGTTCTTACCGAAAATTGATACTAGATGCGCATTCGTTAGTAGACAAAATTAATTCTAGGAGTTGATTCTATGGTTACTGCAGAAATGTACAAAAATTATTTGTCATCATATGGCAGTAATCTAGCTCAGGTAAAGAAAAATCAGTCTGATGCAATTATGAATAATTCTTTTACTGCCGATGCACAATATAAAAGAGTTTATATTTTAACAAAAGATGGATGGAAATGGGAAGATGCTAAATATCAACGTCATGCCAAGCTTTCCATTCTTAAAGATGCAGTGGATTATTATTTACAATTTCGGCCTAAAGTACATTATCCAATAGGAAGTTATGTGTTTGTTCCTGATGATACTGACTTCGATATTAACATATCTGGGCACGAACTTGATAATCCGCTCTCACTTCCAGACGAAAGAATTACACAACTGTGGTTTATTGTCGGTAGAGATGATGCGAATGCTTTTGTTAGATATAATATATTAAAATGTAATTGGAAATTTCAATGGATTTACGATAACAAATTATATAAATGTTGGGGTTCAAATAGATCAGCTAATAGCTACACAAGCGGTCGTTGGGATGATCAATATACATCTTCGCTTGATAATCTGACAGCTGCATGGCTTCCAGATATTTATTATGCGTATGGTAATAATTTATATGATTTAGGACTTAGTGACGATCGTACTATTATGCACGAACAACGTTTTATGCTTACGAATAACATTCTTGACCCAAAAGTCTATCAGGTCACAAAAATAATAGATCTTAATCCTTCTGGAGTAATTAAACTTTCCATAAAACAAGATGAATTGAATAAAAAAGTTGATAATGTTCAACTTAGAATTTGCAATTATTATAAAGGTTCTGGTGATCAAAAAACAGAGATTATTCAGAAACCTCAAACAATGATTACAAGTTCACAAATTGAATGGATGTATCTAAATGACGATGGTGAAATCGAGCCATTATTGGACCGTTCAAAACAGTTTCTTTATATTGGAAAAAATTCATATTTTGAATATAAACTTCCTTATGCCGATCTTACTTCTGAATGGAATATTAGTCTTGTTGACAAAAATTCCGAATATACAGAAGAAGAAAAATCATATTATGAAGGATTAATAAAATTGACTGTAATGGATAATGTCACTATATCACTTAAGCCTGGAAAAGCTCATAGTTTAATAGGTAAAAGATTTAATTTATCAGCCACAGATAATAATGGAGACAATCATTCTTCTATTGAAGTGGAGGTGCAATTAGATGAATAGAGATATATCACATATTACACGAGATCTTGAAAATAAGAAAAATAATGACATTATTTATAAAAAAGATAAACTGTTAAAACTATTCAATGAGGATCCTGATCTTAATGAAATTTTAGGAAAAAAAGATAAACGCCCGTTGAATAAATATACAGATAAAAATAATCCCACAGCTCAAGAACTAAATGAGCGAAATTTAATCATTGAATATAATAAACGAGTTGATAAGAAGCAAATTCTTCCTATATTAAAACTGAATGGTATTAATAAAGAAGTATTAAATTTTATTATGTTTGATATAAATGATACTGATACATCATATTACAATAAGGCTATGAAAATACAAACACTTATAGTTATGTGTTTAGTTCATGAAGATGATCTTGATACAGAATATGGGATTGTACGAACAGACTTATTGAGTTATATCGTAAAAGATCTTTTATGTTGGACGAATTCTTTGGGAAATCAACTTAAATGTATAGATGATTATGGAGATATTATTGACTCTAGGTATTATTGTAGAACGTTGAAATTTGAAATTGAATGTCCTAATAATTTATATGCAGGAATGAATAACAAATATGACAATTTCCAAAGAATCTGAAATTGATGCACTGAAATTATATTTTGGTGAACCATTTGTTATCGAAAATGACACATATAATGACATTATAATTAATCAACCTACAATAGGAGACATTATAAAAAGTGGTGAGAAAAAGATTTATTCTACTATAAATATTTTTATTGCTAATCCTACTATGTATCGCATGCAATTATGGGATCTTGGTATTGATTGGAATAAAATGTCTGACTTTTCTTTGTTTTGTATGCTTGTTCCAAGTATAGACTCAAAATCTACAAAGTTACTATTCGGTGACTTGAATTTCCAATTGTTTCAATTGCAACAAACACAAACAGAAGACGGGGAACCGTTTTTTTATTTACTTAATAAAGAACAAAATGTTCAGATAGATGAAGCCGCATATCTACAGATGGCTTCATATTTAAGAGCTATGTTCAACACTTACCCAAAAGTGGAAAAAGCCAGGGGAAAATCTACAAAAGAATGGATGATTGAAGAAGATCGCATGAGCTTCGAACAACACAAAAATGATGTTTACAAATCCACTCTTCTACCACTCATATCTACTTGTCTTAATCATCCCGGTTTCAAATATAAAAAAAATGAATTACGTGAAGTTGGCATTGTTGAATTTATGGACAGTGTTCAAAGATTGCAAGTTTATGAATCTTCTACTGCTCTACTTAAGGGTATTTATAGCGGCTTTGTTGACGCTTCAAAGATTGATAAGAATGAACTTAATTTCATGAGAGAAATTTCTCTCAAAAATTAATTTCTATATACAAAAAATTTAAAGGAGGAAATCATAATGGGATTTACATTAGATGATATCGTAATTGATCGTGTTCAGTATGGTTTTGCTGAAGACCTTGACGGAAATCCATTATACACTTTAACACAGCTTCAGGATGCAACAATTAATATTAGTGCTGAGTCAACTGATGCAACAGATAACCAGGGAAACCTGATTAAACGTTTCTGGAAAGCTAAAACAGGTGAATTTACAGCTAACAATGCAATGATCAACCTGAATGTTATTGGAGCTGCTTCTGGAGAAGGTAAGAAAATTGCTTCTCAGGAGAATAAAATTGTTATGCCAAAGATTATCACCGTAAAGAAAGGTGAAAAAGCAACTCTGAAAGATGTTGTTGAAGGTTCTGTAAAAGTAAATGCTTTCAGCGCAAATGGTTCCATGGGTACTGCATATAAGAAAGATACTGCTGCAGATGTAGACAAATACGCTCTTACAGAAGGTGGAGAGTTTACACCTCCTACAGCTGAAGATGTAGATACATACATCGTCAAGTATGATCGTAGTGTTGGAGCTGGTGTATCTATTACTAATAGAGCAGATAAGTTCCCTCAGACAGTTAAACTGACCCTGAAGGCTCTTGCTGTTGATCCTTGTCATTCTGACGTATTAAAGGGATTATATATCGTGCTTCCATCATTCCAGGTATCTCCAGAGGTCGAAATTTCATTAACAACTGATGGACAGCTTGCTTATTCTGGCTCTCTTCAGGTAGACTACTGCTCTGCTGATAAAGCTCTTTATCACATTTATTGGGCTGATGAAGACGAAGAATAATCATTAGATAATATAATATTATTCTAATTACGGTCGGTATGTGTCATAGCATACCGGCTGTTTTACTATCCATATTCAAGGAGGAAAACATGGTTAAGAAAAATAACAAGAAATGCATTTTATGCGGAAAAACATATACATATTGTAGTCGCTGTGAAGAATTCGACCATCTTCCAAGATGGATGGAGATTTATTGCAGCGATAATTGCAGAACAATCTTTAATACATTAACAGAATATAATGCTGAAAACATTACAGCTAGAGAAGCTGCTGAAAGAATGAAAGATTGTGATATGTCTGATGTCAGTAAATTTCATGAAGTAAATCAGAAAATGATTGCAAAAATTCAGAAAGAAACTGCTGATATTAAATTACAGAAGATCTCAGAAAAAGATATTGTTGAGCCGGATTCTGTAGTTGACGAAGAAAACAGCGAGGAAATTGAAACTCGTAAACCAGTACGTACAAGAAAACGTAAATAGTATTTGAATAGTGATTTTTTAGGGGTATGTCTCACTATTCGAGACTACCCCTTTTTTCACTTTTAAGGAGTAAAAGGATTATGAGAATACAATCAAATTTGAAGCCGCGTGATTATACGGAGAAAGAAGTCTGCAGGATTATAAATCCGAAGCAGCGTGATTTATATATTAAACATAGAGTATTTCCGATAGATATGTATCCAAGTGTTACGGATGACGGAAAAGATATTATTGTTTACATCTTTTTAATTGAAGAAACCAAAGAGCTGTTTCAGCAATGGCTTAATCATACACTTGAATAAGGAGAACTCTACATGAAAGAAAAAATTTTAGATAAACAAGTTCTAAGATATGTTATCGCTACTACTGTTTCAGGTAAACCAACATATCTGAAAAAGAAATTGCAAAAAATTGAATACAGTTTTGTAACAGATATTGACAATGCTACTAAATGCTCATCTTATGCTATTGCAGAGACTGTAATAAAATACTACGAACATGATACTCATGATACTAATGCAGGATTGATTATTATTCCGGTTGTTATCAGTTATGAATTAGTAAAAGAGGTTTGAATATATGGATAAATCAATTATATTGACAATTGATGATTTTATATCAGTGAATCACTATTTGGCATATAGAGCCATTATGAAAAATGGTAAACCAATGGCTATGAGTTATAAAACTCAAGAAGCCAAAAAATTCCAAACAGAATTTACTGAATATGTGAAACGACAAGCAAAAGAACAAAATTGGGAAACAGACCCCAATCCTATGCAGCACTACTATGTAGATGCTGTTTTTTATTTTCCAAGAATTGATATGGACACAAATAATTATTGGAAAGTTGCATTTGATGCAATCACTGACTCAGGTGTTATTTGGGTAGATGATAATATGGCTTGCGAACGAGTTATAAAAGTATTATACGATGCTAAAAACCCACGTATTGAATACACCATTTATAAGACTAATTTTATTGGTATTTTTGATAATATTGATCAGATGAATGCCTTCGAATCAACTTGTAAAAATTGCAAAAGATACTGTCGAAATTGCTCTATTTTAAGAAAAGCAAAAGAAGGACGTATCCAAGAAGAAATTCAAAATAATGTCTGTTCTAAATATAAGGAATGATTTTTATGTGGACAGACAATGAAAAACAAATATTGATTGAAAATTATCCAATAATGACAACTTCGGAACTTATGATTTTATTAAATAAGTCAGAAGGACAAATTAGAGGGATGAAAGAACGGTTAGGGCTTAACCAAAAACTTAATGTTTTTACTAATGAAGAAAAAGAATTGATACGAAAATTTTACGAAGAAAATTCAGAACAACTAAATTTGGATGATTTTGCAAAAAAGCTAAATCGTCCTAAGACATCAATTTGCAGGTACGCTAACAAAGAGGGATTAACAAAATCATCAAGACCCATGACAGAATTAAAGAAGAAAACTCTTTCAGATAAAGCCAAAGAATTTATTTTAACTGAAAAATATCAAAAAGAGATTTATCCGAATCAAGTAGCATTACTAACATATTATGCTCAAAATGAACATCCAAAAGGTATGTTAAATAAACACCATACTGATGATGTTAGACAGAAAATGTCAAAATCACATATTGAATTGGCAAGAAACATGACAACCGAAGAAAAGCATGATATTGCTATGAAAGCAGTTCAAACAAGATTACATAATGGTGGGTATAATACTACTTCTAATGCGTATTCCAGATGCAAAGGTGGCATTAGATCTGATTTAGATTGTTATTTTAGGAGTGCATGGGAAGCTAATGTTGCTAGAATCTTAAATTGTAAAAATATTAAATGGGAATACGAAATAAAAAGATTCTTTTTTGAAGAAATAGTAGATGGTGTAGCAAGTTACCAGCCAGATTTTTACTTGCCAGAATATGATAAATGGATTGAAGTAAAAGGCTGGATGGATCAAAAAAGTAAAGTTAGATTGAAATTGTTTCAAGAACAATTTCCAGATGAATATAACAAATTAATTTTAATTGATGAAAAATACTATAACCAATTAAGAGCTGATTACTCTTATATTGAAAATTGGGAAAAATAAGGAATAAAAGGAGATTTATTATGAGCGAAATAAATAAAGTTAATTCAGATACAATTGAAAGAAAAATTGATGTTCCAGAGTTTATCAGACGATATAATCTCTTGAAAACAGATGAACAGCGAGATGAATTTGTTAGAAATATTATTTGGAGAACATATTGCCCTGTTTTAGAAAAGAAACTTGTTCTTCAGACAATACTTGATAAGTCTATTACCACTGGAAAAAACGGGGTTCAATATATTGATATGTTTTTATCTAAAATCAATATGACTACTACTATCCTTATTTTATATACAAAATTGAACATAGTAAAAACTGATGATAGTACTACAAATGCATTTCAAGATTATGATTTATTATTTGAAAATGGTTTATTAGATCAAATTTGTGCCATTGTTGGTGAGCATGAATTAAATGAACTTATGACTATTAACGGTTTACTTATGGATAATTTTCATGATGAAAATAAAACTATTGATGCATATATCGCAAAATATACAGAAGCATTTGCTACCACTGTTGGTGTATTTGCCAATGAAGGCATTTCAGAATTAATGAAATATATAACTGAAAATGGAATTAAACTTGACTTAAAATAAATTAAATTATATAGGGGTGAATGTGTATGGCCACAATTACTATGACATTAGAACATTATAATGCTATTGTAGACGAACTTTTAAATGGCTTAAAATCTTCAGAAAAAGAAATTGCAAAAGAGCTTTCTGCTTTAAAAACAAAAAAAATATACGAAGACGCTAAACGTGCATATAGTCAAATTATTAATAATTGGTATAATTCATATTCACCATTATATTATAATAGATTATATAGTTTAAAATCAGCTGCCGATATTACTATGTTAGATGAACATACTATAGATATATATTTAAACGAGGATCATTTAGGAGGTCATCATTTAAATAATGCAGGATTATATAATTTAACAATGAGACAAGGATATCATGGCGGTTCAAAATATCGCGGTCCACTTAATAAATGGAGTCACGAAACTAGACCTGCTGTAAAAACTTTCTCTCCAGTACGTGCAATGCAAAATTGGGCAAAATCTTATAGTAGTCCTCACGAAAAAGAAAAACATGTTGTGCAAATTGTTAAGAAATATTTAAGTAAATACGAACTTTTTAGATTGCTTTATGGGACGAGGTGATAATTAATGGGCGATCATATTATATTAAAAACAGATACCGATGTAACACTTATGGCTAACGGAATACAGAAAGGCACAAAAGATTTAATAAAAGATGTTGCGGATTTAAAAAAAGGACTTGATAAACTTAACGGAAAGGAAGTTACACTGACAGTTAAAGGTAAAGTCGATATGTCAGAAGTTGAAGCTGCAAAAAAGGAAGCGGCAAAACCAATCGAGACCCCAGTTAAATTAAAACTTGATGCCTCTGAAATAAAAGAACTTCAGAACCTTCCGACAGCAAAAGCAAAAGTAAAGTTCTTAATAGATAACAAAGCTGTTAATGATATTGTAGCGAAAGATTTAAATAATGTTATTAATAAAGCAGCTACAAAAATGAATAGCAAGCTTCAGGGAATTACTTCCAAATCAATGGCATCGCTTGCAAGTTTGGATAAATTTTTACCAAATATCCCTGAATTATCTTCTAGTAAACATAGTGCAATGATGACCGAGCTTAAAAAAAAAGGATTATCCGATATAGCTCAAAATGAACGTGCTCAAATTGAAAGTGCATATAGACTTCGTAGTTATTTATTAGACAGTAAAAAAGAAATGTCTAAAAGTGGAAAATTTATTACTCCATCTGGGAATCTTGTTGCTCCTGATGCTTCATTATCTTTAGAAGATTATAATAAAGCACTTAATGGATTAATAAAAACAAGTAAGAATATTATTATTGCCTCAGATTTATTTGGACAGTTAAATAAACAATTAGAGACAAACGGACGGAATATTCCTGTTGAACAGAATGTCTCTTCTAAAACAATGCGTAGATTATTAGGAATGGGTATCAAAAAAAATGATCCAGATTATGATCCAAATAACTATGCTCAATATTTGTTAAATCAATCATTAAATAAAGCAGGATTTTCTGATAATATTGATAAAATCGTTGCAAATCAAACACATAAGATAGAACTTAGTGTTACAAGTAGCCATCTTGATGCCATATTTAAAAAATCACAAAATGAAGGGCTTTCTAAAAAAGATTATTCTGAATTAGTAAATAGATATATAAATAAGAATCTTGCAGAACTTGAAAAAGATATTTTATCAGATGACCAATTTGGTGAGATTGCATTAGGAAGTATATCTGATATTAAGAAAAAAGCAGAAACTCTTAACGATTCATTAAAGACACGAAGAAAAAATAAATTCATTGGCCTTATGTCAACATATCTTGCTAAAGGCGGATCTGGTATAAACAATGAGGAATTTTATAAAGCTCTTCTATCTGATATATCAGAATATGATAAAGATATTGATGCAGAGGGAAAACAAAAAGCAATTGAGCAGGCCGTCCAGAAACAATTAACGGAACAGAAAGCTGCAGAAAACAAAGAAGAAAAATCAATTCCTAAGAAGACAACAAGAAAAAGAACTGTTAAAAAGAAAGAGTCTATTCCTGCTCAGACAGATGTTGAAGAGAAAGATGCTTCCGCATCTATTCCTGCTTCTGCTATTGAGTCTAAATCTAAACCTGCAAAGGCAGCAACATCTAAATCTGCAAGATCAAAAGAGAAAGAAGAAGCAGCTAACGAATTACTTAAGCTTGTATACAATAAATATATTAATAAAAAAGAAGCGTATAAAAATGGAGGGTCTCCTTTTCAATATGCTGATGCACGTGAAAAATATAGAACGACTTATATGAAAATACTTGAATCGCAACTTCTTCCTGCATCAAGTTTTAAAGACATCACTGGTAAGGATCCTTTTAGTATATTAAAAGCTAAATCAATATATGATCATGCACATAATACAAGTAGGCAAATTTTTGGAATTAAGGATTCCCTACATGATTTAGGTTATGAAAGAGACACACATTCTGAAATGTTTGATTTACTTGATGGAATGGCTCGAAATATTATTACTGTAAATAATATGCGATATAATAATCGTAACAAATCAAATGGAGATACTGATGAAATTGCACAAATCATCAAAGATGTTGAAAATCAAGCAACTCAACTTGAGGATATGGTTCGCGCAGATGGACATTCAGGGTTTACTTTAAAAGGAATTCCGTCCATTCAGGAACCTTCTGAGAAAAAAAAATCTAAAGCAAAATCCCAACCAACTCTTGAAGTGGATCGAAAGAAACAATCATCAGAAGAAGTTGGTAAGTCAAAAGTTCCAGAAACTCCTATCTCTCCTAAATATAAAGTTGTTTCTGCTCCTAAATTGGCTCCTGTTAAAAATAATGATGTTATAGATGAGACTAAAAATACTGCAGATGCTATGAATCAATCAGCTGACGCTGTTATAGAAGCGAAGAAAAAAGAATCGGATGCTGTTGTAAATAGTAATGATAAGATTGCTAAGTCCGAAGAAAAAGTCGCAATCAAGACTGTATCTGGATTAAAGAATAGTAATTCTAATTTAACAGAAACTCCTGTTACTCCTCCAGAATTAGATGGTTTAAAACAACTTTCTCAAAGGGAATTTGGCGACGCTCAGAAATATATTAAGGTGTATGAAGATACCAACAGAACTATATACACCCTTACTCAGACATATAAAAAACAGTTTGATGCTAATGGTAATCTCTTAGCTGAGGGATATGAAAATGCTATTGCATATTATGATAGTTATGAGAAACTTGAGGGAGAAGCTATTAAATTAAGTAAAAAGATTAACTCTAATTATGCGAAGCTTGATACGGAGAAATATAAATCCACTGATAAACAAAATCCTAATTATCTTAAAAAGTTACAAGATGATATCAAATCTGATCAACAAGACTTATCTGAATTACATAGAATTGCAAGATTAAATGCATCTCTTCCTGATAACGATTATATGTATCAGAACTTTACTCAAGCACTTCGAAAAGGATCTGCTGAATCTGCCAGATCATTATCTGCAACTCGTAAAACAAATCGTGATAATTTCAATGTAAAAAAAGATACACTAAATACGGATATTTCTAAACAGATTTCAGATATAGAATCTCTTGGACAGGCTGGTACTATTGCTGCTGGAAAACTTCAGGGTATACAAAAAAGTTTATCTACTATTACTACTCCTGCTGGGTTAGAGAACGTTCAAAAACAAATCACAGATATTAATGAGCAGTTTGATTCAAATAAGGCTCGTGAATCTGCTTTAAATTATGTGCATAATCTGGAACAGGGATTGACAGGGAAGCAGAATGTTGTTATTGGCACTAAAAATGCTTCTGATAATTTTGTTGATAGTATTAATAAAGTAAATGGCACATGGACTGGACCGTTAGCTAATTTAGATAAAACATTTAAATTTAATCGTAATAATACTGCGACAGAAATTGACGGATATATTGCTGATGCAAAAAAACTTGGAGACATAGGTAAAGCATCAGCGGAAGCGTTTTCTCATTTAAAAACAAATCTCGAAAGCTGTTATACAGAATCTGGATTAAAACAAATCCAAACACAAATGCGCGGAATTTCTAAAGAAATGTCTACTGCAAAAAAACAGGCTGATGAGGCTGCAAAAAATTCAGAAACTGCAAAAATAAATGATCAGTATACTCAGATTATGTCAGATATGTCTAATCTTGAGAAGAAAAATAAAGAACTTCGTACTGCTTTAAAAAGTGATAAAAATGCTGATTATATCAAAAATATTACTGCAGAACGTGATGCTTATAAAGAAGCAGTTAAAGGTGCCGACGAGTATATTGAAAAGCATAAAGAAGTTATTGGCGATAAGAATGTAAAAAAATATAATACAGCTAAAAGTCGTGCGAATCAAATTGAAACAGATATTGAAAATGATATTGCTGCTCAGACAAAAGCAATTGATAAAGAAGCATATACAAATAAGTATACTGCTGCTATTGCCGATGTGAAGGCTTTAGGTGAGGCTTATAAAGAGCTTAATAATATTCAAAAAGAGGCATTCTCTAAAAAATCCGGACAATCTGCCACTACTTTAGATGATTATAATCAGAAAATTGTCGAAGCTCAGAACAAAATAAAATCTTTAACTACTAAAGTACAAGATTTTCGTAACAGAGTATGGAGTTCTGATGCCACTCAAGCGGATAAATTAAATCAGAAAGTATTTGATAACTATGAAAAGCAATTCGATAATATGTCAAATACTAAAAACAATTATGAGTCTGATTTAGTGGAAGCGATGAAAACTGCATATCAATTAAAAAGATCTACAGAAGCAAAACTTTTAAAATCTGCTACGAATACCTCATTAGATGTTGGTCAGATATCAGAATTAAAAGGTAAAAATGGATATGCGACGCAATTATATGCTTCATTGCGAGATCAAGTCGTCGATCAGTTTGGTAAAGATTTCCAACAGCAAGCAATTTTGGGATTAAAAACAAATGCTAATAATCAGCGAAATGATATTTTGAATACAAATTTCAAAACTCTTTCAAATGATATAGATCAGTATGTTTCTAGTGTTACAAAAGCAGGACGTGCTTCTAAAAGATTTCAACAAAACTTTTCTGGACTTTCAACAGATCTTGTAAACTTACAAAATACTTTTTCAGATCCTTCTAAACTAAATTCACAAGGTGTTACAGATTATTTTGATCAAATGAGTAATATAGCTCAACGTTTTGGAAATTTAAAATACACTTATTCAAATGGACAAGGAAAAGCAGAACTTGACTTTACTCAGGCTCTAGGCGAAATAAATGGAGAAAAGGCTGTAGGAAAAAACAGTAATTATTTTAGATTAGCCGGAGAATATGTTCAAAGCTATAATAATATATGGGATAAATACAATAAAGACATTGAACAGTTTGCTGAAGGAAGCGAAGAAAGAAAGAAACTGACCACACAAGCGGAAAAAGATTCTGAAGATGTTGTAAAAAGTATGCAGAATCTTGCTAAGAATGCTTCTAAGTATAATCAGGTAACTGATAAAGGTACGGAGCTTGATTTCACATCAAATAGAACTCGTAATACGAAAGATGCTTCCGCATTTTTAAGTCAGTATGCTGCTTCTATTGGATTAACTTCAGAAATTTCTACGAAAATTAATGAAGCGACTGGACAGGTAACAAAAACATTTACTGATATTTCTGGTAATACAGTAACATTAACTGGAAATATTGATAAGCTTAATAATTCTTTACGAGTAACTCAATCACTAACGTCTAAAAATGGATCGGGAATGTCTTCATTTGGTAATACACTTAAAGGTATGGTATCAGGAAACTTTAAAGGTGCTATTGCAGATATTGCAAGTTATGTTTCTTATTTTCAGGTAACCATGAAAGCAATTCAGCAGGCCAAACAAGGCTTCAATGATTTCTTAAATTTCCAAAAAGACTTAACAAATGTTAGTTACACAATGAATTTATCGCCTGATCAATTACAGAATCTTGGTACTTCTGCAATTGATATGGCAAAAGATTTATCGATGTCCTTGGATAATACTATGGACATTTATAAAATCTATGCAAACATGAATACTACTGCTTCTGAAATTCAGCAAACAGCAAGACCAACTGCTATCTTAAGTAACTTAAGCGGCGTTGATGCCTCTACTGCTGCCGATCAGGTACAGGGTATTTTACAGCAGTTCCATATGTTAGAAGATGGATCTACTACTGCTGCTGATGCCTCTATGCATATTGTCGATGTTCTGGATAAAGTTTCCGGAAGTGTGGGAATTGATTACGCTAAAGGTATCAAAATTATTTCTGATGCTGTACAGGCTTCCGGTCAGGTTGCTTATGATGCAGGTATGTCATATGAACAGCTTGCAGCTATTACTGCTAAAGTATCAGAAAGAACTCGTGAAGATGGATCTTCAATTGGTAATGCTTTGAAGACAATTATCACAAGAACTACAAAAGTTGGTAAAATGCCACAATATGCCGACGAAGTTGACAATGCAACTTTATCTAATGCTTCTGCATCTCTGCATGCTATAGGTGTAGATGTTTATAATCCGGATGGATCTGATCGTGGTATCATTACTGTTATGTCTGAGCTTAAAGATAAGTGGGACGATTTAACTGATGCACAGCAAGCCAAGATCGCATTCGATGTAGCAGCCACACGTCAGACAAGTAAGTTTAAGTCTATGCTTGATGCATTCACAGACTCCATGTCACTGGCAGAGGAAGCAACAACCGCAAATGGTAATGCTGAAGCTAACCAGGAAAAATACATGGAATCAACTGCTGGTAGACTGCAGGCAATCAAAACACAAATGCAGGAATTCTGGGTTAATTTCTATAATTCAGATAGTGTAAATGGTATTCTTGAATTTGTACATAGTTTAACAGAAGGATTTACGGCACTTGAAAAAACACTTGGACCAATACCAGCATTACTTACTGCTGTATTTGCAGCAATGACAGTAAAAAATGCAACAATGGCAGGATTAAAATTCCTGAATGGTGGAGGTCTTGCAACAGTCGTAGGTTGACCCAAAAATCTAAGGGTTACACGTTATTTTCCGATTTTTAACAATGAGCCTATCTACATAGAGATTCATATCAATATGTGGAGAATAGCGACTTAAAATAAATAGAGGATTAATACGTCGAATTCACTATTCTATGCTGATCGCATAGTGAAGTGAGCGAAAGCTCGTGACAACGCACGTACCAACCTGATTTACGATTTAGTCATATGTGAAACGTTAGTAACAATTACGCAAGTAATGACGAGGGAAACATATTAATAATCAGGAGGAGTAGAGAGAGCACCCTTCCTCGGAGTATATTATATATACTTTTAATGAATGTTCCATGAGCGGCACTTCTCTTATGTCGAATCGCTTTATGCGAAAGAGAGAAATTATACTTAAAAAAGAAAGACACCGCGGTGATCAAGCGCAGTGTCTGTAAGATAAGCTTTGAATTTTAAATTATTGAAATTTAACCTTTAAAACTTTAATTGCGTGGGTTTCACCCCACACTACCAGAGTTGTATTTCTACTTCTCCGGTGTCTCGCTTGCAAACTCGCAATTAATATCGATGCTTTGTTCTTCCAGGTTTATTGATGTCACGAGTTTGGTTGGATTGTGCTGTAATACCATCCATAAAGCTATAAGTAATGCTAAAACCTTAAAGATTTTTTTAATCGCTATCTTTGCAAGCTTAAATTGATGCTCTTCACTCTTCATAGTCCACCTCCCTTCTGCCGTATGGCTAAAGTAAATATAGGGGATTTTTGATTTGGACAGAACATCCAATTTTGATATTTCTAATTGTAGGTGTGTGCAAAGCCGAGGCACACTCTCGGCTATCCTACATTCAGAAATATAACACTTGAATTATTGTTTGTAAAGGCAGAACGTCAGTTCATTCTTTTTCATATGTCATACATCCGATGATTAAATATCGCCTTGTTCTACCGTATTCTTCTGAATCAGTTTGTGCATAAAGTGTATAGAGATTTTCAAAAGGTTGTGGTGCAGGTTTCTTATAAAACGGAGATGAATATAAATTTTTTCTATACGGATCAAATTCTTTCCTAAAATTGTCAAGAAAATTCTGTTTTTTATTTTCTATCTCGTAATCTGACCTATTCTTCAAATCTGACATTGTAATAGAATGTTCTGTCTGACAATATTTACCAGGAAGAAAATCTTGGATGATAATAACTTCACCTCCACATATGTCAAGAATTAAAAATGGTTTACAAGAACAATAAAATTCTGTAAAAGCCCATCTTGTACTTCCATAAGAATTCATTGATATGCTATTTTCAGGAGTAACTGTTAATGATAAATTTGCAATATTTTTATGTAATGCTTTCGTATAAATATCTTTAATGGTTTTATACTTTCCCCATTTTTCTTGTGAAGAGAATATTAATTCTTGAAGATCATCTGTAAGATTTGGATTTATAGCACCACATCTACTTACGCTAAGGCTTATATAATCATGATCAGATATTGACAAACCATTGTTATGTATTAGAATCTCATTTCGAAGTTCTTCATCAACACTCCAATAATCTTCCCAAAGAACATCTGATTCTTCTTTTAGTTTTAAAACCTCTGGAGTATTAACTTCATTCCAGAATGATTGTTTGATTTGTTTTTGAGACTCACCGATTTCTATAATCTGTTTTATTCTCTCGGCTTCTTCTGGGCTGTATCCTTCGTTCATACTCTACCTCACCTTCCTGGCCACCATTTGTGACCACACTTCTGACAGAGATTCTTCTTCTGAGATGCACCAATCCAGCCGAAGAATCCATAACCTTGTTCTTCTGTAGTGACTGATGTGGAACCACAACGAGGACAACGGACGATATTTTGAGTCAGGTATGATTGTTGTGATTGTGAAGCGCAGTTTTTGCTACGAAGATAATTAAGAATAAAGATACCAGCTTCATGTCTGTTTATATTATTTTCACGACTATAATCTTTGAGGAATTTATTATATATTTTATATGTTTCTTGAGGTGTTGGATATTTAATATTTTTTCGCGTGGGATCGATCATAGGTTTACTATCATCTTCAAAATATTCACAAAGATGAATAAATGCTTTTTTTTGTTTGGAATTCAACTCATTAAAATATTTTTCTATATCACTTACATCTCTGCCGTTCCATATAATTTCTTGCGGTTGGCTTTCTTGTAAAGGATACCCACAATGAATACAGGCAGGTGCTTTATTAGATACTTCTTTCCCACATTCAGGACATTTAATAAGAGACATAATTTTTACCTTCCATTTTTGTTTTATTGTAGCATAAGTATATGTTCATGTCATTAAGTAAAATCGGAAAATTTAGTGCGGCAGTAAAAACATTGGAAGCTTTTAATGGTAAAAAGGGGTTTTCCAATTTAGTCACTGCGCTTCAAAGTACTGGTAACGTTGCAGCAGGAACAAATTTAATAACTCGATATGGCAAAAACTTAAATTCTAAATTAGCATATAGTGCTTTAGCAAAATCTTTTGGCGAAGAAAATATTACCGATGATATTAAGGCCGCAATTGGATATGGAACTGCCGGTACAGTAGGGAATGTTTCCCAATTAAGTAACAGTGGAAGTAAAATAGGATCTACATTTGCAGGTCTTGGTGCATTCCTCAAATCAATTTGGCCTGTATTAGCTGTTGTTGGCGGAATTGCAGCAGGTACAGCTGCATGGAAATGGGCAGATGATAAATTTACTATTACAAAAGCTACAGCTAAAAAACATTCAGATGAGTCGGCACAAGCATATCAAGATGCAAAAACAGAGCTTAGTACAAAGCAGTCTCAGTATGATACTAATCAAGATCGTATTCATGAGCTTCGTGCTACACAGAATAGAACATCTGATGAAAATGCTGAACTCTCTCAGTTAACAAAAGAGAATTCTCTACTTGGAACACAAGTTTCTGTACAGAAAAAACTTGTTGATGCCAAAGCTCAACAACAAGCCATTGATGCAGATATGAATCTGAATAAAAAATATACAACAGGTCAAGCTGTTGCGAATGAATATAGTGACAGTGTTGTTGCTAAACAAGAAGATATCGTTGAAGAAACTACCAGAAAAGTCAATGAATTAGCTGAATTACAGAAAAAACGTGATGCTGCATACCAGAAATTAGATCAAATGAGTGCTGATGATGAAGGATTTACCGAACAGCAAAATATTGCGAACCAAATGGATGGTCGTGTTTCTAAGAAACAGAGCGAAATTGCAGACGCAATGGATGAAATATCTGATGATTATAATAGACTATTTGATGAAGATACAGGTGCATTAATTAATCCTAAAACAAAAGATACTGCAAAATCTGTAGAAGATCTTTTTTCATTATATGGTCGTGTAACAGATTCAGCTCAGGAAGAAACAGATCGCATTAACAATATTTTCGCCAAAGCAAAATTTGATGGTGTTGAAGATCAATTAGTAAATGCTGGAAAATCTGGTGGTACCGATGCTGTTAAAGCCAAGATCTCAGAAATCGATGGATTACAAGAAGCTTTAGATAATGCTGGTATTAGTGCTGATACACTTGCATCTAACATTATGGCTATTGCTAGACCAGATGAGAAAAATCTTGAAGGTATAAAAGAAAATCTGAAAGATATTTTTGATATCAGCGCTGATTTAAACGAAGGAGATAATTTTGTTGGCCCATCAGGAAATCTTTATAATTTCTTTAAGGATAAAACTGATAAGCAAATAGAAGATTTCTGGAATTATTATAGCGATCAAGGATTAGATGGTTCTGATTGGAATTATATGGATCTTGCTTCCAATTTTAATAAATCACAAGAAAAAGCAAAAATTGAAGCTGAATCAAAAACCTTCTCTTCTCTCTTCAAGAACTCTGCTGAAGATACAGCAACAGATCTTGATACCATAACAGACAATTTCCAGACAGATATGTCAAATATCAAGTCTTCAATGGATTCTATCAAATCCGGTACATTCCAGAATTCAGATATTACTGATCTTATTCAGCAGTTCCCGGAACTTGCTACAGAGACTGATAATCTACAACAGGGATTACAGAATTTAGCATTTGATAAAGCAAGTGATGCTATCGGTAAAATCAGAGATTCTGTAAAAGATGTAACTGATCCGAAACAGCTTGCTGCCGCTGATAAATATATTCAGAGTATTATGGATACTATGGATCTGAGCGGATTTGATATGAGCAATGCTAAGTCTGCAATTCTTGGTAATTTAACAAAGAATTTAGCAGACAAACATATGGCCTCTGTTACAACACCAAATCTTGTAAATCAGTTAATGTCAGAATATGGAAATGATGAAATTGCAGTTCAAGCAATTATGAAATTGTCACTTGATCCATCAATGGCAAATGCTGATCTCGACACTTGGAAATCTAAAATTGAAGATACTAAAGTACAGATTCAGTTGGATACTTCAGCTAAAAATCTGGATAATCTCTCAAAAGAACTAACTCGTCTTCAAACTGATGCTTCCAATCAGCAGACAAGACTAAACAATAAATCTGCTTATAATATGAAAGCTACTGCTTCAGATTACACCAATTTAATTGAAAATGGTGACAAACAGATTGAGAATCTTAATAATCAGATTAAAGAATATCAGAATAATATCGATGCTTTGAAAAATAGCAAAGGCTTATCTCCTCTTTCTGATGAAGATAACGAACAAATTAAGCAGTGGCAAGATCAGATTCAAGCTTCTCAGATGTCTATTGAAAACATGAAGGCTTCTCAGGCCGATTGGACAAAAACAGCATTTAATCTTCCAGTAACTGATATGCAGAACACTGTTACCGCTCTTACATCAGCTATTAGCGAAATGCAGACAGAAACAGGTCTTACATCTGATACTATGGATAGTCTTAGAACACAATTCAGTGATCTAAAAGATGCTCATGTTGATAATGTATTCGATCGCACTGCAAAAGGTTTGAAAATCAACACAGAAAGAATGAAGGATTATCTGGAACAACAAAATGAATTCATGAATTCTGATTTTGCACAACGGATTCAGGATTATCAGGATCAATTATCAGCAGGTAATAAAGATTATACTCAGCAAGGATTAGAAAATCTTAAAAATCTGCAGGCACAGTATTTTGCTCAGTATCAGGAGGCGGCAAAACAATTCTCTGATTTCCAAGCTATGGTTAATGCCGACAATCTTTCTACTGAAGGCAATGAATATACTACAGCTAAGAGTTATCTGGATAACGCAAAAGATCTGTATGATAAAGGCTTAGTTGGTACTCCTCAGTTTAAAGCAGCTGCAAAATATTTCTCTCAGAATGGTTTTGAAGATGCTGATAATTTCATTGAGAACTACAACAAACTTAAAAATTATTACACTGATGATGCTTCCGGTCCAAAGAGATTTTTAAGCGATCTTGAAGCTAAGGGATTGGCCACTTACAAAACTCTTGAGGATGGAAATCAGCAATGGATGTACTCTTTCACTGATACTCAAGAAGCTGCAGATGCTATGGGTATGAGTCTTGAATCATTCGAATCTATGTTTGGTAGATTGAAAGATTATGGCGATACAAATAATTTTGTATCTTCTCTTGAAGAAGGTGCCCTGAAATCTGAAGAGATTGACGATAAACTCATTGATGCTCAGATTAAAATGGGAAAACTGAAAGCTAGTGGTGCAAATCAATCCGCTCTGGACGATCAACAAGCAGTTATTGACAATTTAATTGCACAAAAAACTGGTATTACTCAGGCTATATCTGATTTCAAAGATGGTACTGTTGATCGTAAGATTCAGGATATCAAGGATGCCAAAGGTTCTATTGACGAATTAAATCAGTACATAAAAGATAATGGTATTGATAAAGATTCTGATTTAGGCAAGAAATATATCGAATCAATTCAGGAACAAGCTAAGAAGACAGGCATTAAATTAACACCTGAATTTGAAGTTGATGAGGCTGCTTATAATGAAATGATCCAGAGTTATGAAGCGAAAGCTAAAGGCTCACAGATCAAACACTTCCAGGATGTCAACGAAGGAATTGAAAGTGGTAATACTGGAGATTACTCTGATTCTGATGTTGAACTGGTTAATAAAATTAAAGATGCTCAGGAACAGAAAAGTGAAGCATTACAGAACGTTATTGATGCTGTTAATTCATTGGATAAAGATCAATGGAATGAAGCAAACCAGATTGAATTAGGCAATGGAGCTTATGAATCTGAAGATCAGGGTATTCGTAATGTTGAAGATGCTCTTCAGGGACTTTCAGATCAATTTGGACTAACAAAAGAACAGGCAACTGCTCTTCTACCGGCTCTTGAAGCTTTAGGTGTTGTTAATATTGATCCTAATGTTGATATGACCGGGCTGGATGAATTGGATCAAGCTACTCAGGACGGAATGGCTTCATTGCGTCAGATGCAAGCAGATGGGGATATTAAACTCTCATTTGATGTGGATAGTAGTATAGAAGGATTATCTGTAGATAAACTACAATCACAAATTGGTGAATTAGAGCATATTAAAGTAAATTTTGACGTAGATTCATCTGAATATAAAGCAATTCAATCTATGATTGATCAACGTGAAATGCAAATGCATGTTCAGATTGCAGTAGATAAAACCGGTGATATTGATAAGTTATTATCTCTTAATGATGAAGAGTTGGCTCAAAAAGCTGAATTGGACGTAGATGTCAATACCGAAGATGGTAAAGCTAAAATCGATGAACTACGTTCAAGTCTTGAATCTTTATCAGGTGATACACCTGCTATATCGGTTAAAATTGACGAAACTCAATTCCAAGCATTAACAAAAGAACAACAAGGCCAAGGAACTGTAACTTTCAAACCAGAACATAAAGAAGTAGATGCTTACCTTGCTGAAGAGAAAAAAAGCGACGGAAAAGTAAAATGGTCTAATGAGACAGGTTTAGTAGATGTTTATGCTGCTACCGAACATTATTCTCATGGTACTGTTCATTGGGGAAATGATATTTCTGCCGTTCAAACTTCATTCACTGCTACCGGAACTGTTAATTGGATAAATGCAGGTGGGCCAAGTGGTGGTTTGAGTAAAGAAGTTGAACTCTCAAGTGGTACGTTCAAAGCTGAGTCTACTGGAAGTGCTTACAATGTTTTAAATATTACACCGGCTCATGCAAGTGGTACGAATGTTGCTATTAAACAAGATCAGCAAGCTCTTGTAAATGAAGTGGGTATCAACGGTCACGCTGAATCAATTGTTCGTGATGGTGTTTGGAGTTTAATTCCTGGCGGTGCTCATATAGAGAACCTGAAAAAGGGCGACATTATATTCTCTACTACTCAAACTGATGCTCTTCTTAAACATGGGGCTATTCAAGGACATGCCAGAGCTTATGCAAGTGGCACTGTTACTTCTCCAGGCGTTATGAAAGCCTATGCTGCTGCTGGTAATACTCCGGGATTCCATTTTCAAGGCGGAGCTGCAACTGTTAAACCTGCCGGATCTGGAAATTCTGGTAACTCCGGTAATTCTGGTCTTCAACATGCAATCGAAGATAATACAGATGCGGTATCAAACAATAGTGATGATACAAGTGACGCGGCTGATGAAGTAAGCGAAGCTCTTCAAAATGTAATCAAGAAGCTGAATGATAATGCTATGGATTGGGTTGAAGTTGCTATGGATCGTCTTGATCGTATAACTTCTAGGTATACAGATCTTGCCGAAAGCGATTACAGCCATTATACAAAAGCTCAAAAGTATTATAATAAAGCTCTTGAAAATACAGATAAAGAAATCAAGGCTGCTAAAGAAAGCATCTCTGTTTATAAAAGGAAGTCCGAAGAAGTTGCAAACAATGGCGAAGTAAGCAAATATCTTACTCCTGCTCTGAAGAAAAAAGTTCAAGATGGCACTATTAATATAGAAACATTGGATGCAAATCAGAAAGCTGCCGTAGAAGCATATAAACAGTGGTACGACAAGTATCTTGATGCCGTTCAAAAATATAGAGATAAGAAAACTCAGGAACTTGATTTAGCTAAATCTAAAGTTGATAATGTTTACGATTCCTATGATCTGATCATTAGTAAGCGTAAAGCTAAAGAGGAATATTATGCAGCTAAAGCTGAAAATCGTATAAAGAGCGGAAAATCTCAAAAAGTCGGTTCGGTATATTGGAAAGATCTTAAAAAACAAGTAAGTTATGCTCAATATCAGAAAGACTGGATGTTAAAAGAAAGAGATAAAGTTCAGCAAAGCATGACAGATTATCTTAATGTGAATGGTCATAACAAAAAAGATAAAGCTTATCAGGAAATGAAGAAAAATCTAACTGATTTGAACACGTCTATTGTTGAGGCTGATACACACATCCAAGAAACTAAAGCTGCTCTTGAAGAAACCAGAGAGAACTTAAAGCAATGGCAAATTGATCGTTGGGAAAGAGCTGGTGATAAGCAGGACGCTTCTCTTAGTTATAAAAAGAATGCTGATGATATTAATTATCAGCTTTCAACCAATGATTATGAAGAGCGTTTGAAAACTTATGATAAAATTATTCGTGCTGATGAAGAGAAAAGACAACTTCTTGCAGAAGAAATTGCAGCAAATCAAGCCAACGGTGGAGCTTGGAGCAATGAGGAAATGCAGAAGAAAATCGAGGAATATGATAACCTCACTGCTTCTATTATTAAATCCAAAGAGGCGATGCAACAATTAGCTCAAGAAGAAATTGATTTTCGATTTAAACCTCTTGATGAAGCGCAGAATAAACTTTCAAATCTTGTATCTGAGCTTCAGACTGCTCAGAAGTTACTTGGTGATACAGAGAGTTTCTATAATGATGATGGAGCCTTCTCTACAAACGGTTTGACCAATATTTTATTGGTTCAAGAACAGATTGACGCCACTAAGGATAAAATAGCAAATTATCGTGAGGGATTAAATAAGCTGGATGAAATGTATAAAAATGGTGCAATTGGTCCAGAATATTATAAGACTAAAACCGATGAAATGCTTAAGAGTTTGCAACAAGAGTCTGCTACTCTTGCTGATCTTAAACAGAACCTTCTTGATATGTATACCACTCAAGTTACTAAAGAGAACGATCTGTTACAGGAGAATATTGAAAAACGTAAAGATGCTCTTTCTGCTAAAGAGAAATATTACGATTATGACAAAACTCTAAAGAAGAAAACTAAAGATATCAATGCATTAAAAGCACAGATCGCTGCACTTGAAGGAACATCAAATGCAGCCTCAAAAGCTCGTCTTGAGAAATTACGTGCGGAACTTGCAGATGCAGAAGACGATATGGCCGATACAATGCATCAGCATGAAGTCGATATGAAAAATACCGGCTATGAGAATTTTTCAGATGAGGCAAATAAGGCGTTAGACAATACTCTTGATGCTGTTAAGAAAAATGCAGCTTTCCAAGAAGCTATTATTGGCAGCATGCTTTCTAATGTAAAAGCAAATTACGACAGTACCTATAAACATCTGGGCGACGTAATGGATCAGTATGGCATGAAAGTTTCTCAAACTTATAGTCAAATGATCACAAAGGCAGCTGACTTTAATACTGCTGCTGTAAATGCAACAAAAGCATGGGAAGGTGTTACAAAAATTGACACCAGTAAGCCTTATGGCGGTTCATCTGCTGGTAATAGTGCATTTGATAGCGCAATGAATAACGCAGGATCTTCTCAGACTGCTGGAAGTCCAAATATTAAACCAGATACAGACTATACTCTGAAGCTGAGTGATACAGATATTTATCTGACATACAGTCATATCAAGAAACAACTTAAAGCAACATGGTCACCAAAGAAACCAGAACACTCTGATATCGAGTGGAAAAGTTCTGATGAATCTATTGCGAAAGTTTCTTCTGATGGTACAGTTCGCGGTGTGTCTTCAGGTCTTAATAAGAACGGTTTAATGGCGCGTGATGAGTCTAAAACAAGAAAATGTATCATTACTGCTATTGGCGGTGGTGGTCTTGCTAAAGCTACTTGTACCGTTCATGTAATGCCGGATTCTCATTATGAGAAGATCAAGGATTATGCAGATAAAGCTGGAATCAAAGAGACTTCAGGTAATAATCTGAGAGATGCCATGGAATATGCTTATAAAAACGGCGCAAACCATAGCAATCAATCATATACCGCAGTTGAAGGATTTAAAAAAGCATATCTGAAGGACTGGACAAATTCTCTACCTAACCGTCCAGACGGTGCGACAGACGTTCCTGCCGGAGTGAGTCCTTTGATAGGATATTTTAATGCTAAAGGTAAGAAAGTCGGACCAAAAGAAATGCAACAGCTTGCAGATATTCTTCAGATCAATACTCCGGGTGTTAAGAAATATGATTCTTGGGGATCTACTCTGAAAAATAAAATCCTGAAGGCATATAAATCCTACGGATTCTCTAAAGGTGGTGTTGTACGGAAAGGTATTCCTGCCAACATACTTGATATGATCGGCGGAGATGCTTTAATACCGCGTGGAGATTCTATGCTAATCGGTGCAAATCCGGGTGAAACTGTTCTGACAAAAGAATTTACAGATCAACTGAAACCTACAGTTGCTACTCTGAATGAATTTAATGCTAGAATGGCGAAACCAATTACCACTATTCTACCATCGTCTTCAAATGATACGAGTGTGAATAGTGAGTGTAATATTACAATCAATGTTGATAAAATCAATAATGAGCAAGATATTAAGAAACTTGCTTATCAAATTGGTGATATTATTACTGAACGTAATAAACGTGACTGGAAAAAAGTTCGCTAATTTAAAAGGGCTGTCTTTAAGACAGCTCTTTTAATATTAAAATATATGAAAGAGGTGAAAAAATGCTACAATTTGAATTTAATGGTCATACTTCTGATGAATATGGATTGATTGTGACTAGAATAGAAGAAAATGATACTCTTGTAAATCGTTCTTTGCAATTAGGAGAAAAGAACAAATATCGGCCAAAAGAAAATCAGTTCGGAACATTATATGGTGATAATTATTCATTCAAAATGGGCGTAATGAGAAATCCATGCAGAAACAAAAATGTAGTTCCAGAATTAAAAAATGGAATTTTAAGATACGATCCAACATATACTCCATATTTAGATAATGGAATTTTAAAATTTTCTATGAATTATACAGCTGATATAAAAAATGGAATTATTATTCCAAATGATTCTGATTATTTAACTTCAAATAATATTAGAATCATTAATGCATGGTTAACATCCCCTCAATATCCAAGGCTTCTTAAATTTATTGGAGACGATTATTTTTCAGAAGAAATCGAATTTTTTGCTACAATTACAGAGGTATCTACAGAACATGCATCTCTTCCATATGAACTAACATACACAGTAACTTGTGATAGTCAATGGGGATATACTCCTCTTATTTTATGTAAAACAACTTCCTCTTCTACTCTTCCTAGAGAATATTCTATTCAGAACAATTCTGATTGTTGGGAAGATTATGTATACCCCACAATTAAAGTTTCTCCAAAATCTCATGGGATAATTACTATAAAGAATAAAACCGATAATGGTAGAACAATGAAAATTAATGCATTAAAAAGTGATGATTTCTATATAGATTGTAGAAATTTAAAAATCTACGACATCACAAAGTCAATTGTTTCATTTGAAGATTTAGGGATTGAGGATATAGATGACATTTATTGGCCTCGTCTTGCTTATGGAGAAAATATATTTGAATTTACAGGTGACGCGACATTTGAAATCTCATATAGAGAACCACGAAAGGTTGGTGCCTTTGCATGAGAATGATTCATAATTATGATATTTATGGAAATACAGAATCTGCAATCATTTATTTGGCTAAACCTGGAAAACGATTCTTTTGTGCATTAGGTGGAATTGATACTTCTACTGTTTCTGTTACGTTAAGAACTAATAATACTGCAGAATTAACTTTTACAGTTGATAAATATGTAGATGGCGTAGAATCTCAGGGATATGAAGAACTCGATGAAATGATGGAATTGTATTGTGACGGAATCTGGTATAAAATTATGGATCCTCCAACAGAGACAAATGACGGAATGCAATGTACAAAGGATATTACCGCCGAATCATATGAAATCTCTCTTACTCAATATAAACTAAAAAATTTTAAAATTAACATGGGCGAAGAAGATTCTTATGAAATGATGTACCAAAAAAATCATGATATTAATAAGTTTTATCAAATTAAATTTTATAATCCAGAAAATGAAGACCTAAGTTTTCTACATATTGTGCTGAAACATGCGGATGTACCTGGATGGAAGATCGGATATGTAGATAACATCACTCTGGATGATGATAAGGTATTACTTCCGAATGAAATTTGTAATTTCGATGTGGACGATCAAAATGTATATGCATTTTTCACCCAAACTGCTGCTCCTGCATATAAATGTGTTTTTGAATTTGATACCGAAAATTTATTAATTAATGTATATAAGCCGGATAGTTTAGGTAAAGATACAAATGTAGTACTTGGTTTTCGTAATATTCAAGATAGTGTAACAATATCAAGAGACGACAGTTTGGTAACACAATTTTATGTTGATGGACTTGACGATTACAATATCGATCTCGCAAATTTTGGAAACTCTGTCATTACAGATTGTTCTCATTTTTGTCGTGAACCATATATGAACATCGTCCTACAAGAAAAATATACAGCTTGGCAAAAATATATAGAATCAAGAAGAGATGAATACTGTAATTTATCTAGGGAATATAATAAAAATCTTGAAATTCTTGCTGAATTAATGAATAGAGTCCCTATTGATACTGCTCAGACAAATTGGTTCGGACAAAAAGTTGAAGATCTAAAAGATGCATATGATTCAAACATGGCTATAATCAAAGGTTTTGAGTCTATTCATGTTGATGAAGAAGGAAATTTTGATCTTGAAGATTTGAAAAATTCATCCGATTGGCCTATGTACGAATCAATCATGAACTATACGCTTCCATCCATTGTGGCTGCGTTACAAGCTCAAGACGAAACTATAGAGGGTTTCGGTAAGGGAAACATCATCTCATGTGTAAATCCAGTTGTATTAGGTCAAGATTGGTATATGGTAGGTTCCGGAACTTCTTCGTTCCAAACAGTACAAATTAATGACGCACCTGCATACGGAATTACTCGTGGAGTTAAAGTAACCGGTACAGATGGTGGTATCTATCAACACAATATCAGTATCGAACCATCTCAGAGATATACTCTTAGTTGTTTTGTAAAAGGATCCGGTACATTTTATCTTGGTTATAATAACACCGGAGAGGACAGAAAGAATATTTCTTATAACATCACATCTTCTTGGACAAGAGTTTATACTTCTTTCAATCTAACATCACATCTTATTGATGTGGCATTTACAGGAAGTTCTGACTTTACTGTCTGTGGTATGCAGCTTGAAATGGGAGATGCCCCATCTCAATTTGGATACTTTACTCAGTCTGAAACAATTATGAAAGCGTATGAAACAGATTGGAAATTATACGGCATTGCAGAATTAAAAACTAAAATTGCCATATATGATTCATGTATCAAAGAACTAAAAAAGAATGGATATGCAGATGGATATAATCCTCTTTCTGGATACGAAGAGGCATATTTTACTCAAATGCATCAGAAATATCTGGATTATTTGAATTTAAAAGATCAGGCTGAAACTGCATTAAAGGAACGTCAAGCTGAATATGATGCGGCTAAGAAACCTGAAATTCAAGAAAAACGAAACCAGATTGCCAAAGATGTTTTAATGGAAAATTTTGGTAAGGTACAGGAAAAATATCCAGCGTTTACAGATAAGGAAACGTATATTATTAAGAGCCTATATAATCAAGCAACTTATTCAAATGAAAATATTATTATTACGACTCTTGATAGCACAGTTGATGCAGTCGATAAAGCGATTACATTATATAAAGATGCTGTAGAAGAATTGTATGTAGAATCTCATCCGCAATATACTTATACAGATGAAATTGGAAATATTTATGCTCTTCCAGAATTCAGAGAATATCATGATCAGCTTGCAGTAAATGATTTTGTTCGATTAGGACTATCTGATACACGATATGTAAAACTTCGTGTTGTAGAAATCAGATATAATCCTTGTGATATGGATGAAACGATGGAAGTTACTTTTTCCAACATGGTCCAATATAAATCAAAATTAACAAATGATAATGAATTTTTAACAAATGCATTAAATCAGACCTCTGACAGAACCGGTGGTCGTGTTAACTCAGTCAACAAATCTTCTACTTCTGATTATGTCATCACATCAGAAGCTATTAAACAAATCTTTTCAAATCCTCTATTCAATTCAATGTTAGGTGGAACTGTCACTGGAGGAACCGGGTCTGGCGGAACCATTACTGCTGATACAATTATTGCAGAACTCGTGAAAGCAAAAGAAGGTGTATTTGATAAGCTTACTGTTGATACTGCTTTCATGAAATATCTCGATGTAAAACTTATTTCCGCAGATAAGATCACAACTCGTATTCTCGAAGCGGAACAGGCAAATATTGAAAAGCTGTCAGCTAAGATTATAGAATCTAACCAGATTAATGCTGATATGATTAATGTAAAAAATCTTCTTGCAGGTCATGCAGGAATTGGAGAATTACATACAATTCATCTTACTGTAGAAAATGCAGAAATTGATCAGGCTGTTATTACTAATCTCATCGCAAAGAAAATTGCAGTTGGAGATTTAATGGCTCAAAATGCTCTTGCAAATCAAATTGTACTTATCTCTAAAGACAATAAACCTACTATTGCATTTCAAGAAAGCACCCAACAGTTTTATGATTCCAAAGGAAATGTTCGTGTGCAGATTGGTATGGATGGTAAAGGGGATTTCAACTTTATTGTTAAAAATGGAGACAGAGCCGCTTTATTTGATGAAAATGGTATTACCCAGACAGGTATTCCAGATAATACAATTCTTGGAGACATGATTAATAACGCCACCATTACCAAAGACAAACTTGGATTTCAAATCATAGAACCAAATGAACAAGGTGGTATTGACATCACTAATATTTATGATGGCAAAGGAAATCAATGGTGGGGAATAGAAAAGACGACTATTACAGATGACTACACAAAGCAGATTAAGAATGTTACAGATACTCTGACCGGACAAATCGAAACTAAGGTTAGTAATACTCAATATCTTAAAGACCAGGAATCTATCCGAACAGATTTTTCTGATATCAAACAAAATGTTTCTGGGATTACATCTACTGTAAGCAGTATGCAAACAGATCTTTCTGAAGCTCAAGAAAAAATTAAAGCAAACACCTCTTCTATTACTCAGAATGCAGATAAAATCAGTTTTATGGTAACTGGTGACAAAGAGTCTGAGTTCACAGTTACTGATAAATTTATTCAGATGATTTCTGACCATATTAGCATTGATGCCAGCACCATTGACATTAATGGTATTATCACTGCAATGAATACACACACTGGACCAGGTAAAACTAAAATCGACGGTGGTATTATTGAAACCAATACTATTACTGCTGATTCTATTAAAGTTGATGCAATCAGATCAAAAATATTTGAAGATGATCTGACATCTAATTATTCACTAAAAGGTATCTGGTTTGATTTATCAGAGAACGGTGCTATTAAAGGTAAAAATTTTGCTGTTGATTCTAATGGTAATGCTTATATTCGTGGTGACAGCACTGTTGAGGGAACCATTATAGCTAATAAAGGTTATATTGGTGGTATTGGCGGTTTCCATATTGAAGCGGGAAAATTGTATTCTGGTATGGATAGCCTTCCTGAACAACCAACATCAGTATCAAAGGATAAAAATGTATATATTGGTACAGACGGAATTGCTCTTGGTAGTGGAAACTTCAGAGTTGATTCAAATGGTAAGCTTTATGCTAACTCTGGTACATTCTCAGGAACTATTTACGCTGATGGAGGAACTATTGGCGGTTGGAATATATCTGCAAATTCATTAAGCAACAGAGACGGATCCATAAGTTTAAATCCTGATGGTTTAAAACTTGGCAATCAGTTAAATGTAGATAATCAAGGGAATGCAACTTTTGGTGGTAAACTATCAGCTGCTACCGGAAGTTTTTCTGGTGAATTAGTTGCAGCAACAGGTAGCTTTTCTGGAGAATTAAAAGCTGCTACTGGCACATTCTCTGGGGATTTAAAAGCTGCAACAGGTAGTTTTAAAGGAGAACTTTCTGGTGCAACTGGAAGTTTTACAGGTAGTGTTATTGCTACATCTATTACTGCAAAGCAATCATATTCTATTTATTATAACGATGTTGGAACTGGTGAACCAACTGATTCAGTACAAGTAATTACTGCATTTGACTGGGGAACTAATACAACTCAAATTGGATTTGGGTTGATAGATTCATCTTTAGACTCTTCAAAAATGCATGGAATGCTTCTGATAAAAGAACAAGGCGCAAGAGTTCTAACATTAATTGCAGATGATATTAATACAAATGGATGGTTAAATGTTAATAAACTTAATATTACTGATTCATTCGGACAGTATAAAGGAGTGCCATATAAATCAATTATGTGGAAACCAACAGACACATTTGACTTTAATGGTTATAATCATCATCACACTATTCTTCCTTATAAGAATGGTAATTTTGCAGTAGGTATGGAAAGTACGACTACAGGAATGTTATCTATTAGTTTATTACCATATTTGTTATCAACTGAAACCGATGCATATGGTAATATTACAGTAAGTAAAACTAAAGATACTACTTCTCAGATAAGCATTGGAGCAACAGCTAATCCATATGCATGTATTTATGTAGATGCCATTTATCTTACTGGTGATAAAAAAGCTTATACCTCACTGGCTAATTTAGGCAATGGTGGTACAACTAATTATAATGGACTTACAAATAAACCTAAAATTAATAATGTTGAATTAGCAAGTGGAAATAATACATTATCTAATTTAGGGATTGCTGCACGATCACATTCTCATTCTAAATTAAATAACAGTTCTCCTGTAGGTTATACAGGATTTGGTCATTGCCATACCGTAATTATGAATAGTAATCATAATATGTGGATTGCAATTAATAATGATGGTACACCCGCATTGACTCCATATAAATTAAAAACATCAACTAGCTATACAGATGTTGATACATATTCATTGGAAAAGGGTGGCACTTGTAACCTCGGAAGCACAGATGCGCCTTGGAATGCTGTATATGCTAAGAATTATTACGATGAACATGGAAATAAGATTTCTACAGGCGGTGGTTCAATTAGTCTTAAAATTGATGGAGCTACACGTAGTTCTGGATTTACGAATTATAACCTCGCAACGCAAGATTGGGTGACTGGTAAAGGATATTTAACTCAGCATCAATCTCTTTATGGATATGCTACTACAAGTTGGGTATCTAATAATTTTGCTCCTAAAGGTTCTGGTGGTGGAACAACTTATTATGCTGGTTCGGGCATTTCTATTTCCGGAACTACTATTTCTGTTGATTATAATGATTTATATGTAAGAAAAATATATCATAGTTCGGATACTTCATATTATGCAGGAGTTACATCAAATGGGTCTGCAAGATATTTTGGTTGTAATTATGATCAAAGTTTAAATTTAGGAGACACAAGTTGTAAATGGAAAAATATTTGGGGGAAAAATGGAAATATAACAGGCTCTGATGAAGAGTTAAAAACACAAATGTCAAAAATTAACGATATTCCAAATATAGAATCTATTTATATGAAATTAAATCCAATAAAATATAAATATAAAAATTTTGATTCAGAAGAAGATCATGATAGATTTCATTTTGGATTTGGAGCAAGAGAAACTGAAAAAATATTCAATGATAATAATTTAGATACAAGTGATTATGGATTAATTTGTAAAGACATTTTACTCAAACCAAATAAAGCAGGTAATATTGTTGAATACGCATTAAGATATGGCGAATTTATTGCTCTCAACACTCACATGACACAGAAAGCCCATCATCGTATTGACTCTCTCGAATCTGAAAATCAATCCCTTAAGAATGAAATTCTTATGCTTCAGGGACAGCTCTCTCTCATTACTCAACGACTACAAAAAATGGAGGAAAAGTTATGTTAAAAATTAGTGAAACAAGAAATGTATCCGGTCAGGTTATGATCGGTGAAGGTGAAAACTCAAAGCAGATTGCTTATCTTAATGCATCTGTTAGTAAAGATGGAAATGTAAATATCAATAAATCTATTCAGGATAGTGAAGCATTTAAAACAAATAAAGAGGCTGTCCTGAAAGATTTTACAGAGTTTGAAACATACGTATATGGAATTATTCCTGAATAAATAAGAGGCCATGAGCAATCGTGGTCTTTTATTATGCAAAGAAGGTGAAATATTTGACCAGTCGAGAATATGAACTTGAATTAAAGAAAATCAAAGCCAAAAATCGGCAGATTGAAATGAAACGAAATCTGAAAGCAGCAAAGGTTAAAAGATTCAATTTTAAAAAACCAAATACAAGTAAGCTTATTGTGTTTGTAGTCTTTGCTATTTGCTTACAGATTCTTTGGTTTAGTGAACATATGATAAGTCTCACTGGAGATACGAGTTATATGTATGCGCTCATAGGTATTCCGGCAGCGTTGATTCCTACAATTTTAGGATATTATGCCAAAGCTAGTAAAGAAAACCAGGTCGGAGGTATTACCTATGATACTGCAATGTGCAATTTAGAAGCACAAGAAAAGCCAGTCTTCGATCATGTATCTGAAGATGAGGCTGTAGGATGAATGGAGGTATGACTATGGACATCAAACAGGGTATTCAGGATGTATTATATCTGATCATTACTGGTATTCTTCCACTTTTAATCACTTATGGAATCCTCTTCCTAAAAGTAAAGATTAAAGAACAGGAAAAGAACCTGGAAAATGATCAGCTCGTAAAATATATAGACGCTGCTACTGATGCTATTAGTAAAGCAGTGCTCACAGTTAATCAGACTTATGTAGATGCTTTGAAGAAGGAAGGTAAGTTTGATGCAGAAGCTCAGAAAACTGCTAAACAGATGGCTATTGATAAAGCTAAGGCTTTGATTACAGAAGATTCTAAAGCGGCTATCGAAACATTATATTCTGACTTTGAAGCATATCTAAATGATGCTATTGAAGAACTCGTCAGAGAAAATAAAGTTACATATTAATATAAAAGGAGTACAAGGATTATGAAAAAAGTTATTGTAAATGCAGACATTATGGCAATGTATAAAACATTAAATTCTATGAAGAGTCGTGCGGATTTAATCGCAGGAGATGTTGATGTATTCTGGGCGAATACAATGAACCTGAAGACTCTTAAGGCGCAGGTAGATAAAATCTCAGAGGTTGAGCAGGAGTTAGTTGATTCTTATTTTACAGAGGAAAACTCACATTCTATTGTTGACGAAAACGGTAATGAAACAGGAAATCGTGCTCTTAATGATGACATAAAAGATAAAATCATCCCTGAAATTCAAGAAGGTCTGCAGAAAATTTATGATAAAACATGTGAACTTGATGTTGAGATGATCCCAGAGGAATCTCTCAAGAAAATGCTTAAATCTAATGAAGACAAACTGTCTATGCTTGATATGACAGTACTATATGAATTTGTAGAAAAAGGTGAGTAATAATGGCAACATATATTCAGGGAATTCAAACCTCTGTTGGTGTTGTTAAGTATGATTATAATTATCTGGCTAATCTCCCTGAATCAGATATGACATTATCTAAACAGGGTGCATTCGCTGATGCCCTTGTTGTTGGAAGAAAACTTACTCAGCTGGGAGCTGATGTGGATAAATTGAAAGAATCTATGACTGCCGTACAGAAATCTATCTCTGATCTGCAGTCTGCAGATTCTTCTTCTAACACTTCAATTGAACAGATCAATACATCATTACTTAGCATGACCAATAATATCGAAACAATACAGAACAATATTACTACTTTGACTCAGAATACTGCTGAGATCAAGAAAAGTGCTGATAATGCGAATTCGTCAGTCACAACACTGCAGGAAACTATTAAGTCACTACAGACTAGAATTGAAGCTTTAGAAAAAACTCAGACTAAATAAGGAAGGAGGCAGTTATGTATACACTAAAAATTACAGATGAAAATACTGTTGTAACAACAGTCAAAGAATCAATTGTGGAAAGAAGCAATTATGTAGATAAGATTCAGATTGTAACAAGTAAAATGTACCGGGAACAGATTGATATGTCAGATACAACTGTTTATATGAAGTATAAGCTCCCGGTGTCAGACAAAATTAAAATGACACAACTTATTATAAATAATCTTGAATATGAACAGAATTATATTCAGTATTTAATTCCTGTCGATGCAGCACTTACTGCTGAAGTCGGGGATATCGAAGTATCTTTCACGTTCTTAAAACTTGTTGCTAATGAAGATGGAACATACACTTCTTATATTCGAAAAACCACATCAGGTGTTATTCATATTACTCCACTTGTACAATTTGATAAATATGAACCTTCTGAATTGTTTACTGAAATTGATCAGAGGCTCCTTGCTATGGAAGGAATGATTAAAGATCTCAATGCTCAGAATAAAGCGACTTATGAAGGTATGGTAAAAGATATTCGTCTTAATACAGAAGACAGAAAAATCACTTTAACAGACAGAAATGGTGAAGATACTGGAAATGGTATCGTTGTAAAAGATCTTTCTGCTATGGTAGCCGAAGATATGACAGGTAAAGATCCTGATGGCACACAGGATGGAGTTGTTCATCTTGATCAGGTTGTCGATCTGGATAAATTATTAAAGTAAAGGAGTCATGATATGTCATTTAAAGATTCTAAAATTGCTGCTGCGGCTAATTCGGCAATGACTTTGAGTGCTGAGTTAGCCGTAGACACTGAGGAATATACATTATGTACTGATGGTCGTTATGAAGTATATACCAAATATCAAGACGATGCATATTCAACAGTGGATAACTTAAAAAATATTACCGTTGATGCTACACAGATTAATATTATGCAGGAAGAAAACAGCCAGTATATGCCATTTAGGATTCCAAGATATTGGGATGGTATGGATCTTATGGATATGCTCATCCAGATAAGATATGAATCTATAGCTGAGAAAAAAGGTAAAGTAGCGACAGTTATCAATGTAGCTTCCAACAATACTTATATTCGATTTGGTTGGTTGATTGATGCTGCTGTTACAGCAAATGCCGGAGATATAATTTTTGAAATTATGGCTACTGGCGTAAATGAAAAAGGAAACAATTATATTTGGAGAACCAGACCAAATGGTAAGTTTACTGTTCTTCAAGGATTAAATTATGACGGAATCATTGAACCTTCTGAAGATTGGTATACAAGTTTTGTAAATATGATTCTTGGTCATGTAGCCGAAGCAAAACAATACGCAGATGAAGCAAAAGCTTCCGCTGCTTCTATTAATGTAGATGATATAAAAGCAGATGTAAAAACATCTGTTATGAATGATCTTAATGGAACAGTAACTGAATCTCTGAAAGCATATTATACAAAAACAGAAGTTGATACAAAAGTCAAAGAATTAAACACTGCTATTTCTGGTATTGACAGTTTGAAGAACTTAAAAGTTGAATATGACAACACAACTGGAAATTTAGTGTTTAAAGATGGAACGGAACCTATTGGAGAACCTATTACTATTAACAGTCTTGCAAACCTTATAGTTGAGTATTCTGTTGTCAATGGAAAAGGTTCATTAGTATTCAAAGATGGAGAAACTATTATTCAGACTGTAGAACTTAGTTCTATTGAGCCATCTGCTGAGTGGAGAGCTGCATTGAAGCAGGAACTTGAAGCAGAAATGGACGAGAAAGATACAGTAATCTCTAATCGAATTGGTCCACTTGAAACAGCTAAAACTGAAATCGAAAAGAATGTAAATGCCAATACTGCTGCTGTCTCAGAGATAAAAACTACTATTTCAAACATTGAGAAGAAAGTAGAAAGTGCTACTACAAAATCTGATGAGGCCAAAAATGCTGTAGATATCTTGAAACAAAATATGACTTCTTATGATACTCAGTTTGAAGGAATTAATACAGATATTACAGATGTTAAGGCCGCTATTGAAGAAATCAAGAAAAATCCTGCGGCTGCAGAGTACGATGTTACATACGAAAATAGTATTTTTACATTTTTAAAGGATGGAGAAATCCAGAAAAGCTTTAAAATTGAAGGTGGTGGAGGATCTTCCTCAGATACTACTACTATTACTATTGAAAGAATCACAAATGCAGATGCTATTTTCTTACTTGGTTCAAAAGCAATTATTGAATATAGTTTTTCATCTGTAGATAATACTGGTGATACAACTGGAGCCGGTACTGCTGTGTGGAAAGTTGGTAATACTATTGTAGCTACGAATACGGCTGCGCAAGGAAACAATAGTTTTGATATCACTGAATATCTTAATGTCGGTGCAAATACTATTAGATTAACTATTACCGACAGTTTTGGAACACTTGCCACTAAGACATGGACTGTTACTATTGTAGAATTCAAACTTGAAAGCACATTTGATGATACTTTGTTATATACAAATACAGATGTAGTATTTAGATATACACCTTATGGAAACGTTAATAAGACTCTTCATTTTATTCTTGATGGTGAAGACTTAGGCACTGTTGAAACTCAGTCTTCCGGTAGAATTATGTCTTATAATATTCCTAAACAGGAACATGGCAGCCATTTACTCAAAGTATATATGACTGCGACAATTAACAATAAAGAAATAACCTCAAATACTATTTGTAAGGATATTATTTGTGTTGATCCTACAAATAGAACTCCTATTATTGGATGTGCTCAACAGGAATTTACAGCACAACAGTACCAGGCAACAAGTATTAAATATGTTGTATATGATCCTGATCACAATCCAGCCTCTGTAAAACTATCAATTGATGGTAAAGTACAGAGTACTCTTTCTGTAAATCGTTCTACTCAAATCTGGAGTTATAAGTCATCCACTGAAGGAAAACATAACCTGACCATCTCATGTCGTAAAGTGACTAAGATTTTATCAGTTAATATCACTAAACTTGATATTGATGTTGAACCAATCACAGCCAACTTAGCATTTGATTTTAACCCTGTTGGAAAATCCAATGGAGATACCGACAGACTCTGGACTGATAAAAATAACTCTGCTATTACTCTTTCAGTATCAGATAACTTTGACTGGGATAATGGTGGATACCAGATTGATGCTTATGGAAACCAGTATTTCTGTGTAAAAGCTGGAACAACTGCTCAGATTAATTATAATCTCTTCGGAAAAGACCCGAAACAGACTGGTTCTGAATTCAAATTTGTATTTAAGACTCAGAATGTTCGCAATGCTTCTGCTACTTTCTTATCATGTATTGATGGTACTGAAGGCTCTGACGTAGGTATTAAAATGGATGTTCATGAAGCATACGTGAACACTTCTACTGACAGCTTATATTTTCCATATAGCGAAGAGGATATTATTGAATTTGAATATAATATCAATACAATTGATACAAAAGACACATCTGCAACTTCTATCATTATGACTTATGAAGACGGAGTTGGAGGAAGACCTCTTATTTATGATAATTCTCATAGACTGCACCAGTATTCTCCTGCCCCAATTTCTATTGGTTCTCCGGATTGTGATGTGTTGATTTATAGAATGAAAGCTTATTCTGCTTCTCTCACAGATTCTGACATTCTTGCTAACTTTATTGCAGATGCCAGAGATTCAGATGAAATGATTGCAAGATATAATAGAAACCAGATCTACAATGACAATAATGCTCTTACTCCAGATTCTGTAGCTAATGCTTGCCCGAATTTAAGAATTATAAAAATTGAAGCCCCTCACTTTACAAATGATAAGAAGGATTTTGTTAAAAATACTTCTATGGAATGTATTTATAAGAATGGGGATCCTAAATTAGATAACTGGAAATTTATTAACTGTTTCCACGCCGGACAGGGAACTACAAGTAATGAATATGGTTTTGCTGCCAGAAATATTGATGTTATTTGTTGTGCGGATGGTGTACATCAGATCAATAGTAAGATTCCTCTTGATCCTAACTATAAGACAGAGTTAGTTCTTGGTGATGGGACGAAATATGAGGACGGAAATGGTAAGATTAGTCTTACAAGAAACTCTGTTCCAAATAATTGGTGGAATTTTAAAGTAAATGTAGCATCTTCAAATATGGCAACTAATGCATTAGGACAGAAGAGATTCAACGACTTTTTACCATATGAAAGTCCTGCGGTACGTAGAGATCCTAAAGTTAAAAACTCTATGGAATTTGTCAACTGTGTAATCTTTATTAAAGAATCTGATCCTGATATTACTACTCATAGAGAATTTCAGGATACAGACTGGCACTTCTACTCTCTCGGTAATATGGGAGATTCAAAGAAGACTGATATTACAAGAGCTTATGATCCAGAGGATATGAAAGAATTCTGTATTGAGATCAGTGATAATACTCTTCCAAACTCTGCATTCCAGACCGGTATAACAAACCAAGATGGAACTATGAAATATCCTATCAGTAAAGCTGAATGGAAAACTGGTAATACAGCATATGATGCTCTGTATAATAACTGGGATGGATCATTTGAATTCAGATATGATTGTTGCGGCGATTCTAAGGATGGTTCTGCTCTTACTTCTGATGAAGCAAAAAAGAAAATACGTACAGATAACAAACAGATTTGGAGAGACTTCTATGAGTTTGTAATTACGTCTAGTGATAAAGAATTTAAAGATGGCTTGAAAGATTGGTGTATTCAGGATGCAATGCTCTATTTCTATTTAGTTACACTCAGATATAGTATGATTGATAATAGAGCCAAGAATGTTTTCCCGCATTGGGCAAAACATTATATCACTCAGGAAGAAGCTACAACTATGGGTGATAAAGCTAAATATTATACTATAGATGATGATGCGGCTGCTCTGCATAATGGTTATAGATTTGATCTATGGGCATATGATATGGACACTCAGCTTGGTATTAATAATTCAGGTGAGCTGTCATTCCCATATGGTAAGGAAGATACTGACTATAAAGAAGAAGGAAATCCTTCATCTGGTTATGTTTTCAATGCTGCTGAATCTGTATTGTGGTGCAGAATACGTGATGTATTTACACAAGAATTAAGAAACATGTATCAGTCTGTAGACTCTAACTGTTGGTCAGACTCCCACTTAATCAATGAGTATGAAGCATGGCAGAATCAGTTCCCAGAAGAACTGTGGAGAATCCACTATGAAAGATTGTATATAAGAACATATCGTGCTGGAACAGTAAGATTCCTTAATGAGATGATGAATGGGCGTGGAAAATATCATCTCAGACAATGGGAACGTGACCAGCATATTTATATGGGAACGAAATTCTTACATACAGATGTAAAGTCTGATCAGATTATGTTCAGATGTAATACACCTAAGAAAGTTGTAGTTAAACCAGATTATACTCTGAAGATCATTCCTTATTCTGATATGTATATTTCTGTACTTTATGGTAATTCACCAGAAACTACTCAGGTACGTGCAAAAGCCGGACAAGAATATCAGATTACTACGGACTTAACAAATATGGATGATACAGCTATTCTTATCTATGCTGCATCAAGAATTGAGGCACTAAATGACCTCTCTGCTTGTTATATTCATGATAATGATTTCTCAAAGGCTTCTAAGCTGAAAACTCTTATCATTGGTAATAATACAGCTGGATATCAGAATACTTTTATGACATCTCTTAATATGGGTAATAATACTCTTCTTGAGACTTTGGATATTCGTAATTGTCCAAATCTTACAGGATCTGTTAACCTGTCTGCATGTGAAAATCTTATTAATCTTTATGCTGATGGAACTATTGTAACATCTGTATTATTTGCTAATCATGGTAAGATTGCTCATGCTTCTCTCCCATCTTCTATCAACACTCTTACACTCAAGAACCTCAAAGACTTAACTGATCTTAAGGTTGCAGGATACGATAATTTACAGACATTTGTATGTCAGAATTCTATCGTAGATGCTCTTGCTATCTTAAATGCTGCTATTAATACTCTTCGTACCGTAACAATTACTGGTATCTCATGGAATCTCGATGATACTACGCTTCTTCTGAAATTAGCAAAGCTTACTGGTATTGATGATAATGGAGCTACTACAGAGCAGTCTGTTCTTACTGGAACCGTACATGTACCTGTAGTCAGACAGCAGGAATATAAAGAATTTGTTGGTTCTGAAGATGAACCTGGTATCTGGACAGACCTTGTTCTTACTTACGATTCAATCATTACTCAGTTTAAAATTACATTTATAAATGATGATGAAAGTAATACTATCCTTGATATCCAGTACGTAGATAAAGGTGGAAACGCTGTTGATCCTACTACAAGAGAAGTTAATCCGATTCCTATTCCTACAAAGAAAAGCACAATTAAGCTTGATTATACCTTCAAAGGATGGGAAGGTTCAATGACAGGAATCTTTGCTGACAGAACTATTACTGCTGTATATGACAGTAAAATCCGTGAATATACTGTAAAATATGTTTCTAAAGGATTATCTCTTCAAGAATCTACTGCCCAGTATGGTTCTTATGTAAAATATACAGGTGACACTCCTGTATATACTGCTGAGGAATCTGCTTATAAGTACAATCTGTTTAAAGGATGGGATAAGTCAGGATTTGTCGATGGAAATAAAACGATCAATGCAGTATATGAAACCTGCGAATACGTAGATGGATACTTTGATGGTAAGGATCTGGCCAATATGACACAGGTTGAGCTTTATACTCTTATGAAAATGGGACTTGAAACAAAATCATTATCATTAAAAGATACATTAGATTTCAAACTTGGTGTTGATTATAGCTATGGCGACATTGAAGAGCATGAAGTTATTTCAGTTGCGACTAAATTTGATGGAACAAACTATATTGACACCGGATTAAAGATTATGGAAAAAGACAGAGACTTTACGATTGCTATTGACTTTGAATTCGATACAGACAATAGTGTAAATTCTACTCTTGCACAGTGCTTCCAGAGTGATGGTTCAAATGGATTCAGACTTTGGTACTCTCAGGAACCTCGTTTCTCATGGAATACTGATAGTATAACTCCATCTGCTGGAACAAACCGAGAGATTATTGTATTTCGTCATGAAGCTGGAAGTCAGAAGCTTTATGTGTACAATTCAAACATGACTGGGAAAGAAGTATCTTCTACTACTCTGAATGCGATCAGGATTCCAGAGCATAGTTCCACTCTCGTATTTGGATGTTCTAAAGCTGACGATGGAGCATATGAAAACTTTGCAAAAGGCACTATACATTGGGCTAAAGTCTGGTACGCAGATCTTGGTGAAGAACAATGTATGGATATTGCTGCATGGATCCACGAAGTAATCCCTATGGAAGTGGCTAAGTTTAAAGGATATTATCTGTCTGACGTTGCTTCAAAGAGAGCTAACATTACATTTGTTGCTTCTAATCTCCTTGGTACAGAAAAACCTTATAATAATAAGAGCACAAATGCAGGTGGATGGGCTGATTCTACATTAAATACATGGTTGAATACTCGTATGGTTAAGGCAATCTCTCCTTTATGGAAAGCTCTGATCAAACCTGTAAAAGTATACTCTTCTATTGGTAATAAATCTAATGACACTTCTGTATCTAATTGCAGATTCTATGTTCCATCTCTGTACGAAGTTGATCCTACTGCTACTTCTGAACCATATATTTCTGAAACAAATGCTCCTATTGCTTATTTCACAGATGATGATACCAGAAAGAAAGCAAAACCTTCTATTCCTGCAGAGTATAAATCTTATTGGACCAGATCTCCAAATGCTACAGTTGCAAACTGGTTGTATACGGTTAATGAATCTGGTGCAACATATGGATTCTCTTATCCAGGACAGAATTCTGGAATTTTACTTATGTTCTCAATTTCATGCGAGGGGTAACTATTCCCCTCTTATAAGGAGGATATCACATGTATTATAAAGTAATCAAAAATGATGAAGTCGTAGATGTCCTTAATCATATCCTGTATATCAAATATCAGGAAAAACATAGTCTGTTGCTTCTATGTGATATCACAGAAGCACAGGCTATTTTAAGTTCAGACGGAAAATATGGATGGCACATTGAAGGTCTCTATAATTTTCCGCCTGATAATGACATTTATGCAATAAAAGAAATTTCAAAATATGAATATGACAAATTGAAGAGGTGATCACAGCATGGCGTTAATTCCAACCTGGTATTCTGCATCAACTAAGCAAATTGCAGAAAAGGCTTTACAAAGAGGGGTGCTAAAATACCCAGGACTTTGTTACATCCAAGACAGTAAGAGTATAGCGTGGGTGACCATCGACAACACATTAGAATATGTCAAAGGAGATAAACAGATTACAGATGTAAAATGCATCGGATCAAATCTTATGTTTTTCTCTGGAGATAAACTGCTTTTCTCTTATGACATATCTATGACTGATGAAGATAAAGATCATATTATTGAAGAGGTCAAGAAAACAATCGGATTGGATAATTATGTCAAATCTTCTGAGCTTTCTACTCTTTTAGATAATATAATCGGTAATCTTGAAGATAAGTCCACTGTTGTAGACTATATCAACAGCTTATCTTATAACAAATTATTTGACGTACCTATTGTAAATCTTATAGGTACACTTACTGTTCCTGTGAAGATATCATCACTCGATGATGGTATTTATAAAGTAAAAGGCCAATGTATCATTGGCGGAAACAATACTACTGTTCAATCTTCTGCAGACGATGTTCTGTATCTTGTATCTCATGATGCTGATACTTCCAGCACAACAATCACAAAAATGCAAGGAAAATCTATTACATTGTATTTCATTCAGCAAGATGGTGAATATACGACTGATCGTTATGTCACTGAAAGCTGGATTAATGAACAGAATTTTGCAAGTGCTGATTCTGTAAAAGAATATGTTTCAAATATCATTGAAGAAACTGTTCTGGATGTTTTAGATGAACATATTGACTCTGCTTTAGACCGAAAACTCGGAGGTATTGATTCCGAAGATTTAACAAATATATTTCAAGGAGGAAACTAATTATGGCAAAATTACAGTTCGCTACACTTTCTAATCTTCAGGAGTTTTTAAATCTGCATAACGTACAGATCGACTCTAAAATCAGTGAGGCTGTTAAAAGCTCAATTAAAACAGTATCTCAGTCAGAAGACGGATACACACTTTATTTCTACACAAAAACTGCTCCAGTAACTATTGATGAAGCAGCATTTACTATTACTATTCCTCAGCCAACAGGAAAAGCTGACAAAGTAAAAGGTGCAGTAAAAGGTCATCTTGCAGGATTAGATGAAAATGGTAATCTGGTAGATTCTGGAAAGACTGCTGCAGATTTCGATGCTGCTGGCGCTGCTAACACAGCAAAAACAGAAGTAATGTCTTATGTTGGTACCATTCCTGCTGATGCAAAAGCTAAAAATGTAGTTGCTTATATCAAAGAAGCTGTTACTGCTGGTCAGTATGATGATTCTGCATTAAAAGCAAGCGTTGCTGCTAATACAGCAGCTATTGGAACACTGAATGGCACTGGTGACGGATCAGTAAAGAAAGCTGTTGCAGATGCAGTCGCTAAAATCGTCGCAGATGCTCCAGAAGCATATGATACACTGAAAGAGATTTCTGATTGGATTTCTACACATACATCTGATGCTGCTACAATGAATTCTCAGATCAAAACAAATAAAGAGGATATCACAAAGCTGAAGACTCTTATCGGTACTCTTCCAGAATCTGCTACATCCAAAGATATTGTAAGCTATATTGCTGAGTATGTATCTAAAGCTCTCGCAGACTCTGATCTTTCTCAGTATGCAAAAGCTGCTGATCTTGAAGCTGCTGTAGGAAGAATTGATACTATTGAAAAGAAATTACCTACATTAGAAGCTGCTGATAAAAAGAATGCAGAAGATATTACTGCTGTTAAAGGCAGAATGGATACAGCAGAAGGCAAAATTACTGCTGTAGAAAAAGATCTTGCTACTGAAAAACCGAAGATTGCTAAGAACACATCTGATATCACCGCTCTTAAAGGGCTTGTTGGAGATGGATATGAAGCAATTCCAAGTGCGTCTATCAAAGGTTTATTTACTGCGTAAAAATACAATTGATTTTATTGGGAGGAGGGCTGCAATGCTCTCCTTCTATTTTAAAAATAAAAATGGAAGGATGTGACTAATGCAAAATGAAAGAACAATTTCTTAATCTCACTGGATTAACAGAACTGGTTGGTTATTTGAAGACAAGTATAGCTAATCATAAAGAAATACTTCCATATGCTTCCAATAAGTTATTTCCGTCTGTTGGAGATATAAATACTATTTATATAAATACTGCTACGAATACTATTTATCGTTGGGATAGCTCAAGCAAAACTTATATTACTCTAGCAAAAGCCGTAAAGTCTGTTGCTATTTCAGAAGCTACTGAAAACGGAAAAATCACACTCACTGTAGATGGTAATAAAACTACTGTTCCTATTCATGGATTAGGATCTGCTGCATATACAAATTCAAGTGCTTACTCTCCTGCCGGGCATACTCATACAAAAGCTCAGGTAGGGCTTGGCAATGTAGATAATACTGCCGATGCAAATAAGAGTGTAAAACATGCAACTACTGCTGATAGTGCAACTACTGCAGGAACAGCTACAAATGTATCCGCTGGAGAAGGTACTGCTGATGCAGCTAGACATGTTTGGTTTTCTGACTCTACCACAGAGACAAAGCGAGCATACAGCGATAAGTTTAAATATAATCCTGTTACTAATAATCTGACGGTAAATGTTACAGGAAATGCTGCGACTGCAAGTAGTGTCGCATGGGGTAACATTACAGGAAAACCTTCTACCTATACTCCTTCTGCGCATAATCATAATGATTCAACTATTACTTCTCTCAACGCAAGTAAACTCTTTGGAACAATTGATATTGCAAGGCTTCCCCATGGAGCATTAGAACGTCTGGTTATTGTTGAAGATGATACTGCACGTTTTAAACTTACTACTGCTAATATTCAGCTTGGTGATACCGTAAAAGTAACTAAGACTGAAAAAATGTATTATGTTGTTGATGAGAGCAAATTATCTTCTGAGGCTGGTTATTCAGTATATACTGCCGGAACTGCTACTTCTGTACCATGGTCTGGAGTTACTGAAAAGCCTAGCAGCTATCCACCAGCGTCTCATAATCATGATGAACGTTATTATACCGAGACTGAGATGAATAGTAAATTAGCTGAAAAAGCTACAAAAGTACATACGCATACTAAAAGTGAAGTTGGATTAGGCAACGTTGACAATACTGCTGATGCCACAAAAAGTGTTAAATATGCTATTTCTGCAGGTAGCGCATCATCTGCCGCTGCTCTTACTTCTAATGCTGGATCATCAACTCAGCCAGTATATTTCTCAGGTGGTAAGCCAGTAGCTTGTTCATATACACTTGGTAAGTCAGTGCCTGCAGATGCATTATTTACCGATCATACTTATGGAAACATGAAGGGTGCTACTTCTTCTTCCGCCGGAAGTGCTGGTCTTGTTCCTGCACCTAATATAGGAGAACAATTAAAATTTCTTCGTGCAGATGGTACATGGGTAATTCCTACAAATACGACATATTCTGTAGGTACTACAAGCTATTCCGGTACAACTAAACTCTATACTTCCACAGGATCTGCTACAGATGGCACCATGACTCAAAATGCTATTACAACTGCTCTAAATGGAAAATCTGCTACTGGACACACACATAATTATGCTGGATCATCTTCAGCCGGTGGCAATGCGAACGCAGCTGTAAAATTAGCTACTGCAAGAAAGATTGGTAGTGCTTCATTCGATGGCACTGCCGACATTACTTTATCTCAGATGGGACTTAATGTTCCTGTTGAAATTACAAAGGCTGATTATCTTGCAAAAAAGAAAGCTGGAACTTTAAACGCAAATACCTATTACAATGTTATTGATGAATATGATTCTGTAAATGTTATTAATGACTCATCTGTAACAGCCAACAGTACGTTTTCAAGTACTAAATCAGAAAAAACATATGCAAAGAAAAGTACACTTGTTAATACTACTCTCACAGCAAGTAAATGGACTGGATCTTCTGCCCCATATAGTTATGTATTATCCGTATCTGGAGTAACTTCTTCAAATATTGTAGAAATAGATTATGCTTCTAATGCTTCATCTGCTGCTATTGAAGCTTACCAAAATGCAATGTTAGCTGACGGAGGACAGACTACAAATCAAATTACTATAAAAGCAACCGAGAAACCAACTGTAGATATTCCCATTACTATTGTTATAAGAAATGATTTATAAAAGGAGGCGATAACATGGCAATTTATAAAGGTGAACAATGTCTTGCCGGAGTTGGTAAGAATGCAACTATTAAAATTGGTACTGCCGAAACTGGTTCTTCAGCTGCAGTAACTAATTCTGGCACCGATACAGATGCTATATTGAATTTTACATTACCTAAAGGTGATCAGGGAGTCGGCATATCAAGTGTTATCCCTCATTATCTTGCTAGTTCTCAATCTCAAAGTGTTACTAAGGAAACTACTGGGTGGGCGACTTCTGCTCAGGTTATGACATCTACAAACAAATATTTGTGGTGTTATCATGAATTTGTTTTGACAAACAATAATCATTTGTACACTACTCCAACAGTTATAGGTGTTTATGGAGATAAAGGTGATCCGGGTACAACTGATTATAATGGATTACAGAATAAACCGGTCGTTAATGGAGCTGTAACTGCTTATCAGTCAGATATTATGAAATCTCAGTTAAGGAATGTGACGTTCTCTACTGAAGAACCTAAGACAACTGATGGTAAACCTGGTGATATGTGGGTGGTGTATGGCGATGAGTAATATTAAAACAGGTGATATTTTAAACTTTGATTATACTGGTGCTGTTCAGAGTGTCACATTACCTAAAGGAACTTATAAATTGGAATGCTGGGGCGCTCAGGGTGGAAATCGGAGCCAAGATAGTGCTTCTGCTACAGTTACAGGTTCTGGACTTGGTGGTTATTCTATTGGAATACTAACTTTAACACAATTAACTACTTGTTATATTTATGTCGGTGGGCAAGGTGGAATGTCTAGTTCTACAGGTAATGTGAAAGTTGAAGGAGGTTTCAATGGCGGTGGTTTTGCTTCTCACGAGAGTACAGGTGAACCTGGAAATGGTGGTGGCGGAGCTACCGATGTAAGAATTGCTCAAGACTCATTATATGCAAGAATTATTGTTGCAGGCGGTGGTGGCGGTTCAGGTGAAGATAACGAAACTGGCGGATATGGTGGTGGTGAAACCGGTGGCGCAGGATCGGGGAACACTTCATTAACACAAGCTTCTCAAACTTCTGGTGGAACTAATTCATTTGGCTTTGGCCTTGGTGGCAATACCTATAATGGCGGAGCTGGCGGTGGAGGATGGTACGGCGGAGCGAGTAGATACTCCGTTTCATCATACTCTACTGGATCTGATTCTGAAGGCGGTGGCGGAGGTTCAGGCTATGTTTACACATCATCCACAGCTAAAAACTATCCATCAGGTTGTTTATTAAACTCTTCTTATTACCTTACTGACGCTCAAACAATCGCAGGCAACACTTCTTTTACCTCACCTACAGGTTCATCTGAAACAGGTCACTCTGGTAACGGATATTGTCGAATTACTGTTATTGAATGCAAGAATACGGCACTATATACCAGAATAAATAATTCAATGAAAAAGGCTACTGCATTTTATTTCAAATTAAATAATAACAAAATGTACGGCGTTGGATCTGCTAATTATAATGGTTCTGTTATGAATTTTGATTATACTGGTTCGGTTCAAACTGCTACATTGACTCCTGGTAGGTATAAGTTAGAATGTTGGGGAGCACAGGGAGGAAATAGCAATCAATCAAACGGAACTTATGGTAATGGTGGAAAAGGTGGCTATTCTACAGGTATTTTAAATGTTTCAACTAATACCACTATATATATAACAGTAGGAGGGCAAGGTCAAAATGGAGTCCTTAATACTAGAACTGCTGGTGGTTTTAATGGCGGCGGTGATGGTTATGGTACTAACAACTTTGGCGTAGGTGGCGGAGGCGGTGGAGCTTCTGATATTTCTTTAATGAGTCCTGTATTTTCACACTCATCTTATTTTATAAATAACATTCGAGATACAAATTCACTATTAAGTAGAATTATTGTTGCAGGCGGCGGAGGATCTGCAGGATATGACGTTAGTAATAATGCAGCTAATGGTGGTGCTGGCGGAGGTACTACAGGACAAGATGGATTATCAAACCGCGTTTATCATGGCACTGGCGGAAAACAAACTACTTTTGGTACAGGAGGATCATCAGAGGAACCTAATAGGTATTCCGTCCAAGCTAAATTCGGATGTGGAGCATCAGCCAGTAATTCTACAGATGTAGCGCCTGGTGGAGGCGGTGGCTGGTACGGAGGTGGATTACATTGTGATTCTGCTGGTGGTGGATCAGGTTATGTCTATACTCCTACCACTGCTTCAAATTATCCTTCTGGATGTTTATTAAATTCTGCTTATTATCTTTCTAATGCTCAAACCATTGCTGGCAACCAATCATTCTCTTCACCAACAGGTGGTACAGAAACAGGCCATTCAGGTAATGGCTACGTAAGAATCACTAAATTAACAGATGTAATATACCTTACTCATGCTAATAATGACATAATGGATTTTAATTACACAGGTTCTACACAATCTAAGACTCTAAAACCAGGTACATATACAATAGAATGCTGGGGTGGTCAAGGAGGAACTTACAGTGGTTACATAGGCGGATACGGTGGTTACTCCAAAGGCACAATTACTCTTACTAAAACGACTACTGTTTATGTATCTGTTGGCGGAGCTGGATCTTCCTCTTCTACTGCTGCAGGATTCAATGGTGGAGGAACTGGTATTTCTTCTGGTAGAGGTGGTGGAGGAGCTACAGATGTTCGTATAGGTCAAAATTCTCTATATTCAAGAGTTATCGTAGCCGGAGGTGGCGGCGGAGCTGGTGTAACAAGTGCCAATGCTAATCCTTGTGGTTGTGGCGGTGGAGAATATGGTGGAGATGGCTATTATAATAACACTACCGGTTCTTATACTACTGGTCAAAATAGATCTGGCGGTAGTGCCTCACAAACTGCAGGTGGTATAACTTGGAGTACAGGCACTCAGGCTACTTTTGGTCAAGGCGGAAATGCTTCCGGCTACTCTTGTGGTGGTGGAGGCGGTGGCTGGTACGGTGGCGGCGGAGCCTATGACAGTGATTCTGACTCTGATGGACGTTGGGGTGGAGGAGGCTCAGGATATGTTTATACCTCTTCTACAGCTAAAAATTACCCTAACGGATGTCTACTAAATTCTACTCATTATCTCACAAATGCTCAGACTATCGCAGGAGACACTTCTTTTACTTCTCCTACAGGATCAGCAGAAACTGGTCACACAGGCAATGGATTCTGCAGAATTACAAATTTGAACCCAACACAATATGGATTATACGTAAAAACGAACTCTGGTTGGAAACACATAGATTTATAAAAGGAGGGCTTAACTATGCCGATTATATTTCACGGAACAGGTAGTGGCGGCTCTGCTAAAAAACTAAAAACCGCACGAACTATTAATGGTACGAATTTTGATGGTACAGCTAATATTACTACTGCTAATTGGGGAACAACAAGAACCGTTACTGTAGGAAATACAAGTAAATCTGTAAATGGATCTGGAAACGTAAGCTGGTCATTAGCTGAAATAGGTATTCATCTTTCAACAACGGAACCTGCAGCTAGTGACGGAAAGAATGGAGATATTTGGATTACTTATGAATAAAAGACTGAAAGGAAGGTGAGGCTTATGGCTTGCTCTGGTGGATGTGGAACTTCTTGTGCTACCAACTGTACTCATTCATCATCTGGTGGATGTGGTGGTTCTTGTGGTGGTTCTTGCTCTACTAACTGTACTGGTGGATGTTCTGGATATTGTGATGGAACTTGTAAGGGAGGTTCAGGAAGTACTTGTTCTGACTGTACTGCCAAATGTGCTAATGACTGTACTGGAGCTTGTACAAATGCTTGTGTAACCGGATGCACTGGCTGTGGGAACAACTGTGATGGAGAGTGTACAAGTGCCTGTGCTCAAAGGTGCTCTAATGATTGCAATGCTGCATGTACTGCTACTTGTGCTTATGATTGCGAGCATACTTGCACTGCTTCTTGTGCTAACGATTGCACCAGTTGTGGTGGATCCTGCTCAAGTAGTTGCTCAGGAGATTGTGATTCCGGTTGTTATACTGGTTGTTATGGTTGTGATTCTACCTGTACTGGTGGTTGTTCTGGCACTTGTAATACTACTTGCACCACCACTTGCGCCAATGACTGCACTGGCGGATGCAAAGGAACCTGTACAGGTGGATGTGGTGGTTCTTGTGATAATTCATGCGGCTTTTCTTGTGAAGCTTCATGTGATAATAATTGTACTGCTGTTTGTTCTGTATCTTCTGTGTACGGTGGAAACTCAGAAAAGAGTGTATTGAATTTTGCTTATACAGGTAAAGCTCAATCTGTAACCCTTGAGCCTGGAAAATATGTTCTTGAATGTTGGGGAGCACAGGGAGGTTATCGTTCTAATTCTAGTTATGGTGGAAAAGGTGGCTATTCTACAGGAACTTTAACATTGACTCAAAAAACTACTATATACATATATGTTGGTGGATCTGGAAATTCTGTTACATCAGCATCAAATTCAATCTATCCCGGAGGTTTCAATGGTGGTGGATATAGATACAATTATAAAGGTGGTGGTGGCGCTACTGATATTCGTATTGGAAGTGCTTCTTTATACGCCCGTGTTATCGTTGCAGGTGGCGGTGGTTCTGATGGTAGTCCTAATTATAGTGGCGGGTATGCAGGTGGTGTATCTGGTACTAGGGGAAATTTTGGATGTGGTTCATATGGGTATGGTGGATCTCAAACTGCTTCATATTCATCTTTAAGTGCTATTAATTCACAAGGTACTACAAACTCTTCTTCTAATTGTGCTGCTGGTTTTGGTTTCGGTGGTTTTGGATGTTATTACGCTTCAGGTTATGGTGGAGCCGGTGGCGGAGGATGGTACGGTGGACAAGGTACTTATCCTGATGGTTCTGGAGATGATGATGGCGGTGGCGGAGGTGGTTCTGGTTACGTTTATACTTCCTCTTCTGCTTCTAACTATCCTCAAGGCTGTCTTCTAAATTCATCTTACTATCTTTCTGATGCTTCTAATTTATCTGGCAATGAATCTTTTAAATCTCCTTCTGGCACTACAGAAACTGGTCATTCTGATAATGGCTATTGTAGGATTACCTGTTATATCAAAAAGAAAACTCTACATTGTAAAATGAACAATGAAATTAAAAAAGCAGCTCCAGTATTTATGAAGATGAACAATAAAATTTATGATGCTGGCGCTAATGCCGTAATGGATTTTGCTTATACAGGAACAGCTCAAGCTATATCACTTCCAAGAGGAAAATATACAATAGAATGCTGGGGTGCTCAAGGAGGTTCATATAGTAGTTATTATGGTGGTGCTGGAGGATATTCTGTCGGAACCATAACTCTAACTAAAAATTCTACGGATTTATATATTTATGTTGGTGGACAACCAGAAGCTACAACTTCAACAGGTGAAACACCTGGTGGATTTAACGGAGGAGGAAAAGGTTGTTCAAGAACTTATAATTATAGTAGTTATGGACAAGGCGGCGGCGGTGCAACCGATGTTCGTATAGGAAAAAATGATCTTTATGCTAGAGTTATTGTCGCAGGCGGCGGCGGAGGTTCATCATCAGAAAATTCGCTTACAACAAAATATGGTGGTGGAACTACTGGTGGTTCTTCTGCTTCTGGATATGGAGCTACACAAACTGCTGCAGGTACAAATGGTTCGTTTGGTCAAGGTGGTTCTGCAACAACTTCTGGAACTAATTATAATTATGGTTCCGGCGGTGGCGGAGGTGGATGGTATGGCGGTGGTGCATGTTCTGATTATAGTGATAGCACTAACTACCAAGGCTATAATGGCGGAGGTTCAGGATATGTTTACACTTCAGCTACTGCTGCTAATTATCCAAGTGGTAATTATGTAAATTCTTCTTACTACCTTACCAATGCGCAAACTATAGCAGGAAATCAATCATTTAAATCACCTGATGGAACAAATGAAACAGGCCATACCGGAAATGGTTTCTGTCGAATCACCCGTAAATCAGGAAAAATATTTGTAAAACAAAACGGTTCATGGATCAAAGTATAACACTTTGGTCCATATTTAAATTACGAGGAGGAATTGTTATGAAACTTATTTTTAAAGACGGACAAGAATTAGTTATTACTCGTGCTAACGATACATATTCATATGAAGGATATAAAGATGGGTTGGGAAATGATATGAACAAAAATATTGTAGCTACTATTTCTATCTTCAATTCTGATAAATCTTTAAACACTATTAAGGATATGATTACTGATGAAAATAGAACAGGTTTTAAAATTATTTATGGGAATACCCAGAAAGATTATACTGGAATGAAAATTGAAAGTATTTCAGAAGAAATCTCCAATGAAAGAAGTGTTATTAATATCTCATTAGCTACAGATAAAACCATAGCTCCTACTGAGACCACTGAAACAACAACAGAAAAAACTAAAGAAGAAACTAAAGAAAAAACGGAAACAGCTTCTGATAAATAATTAAGAATGAAAGGAATATAAGGATATGAGAAAAATAATCGTAAAGGTTGATAAAGAAAAAGCTACAGAGCTTGAAAGAGTTAATTTTGAATTAAACTTCGTAAAAGACATTGTACAGAGAGTTATTGAATCACATCCAAGCGATTTAGAACTCATCAATGGAGATACTCTTATGTCTTACAATAAACGTGGTGCAGAATTACAGAGAAAGTATGCTGCTCTTGCAAATGAGATGGCAAAGGAATACATCCCAGAATACCTCGAAGGTCATCAGTATAGTTGGATTATTCCAAATAATTCTGACGAAATGACTATTACTATTAAATGTAATTGTGAGATTCCAGAATTAGAGGGAATAGCATGAAAAGGACAGAACAATATTCGGACCAGATAGCTAGACTTTATCCATCTAAGAAGGTAAAAACCGATGACGGACAAAGAATATTAACACAGAGTATCACTTTTCAAGTAACTGATGATTGCAACCTTGCGTGTCTATATTGTTACCAAGGACACAAAGGAAAAAATCGAATGTCGTTTGAAACAGCTAAGAAATTCTTTGATTTAGTTGTATCAGGTGAAAAAGGTTTTAAATCTTATATCAATCCAGAGAAATCTCCTGGATTGGTTGTAGATTTCATTGGAGGAGAACCCTTTCTTGAGATAGAGCTTATAGATCAAATCTGTACTTATATTATGGATAAACTCATAGAGTTGGATCATCCTTGGGCCATGAAAACTATGTTCTCTATTTGTTCAAATGGTGTTTTATACAGAGACGAAAAAGTACAAGCATTTCTTCGTAAGTGGTCCAATAGATTATCTTTCTCAGTTACTATTGATGGGAATAAAGAATTACATGATTCCTGTCGAGTTTTTCCAGATGGTGGTCCAAGTTATGACATAGCTGTCGATGCTGCGTCAGATTGGATGAAACGTGGAAATCATATGGGAAGCAAGATCACAATTGCTCCGGGCAATATCAGCTTTCTATACGATGCTATTAAGCATATGGTCGATCTTGGATATGATGAAATCAATGCCAATTGTGTATATGAAAAGGGTTGGACACCTGTACATGCAACTGTTCTTTATGATCAAATGAAACGTATATCTGATTATTTCTTGGAACAGAATTTTGATTTTGAACGTGATTTCTTCTGTTCCCTTTATAATGAAGACTTCTTTCAGCCTAAAGATCCTGATGATTTACAAAGTTGGTGTGGAGGCGTTGGTAATTCAATGATTGCTTGCGATCCTCAAGGTCGCATATTTCCATGTATCAGATATATGGAATCTTCTCTTAATGGAGAGCAAGAACCGTACTCTATTGGTGATGTAGATAATGGTATAGGATGCACAGAATGTTATAAATGCAGAATTAATTGTATGGCAAAAATAGATAGAAGGACACAGAGTACAGATGAATGTTTCTATTGTCCTATAGCTGCAGGATGTTCTAATTGTTCTGGTTATGATTATCAAGTGAATGGTACTCCTGACTCAAAAGCTACTTATATATGTGTTATGCATAAAGCTCGTGCTCTTGGGAATCTGTATTTCTGGAATAAATATTATAGAAAAAATAATATGAGTAAGCGAATGAAAAACTATGTGCCAGATGAATGGGCGCTTGAGATTATTTCTGAATCAGAACTTAATATGTTGAAAGAACTTGAAAGAGAGGATTAAAAGCCTCTCTTTTTTATTGACTAAAAGGAGGCTTGATATTATGGCAGAAATTAAAGGAATTGATGTTTCCAGATGGAATGGAAACATCGACTGGAAAACTGTTGCTAGTTATGGAATGGGCTTCGCTATCCTAAGAATTACAGAAAAAGGAAATATTGTTGATAGCACATTCGAACCTAATTATAAAGGCTGTATTGAGAATAAAATTCCTGTTGGAGTCTATAAATACAGCTATGCTACTACTATTGCTCAGATTAAAAATGAAGCAAATGTAGTTATTAAAACATTGAATAAAAGAAAACTGGATTATCCAGTGTTTCTTGATATAGAGGATAAATGTCAGGAGAATTTATCTGACAATTTAATGATGAAAATGATCGAAGCGTTTAGAGCTATTATTGTCAAAGCTGGATATAAATTTGGTATTTATTGCGGCTATTCTTGGTATCAGAACCAGTTACCAGAAGGTGCTAAAAAGTATGATTGTTGGGTTGCTCGATATCCTAATAATGATACCGGTGAATTACAGGAAAGATTAAGAGTTCCTGCTTCTACTGGTGTTATTGGATGGCAATATTCTAGTAAGGCAACCATTCCTGGTATTCCAACAAAAACCGATCGAAGTGTATTCTATAAAGACTATTCTAAATCTTCTACTACTTCTACAAACTCTCTCAAACCAACAACTACACAAGGAAGTGATACTATGAATAAAGATAAAGCTATTGATGCTCTTATTGCTTGCGCTGAAAATGAGGTTGGATATTTAGAGAAGAAATCTAATTCTCAGCTTGATGATAAAACTGCAAATGCAGGTTACAATAACTACACTAAATACTGGAGAGACGTATATCCTCAGTATCAGGCACAGGCTTGGTGTGCAGCGTTTGTGAGTTGGTGCATGATGAAAACATTCGGTCTTGATGTAGCTAAAAAACTCCTTAAACATTGGCCTTATGTATACTGTCCTACTCTTGGAAATCTCTTCACAAAGTATGCAAATCCACAGCGAGGAGACATTGTAATCTTCTATCGTAATGGTACATTCGCTCATACTGGATTAGTAACAAAAGTCGAAGGAGATAAATTTTATACTATTGAAGGTAACACTTCAGGAGGCTCTTCTATTGTTCCAAATGGTGGTGGAGTTTATGCTAAGAGTTATTATAATTCAAATCTCCCTGGGACAAAGTTTTGTCGTCCAGACTATTCTATTGTCACATCCATCTTAACTTCTAACACCTCTTCTACATCATCTCCTGCACCTGTACAGCCATCTTATACTGCATGGGTAGGTTCTTGTACAGCTAATGGAACAGATGTATTCTCAGGCGCTACAGGAGCTTCTAAGTTAAGTACATATCCTAAACTTAATGCAGGTAATCTTGTGGATATCATCGGTGAATCTGGTACAAGATATCAGGTTCGTATCGCTGCAAAATATATAGGGTATGTAGAAAAATCTAACATTAAAAATCCTAATACTCCTGCTGTAACAACTACAAAAAAATATCCATTTGTAGGAAAAGTAACTGCAAGTAAATTGAATGTTCGCAAAAAACCCGGTACTGAACATCCGTTACTTCCAGAGTATCCGATGTTAAATAAAGACAATCTTATTAATGTCCTCGGAGTTACAAAAGATACTAAAGGTAACAGATGGTACAAAGTATCAATTACTAAAAATGAATATGTTGGCTATGTATCAGCCAAATATATCATTAAGGCATAAGGAGGTACGTCATGGGTATTGAACAGATACAGAAAATCCATGAGTTTGGTGAGATCAATGTGATCATATCTTTACTTCTTTGTGCAATGCTTGTTATAGCTTTAAAAGCTGGATGGGAGAAACTTCTTGATGTTCTTGGTCTCGAAACAAAAGCATCTCTACAGAAGAAAGCTTTAGAGAAGAAGTTGTCTGATATGGAACAGAAAATTGCTGATTTTGAGCAGTCTCAACATAATTATCATGACCAGTCCATTAATATCAGAGATGATCTGAGAACAAATCAAAATACTCTGAGCACACAGCTTACTGATCTTACAACTTTGATGCAGAACTTTATAACTAATCAAGATGAGTGTACTGTAGCATCATTTAGAAGTTCTCTCTGGAGAATGCATAGAGACTTTATGGCACAAGGGTACATCACACCGGATGGATTAAAGACATTCCTAGAGATGGGAAAGCTTTATGAAAAGGCTGGTGGAAATGATATTTATCATGAGAAATTACTTCCAGATATTGAATCTCTGGAAGTCAGATATACAAAAGACAATGTACTATAATTTATGGGTAGTCAAGCATTATACTTGGCTACCCATTTTTTTACTTTGATTCTTTATTAAGCATATTCCGAACGTCTTCTACAGAAAGTCCTTTTTCTCGAAGTAATTTGGCAAGATCTTTCATAGACTGTTCTTCTTTTACGGCTGCTTCTTTCTTCTCTGCTGCAACAAGATCTTTAGAAAGATTCTTTTTCTGCACTCTCAAGCCTTTGATATCTTCTGTAAGCTTAGTAATTTGTTCTTCTATAGATGTAATTTGTGCTTTAACTTCTTCAGTTGTTAATTCCACTACTCGTCTTTTACCTCTCATTTGAAGTGCCTCCTGACATAATTATAAATAATCATATCATAAAATTATTAAAGGTACAAGATATCACCGGAGTGTTAACATTATTTACCTACCTCCTCTGGTAGTTATTTTAGGAAAATTGTCTCATTGTACTGTTCAGTTTTGACACCATTTGTACACCATTTTTGTGTTAAGTTACGTGAAGATATAATATGATACGTGAATGTTAATCCTTTAAATTCAATATATAATGGTTAAAAATGGTCATATTTATTTAATTTCATGTTCCTCATGGAAATGCTTATATTTTTCTATAAGTCGTTTATAGGTCCCTGTAAAATCAATGATTTTAATGTGCTAATACTGATTTTACACCATTTTTACACCATTCTATAATTAGCTGATTTTTTGGAATGCTCTGCACGTATTTATATCGTTCATCGTATTTTCTAACAACTTAATGTCACTCATTTTTTTATCACTTAAAACTTCTGTATAGATATCCATGGTCATCTGAATATTTGTATGTCCAAGATATGATTGTACTGTCTTTGGTGGGATTCCTGCCTCAAAACAGCGTGTGGCAAATGTGTGTCTGAATGTATGCGCACTAAATTTTGGCATCAGAGGCTGATTTTGAGATGCTCTAATTTTATTAACATTATTTCTTACTGTACGTATCGAACTACCAAGTACTTCATCCATCAAGGGTCTATTATTTCTTGTCACGAAAAGGAGCTTACCAAGAACGTCAGAGTCATAATCAATCGGTGGCAATGTATTGAGCTGCCGTACTTGATCTTCAATTGCTTTTCTGCATATGGAATTCATCGGTACGGTTCTTATACTGGATTTAGTTTTTGGTATGCTGATTTTGTATCCTAAAAAATTATCTTTTGAAGATTTTCTAAAATAAGTTAAAGTTTTAGTAACATTTATAGTATTATTTTCAAAATCAATATCATCTAAAGTAAGCGCTCTCAGTTCTCCTGAGCGAAGTCCTGTATTAACTGCGACAATATATAGATTATAATAGAAGCATCCTTTCGCCATAAAGAAGAAATCTCTTTGATCCTCACGGGATAAGGTAACGATTTTTCTTCTTTCAGTTCCGATTATTTTTATGCCTTTTGCCGGGTTTTTAGTACATAAATCATTATCCATAGCATAAGAGAATAAATCGCACAAAACTGTACGTATATTATTGACTGTACTTTTATGTAACCTTTTACCCAGCCCGTTAAGTAAATCTGTTACCATCAATTTAGTAATTGATGACAATGGCAATCTGCCTAGCACAGGTTTTATATAGCAATAGTATGTACGTATATATATTCTAATTGTACTTGGCTTCAGAACAGGTTCTTTATATACCCTCATCCACTTTTCATACCACTGATCCAAAGTCATATTGGAGTCTACTACATTATTTTTACTGTAATTATCTACAATTTCACTCATTAATGCATTTTTAACTTCTTTTAAAGTTATCCCGTATACGCATCTACGCTTCCCGAACCTATCTGTAAATCGGGCTTGATATCTACCGTCCTTTCTCTGTGAAATGCCCTTTCCGAGTTCTTTACCTTTTAAATCTTTTCCCATTATACATCATCCTTTCAAAAAGTCCGTATGTACAATGAGGCAATTTTCTACATTAATCATATCATACATACGGACTTCTTTCAATTATAAATAGACAATGCTATCTAAATATTTTTCAAACTTCTGTCTTTTTATCAGACACCTGTTACCGGAGTACATGACAAAAGTACATCCCGGTTCTTTAACAAGCTCACGTAGCTTATTCTTTCCTATATTAAAGTATTGAGCAGCCTCATCTATAGTTAGAGCATATTTCTCAGATAATGCGATCATCATCTTCTACTTTCCAAAATCCAAGTTGATGCTCCAGATCTTCTATTAATTTAGTATTGTCACTCTGAATTACTACTTCAATTGTTTTTGGAAGTTCAAATGATAACACTCCTAAAATAGATTTAAGATCTATAATATATCTTCCAAATTTTCCATCAATATCGCAATCTTTAAACTTATTTGTAATAGATACGACAGCCGTTGCATCTGCTGAATTATTTAGTCGAATTTTCATAGTTATCCTTTCTTTTTATCAAATAAAATGATATACTATACATGGTTGTATTTGATGTATAGCATTCATACATATAACCATACACATTTTTCTTTAAAGAGGCACTAACCATATATGGAGTGCCTCTTTTTTTTTACTTTTAATCATCATATTCCCATTCACGAGTGTGTCTATTATAATGACTATTCGCTTTGCACCGGAAGTCATATTGAGTAGGATCTCCTTTACGAAGTGGACACTCATTACAATGGACACGATTATTTTTATCATATGCGCTATATTTTTCGCATATAGCTTTTTCTCTGTCTGTTGTAAGCATAGTTACACGTCCTCATCCTGTGGCATTTCAAATGTATTGGTTTCTTCTAGTGCAGCAAGTACATTATTCATAGATGAAATAGATAAACCCATATTATTGCATGAATAAAATACATTCATAGAATGCCATTTATCATTTTGTTTTCGTAGCATATCCAGCACTTTAAGTGTTTTCGTATAAGACGAATATTTTCCAAGAAAGATAGAACTATTTGCATATTTTAAATGAATCTGATTCCCATTATATATAGAAAATGTCTTTCCAGATGCATCTAAATAATTTTCTTGATTTTGACTTCTGATCCACATAAAATCCTCCTATTCATTCTTTGTTGTACTTCCAAATCCGCCATTTCGTACTCCTGCAGCTTCATCATCAATAGTAATACCATATTCAACAAAAATACCCTGAGCGAATCCTTCTCCGCGAAGTACATTAAGATTTTTCCATGGTCTTTTACTATCATTAGTAACTTTAATAAAGATATGACCTTCATTATCAGAATCATAGTAATCACTGTCGATGATACCTACTGTATTATCAAGCTGCAGACGATATTTGAATCCAAGGCCGCTTCTTGGATAGCATTTCAGTACCCATCCTTCTTCAATCTTACATCTAATTCCAGTTGGCACTTTTACTGTTTCACCTGGTTTCATATTAAGTGTAAGCGGTGTGAAGAAGTCATAACCGGCACTTCCTACTGTTGCTCTTTTAGGAAGCTCAATACTACCATAAATGCCTTCTATTTCACGTCTCGTGTCAGCGTCAGAGGCGTCTAATTCGAATGTATCACACCAATCTTTCATGAATTCTTCTAAGCTCACTTTTTCAAACTTTGCTATTCTTTTCATTTACAAATCTCCTTTTTTAAATATTCAATATATTCATTCCATTCGCCTAATGAATGGATATATTCTTTAGTTTTTAAACATTTTTTCTTCATATCTTTTTTCAAATCAATTGTCCTATACTGCTTACTTTTTTGAAGTTTATTGGTCAAAAAAGCATCTGTTACCCTAGAGACTAACAAGTAATCCTTACTGTCCATAGAATCCAAAATAGCGTTGTATTCTGCTAAATCTTCCTCAGGAATAGGGTAATCACATTTGGGTAAGTTCTTAGTCGAGAAAGGACTAATATCAGCTCCTGCAATCGCAGGTTTAAGAAAAAGTGCTATGTATTCTAACTTACGAGCATGGAACTTAAACTCTATTTCTTTGTCGTTTTCCATGATACTTCGTACAGTTCCTTCATCTTCAAGTGCCTTATATAATTCTTCATAAGTTTCATATTCCGGTAACCCAATATCATTAGCTATAGCTTTTAAAATATTGTGTCCTCTTCCTATAGATGGGATATAAGCTACAAGAGTAGAAAAACCATAATGATATATTTGAGCACCACCATAACACTTAATATAAATATCATCAAAACTTGAATCTATTCCTCCAGAATCATCTCTGGGATAATCATTGGTACTTTGATCTATCGCAGCTTTTAGTCTGTAAGTACCTTTATATTTCATTAGATATTTTGCCATTTAAAACCTCTTCTTTTTCCTCTCATAACCAAATAAATATTATTCATGTTTATCTTTTAAACTCCTCTGCTAAAATTTCAAACTCCACATCATCATGCAACTTTCCATCCATTAATTTACATATTTGTTTATGATAAGCACACTCTCTGCCGCCATGCTCCTTAATAAAGTTTCTGTACCCACGAATAGCCGGATTGTCTGCTATACAGCTCCAACAAAGTCTATTCAAATGGTATTTATCAAAGATATCACATATGATTTGATATAAATCTTTAGCAAATAATACATTACCTTTATCAAAACTAATTGCGCCAAAACGATCAGCGCTCATTGTTACAAAGCTAACAGAATATGAAATATATCCTAATATATTGCCGTTATTGTCAACAGAAACAAAATGATGAGAATCATAATTGTTGTTTGGAATATCCAGTTCTTCAACTCCAGACCAACCAGAATAATACATGTATTCTTCGTTATACCAAGTCTCTATATATTTCTTTTTTATTTCTTCTTTATATAATTGTGCTGGTTTGATCATTCTCTATTCCTCATATTGTCTTAACTCATTGATAAAGGTAACAAAAACGCCCACAGGCACCATGGCGATTCTGTAATTTTCATGCCTATTATTACTGCTACTGCAGTTGAAATCCATGCTATTGCTTTTGCAAATTCCATATATTAATTCTCCTTTAATACCATAATAACTGCATTACACATACCAATAATTCTTTGAAATTTTTCATCCTTCATACGAGCATTTGCGCTAGATATCTCATATCCATTTTTCGCAAGCTCTTTTATTTCAGACATCCATTCTACAACAATATTACTGCCAGATTTTTCCTGAGACGTTTTTTTATCTGGTGGTGATGCGTAAGGTAATTGTTGCGGCCTTCCTGGTTTCATATCTGCTTCCTCCATTAATTTAATATAATTCCTTTAATGTTTTTATCATAATTTTAATTCTCCTTTATGCTTTCCATAAGTTCACTACGAATTTCATCATACATTTTATGTAACTTAGGATTCACAAAAGTCATCCATTCTCGCCGTTTATCCTGTATCATAAGTGCTCTCAACATGGTCCCAGAGATGGGTAATTCTTCACGATTAATGATTAATTCGGTTGTGTTCTTTAAATCTTTCTTGTCGAACCATCCACTCCGGCTATCATCATTACCATAAATCATTACATCTGGATTTTTATAAATATATCGATCTGCATTTTGAAGAAGATATCTACCCCAATCTGGTGTGATATCATTTTCATCAGTAAGGTCTGATAATGTATAAATCATAATGTTCGAATCATCACCATATACTTCACGTATCATCTTGATTCTAGTATTGACATTCAAAGGATTACGTTCTGTCCCGCATTCTTGAGCGCTACCGACGAGAATAAGCATCCGATCACAAAGTAATAACCCAGTATCAATAAGTTTTTCATGGCCTTTGTGGAACGTTTGAAAACGCCCACAAACAAGCCCAACATCATATGGTTTCATGTTATTTCTTCTCCTCTTTAATTCCAAGTGTATAAATAAATGTTACTAAGAACACAATGAAAAAAGCGATATATACAATAATTGCTGCAGGAATAGTAAATATAATTGCAATAAATATATATATCTTACCGAACCAGTTTCTATTTTGGAGCCACGTTTTATATTCTCCTATTGGTAATAATTCATCTACTGCGCAGTTTATTACTAAAAGCATTGTAAAGAAAAGTTCGAACAAAAAAATTGATATAAGTACATTTTCCATTATGCTGCCTCTACTTTTAATCCAGGATTAAATACCGGGATCTTCTCTGATTTAAAAAGGCATCGTTTATGCATTAAATCAATCTTAACTTTTACATCCAGATCGTCAATCTCTCCTGTACGAAGATATCTGTCCAGAACTTCATATGGGAATCCTAAATTGTCCTCATCTGTCTTTCCACATAATCCATCAATTGGAATCTTTTCAATAAGCTCTGTAGGAAGTCCTACTTCATATCCAAGTTTTTTAACTTCATATACAGTTAATTTTCCTAACGGACTAAAATCTCCTGCTGAATCACCATACCTGGTTTCATAACCGACATATGATTCTGAAAGATTACATGTATTTGCTACTCTTCCATTACAAGACTGAGAGACAGCATATAATGTAGACATTCTAATACGTGCCGGAAGATTTATTTTTGTCTGTTCACTGATCTCAATTCCTGAGCCTTCGAGTCTTGATAGTACACTTCGAACCGTATCTCCAACATTAATCTCGTAAGACTTGATATCAAGATATTCACAGAGTTTATATGCAGCATAAATATCTTTCTGCTGACCTTGTGGCATAAGCACACCAATTACTCTGTCTTTTCCTAATGCTTCAACACATAATGCTGCTACAACAGAAGAATCTTTTCCACCAGAGATTCCTACTATTGCATTGCAGCCTGGGCCATTTTGATCAAACCAGTCTCTGATCCACTGTACAATTTCATTCTTAAGTTCTTTAAAGTATCCATTGTAATATTTCATCTTATAATCCTCCCAAACGATTAATATACTGCCTAACCTCACCATCATCATATGTTTTAGTAACTAATACTGCAGACACTGTTTGTCCTATTCTTCCATGATATTTACGATATGTACTTTCATCACTAAGTGAATATTCCACTCCGTTATAGTTTACCGTAATTTCATACTCGGCATAATCTGTCCGAAATTGCGGAACATGATTAATTATACCTATTAAATGAGTTTCTTCCGGCTTATAGTATTCATTAACAATTTTGACTTTTACACTTTCTTCTTTCTTATCAATACATTTAGCGCATCCAGTCAACATAAATATACTGATAAACAGAAGAATTAATATAGATACTGCTTTTTTCATTTTGATTCCTCCTGCAGTTCCTTTCTTACTTTCATAAGAATTATACCAAGCCTGTTTTCTCCAATACCATTAACAGTTCCCCAAGTTGTATCTCCCCATGTATTTCCTTCTTCCAAATGTTCATCACATGTAGCAAGTAACTTTTCCTTAAGGTCTGGATTCTGAGTGAATTTAGCCAGTACGATTTCATACATTACTTTATCTTTCACTTCTTCCCAATCTGATCTCAAATCAATCTTTCTACCTGTTGCCTTTGCCTCTGATGGGCTAGCTTTAGAAAATAACTGGAATCTTAGTCTACGATTCTTTGTTTTCTGCGCTTGAAAAGCTGCTTCATTATTTGTATAATCCCATCCGTTGTAACTTACCGGTGCCATATAAAAGTTACTTAAAAAGTAATAATCTCCAGTAAAACTATTAATCATTTTAAATGCCCTCCATTGGTTTCCACTGTTTTCTCCTTTTACTCTGCATTTTCCAACCCGACACTTTTAATCCTCTCACATGATCCCATGAATCTGTTTTTCTTTTTGGTTTTATAGGTTTGAGAGTAATACCATATTCATTTCTTACTTCTACAATCTCTTCTGGTGTAATACTTTTACGCTGATCCGGCACTGTTGAAGCCCAATGAATATTCCAACCATGATGTTTATGATACGTACGATAATATTTCTTCTTATATTTCTTAGTAAGCTGATAAAAGTCTCGTACATTACCATAATTATCTATAATCAAATATCTGTGATATTCGTGAGTGCGAATCATAAAATCCCAATTATTATCTATTTTTAAATATTCATCATCAAAATAATTAAATGAATGATAAAAATTAATACTTCTCATACTGTATGGGAACTTTGACTTAAAGTATGTATACAGCTCTTTAGTCCCTTCTACATATCCTACATATTCCCATGGGAGCCATTTATATATGATCCATTTAAAATGACCTTCTACACACTTTGTACGCTGCATATAAATATGATACTCTCTCATATGTAACTCCTATTGTTATTTATACTTTGACATATTGACTGTTGTTTTAAAATATTTACCAATTGTTGCAATTGTTGCACAAATAACAGGGATCATTGGTTTCGTAAATCTAGTTGTATTAAATATGATATTTAGTCCATTAACCAATGCGTCTCCTACAAAAAATTTCAGTATACATCCACCTATGTAAGCAAACATAAATGATAATGCCGGACTAATAACAAGAGTGAAAATCGCAAGGATGATTACTGTAAACGCACCTATTCCTTCTAATGTATTATCTTTTCTGTTCATTTAATTCCTCCGAATCTTTTTTATATTCAACTACAATTACATGTAATCCATATCTTCTGGCAGTATCAATCATATTTTTTGTACCTCGCGATTCACCATCCCAAAATGCGATCAACGTACCAGAGCTTGATTCTGATGCAAATTTTGCCATTTCATTATTACGTCTAGGGCCAGCAGACTTTCCATAAACTCCCCATAACGCTTGAAATCTTATAACGGAGTAACCATTATCAAACGCATAACATTCACCAAGCCTATCTGCACCTTTTGCACCACCACTGATACCTCTAATTTGCTGAGTGTTATTAACTTGATTCTCTTCGATATAATCTGACACAGTTTTCTTAAGCAAACGATAATCATCAAAATCTCGTGAACCTGCTATAATAATATTCATCGCCTCGCTCATTCATCCAGCCTCCATAATTCCACATCATAATCTTTAAGTTCCTCTTCAATGATTTTATAAACCATTTCCCAGTCTGCTCCCCCTCTTCCACAACCAATCTTATACGGAAGTGCTACTGAAGTTCTACAAAGATCTTTTCCTTCTAGTCCATTTTTTTCACGCCATACTCCAAAATGTTGCGAAATATATCTTAAACCATCTCTAAAAGCTTCAATATCTGTATACTGTTTACCATCATATCCATATTTATTTTGTGCGAATAAAGACAATACAATTTGACCTCTATCTTTCAATAAATATGCATCACACGTTCCGAGTAGTTCTTCCGACTCGAACTTACAAAACTCACAAAACTTTCTATAGTGTTTATAAATGCCTTCATCATAATCTCTTAATACTTTAGCGACTCCAGTGTTCATTTCTCCTTGGCAGTTAACCTGATGAATTATAAAATCTGTCTTTGCATTAACGATATTACCTTCAATAATTTTAATCATAAATCTTTTCCTATAAATCCTGAAATGTAAACTTCTCGCCACAGGAGCAAATCACTTCTCCAATAGTTCCGATTGATGTTGGTGTAAAGCACCATGTAAGAGAACCGCCTATGCAACCATGCCCCATTGCTCTCTGTTTAGAAGTTTTTAAACCATGTTTCTCAGTGTCATGTTTTAACTGCCACTCTCTGATTTTCTCTTGTTCTTTTTCTGAAATTGGAAATCCTCTATACAGATCCTCTTTCGCTTTTTTCAGTTCTGCTTCCATTCTCTGCATTTCAGAATCTTTATAATGCTCATCTTTAAGCTTCTTGTTTTCCTCTTCCAGATACTTAATTCGTCTTTCATAAGAATCTGCTTTGTTAATAATTCCTTGACAAAGATCTGAAACAGAATCGGAAAAATATGTCTTTTTCATTTTCATCTTAAATCTCCTTTACTAAATATTTCACTGGAATCTTTTTAGTCAGCCAAACTCCATTTTTAGATAAGTAAAATTTGTATCCATCTTTGTACATCTGTTCACTATTGATAGAATAAACAACTTCTTTACCATGTCTCTTGCCGACAGCTTTGGCAGTTTCAACATCTTTTGACAAATGAACATATAAACGACTTTTAGGAATCAGTCCGTTCTGATCAATAGACGCTATATATTTCTCGCCGGTTCCATGATAAAGAATTTTAGGCGGCTCTTTCTCTTCCAGTTCTACATCTACCGGAATTGAATGTCCCTGATTCGCTCTGATCAATGTCTTATCATCATTGAAAGAATATCGCTGCTTATTGTTAGTCCGTACAATTTCCTCTAAAATTTCTTTGTTGAATCCGGGATTATTCTTCTCAATACCCTGAATCAGTTCTTCTACATTCGCCCAACCATGTTCATCTATAGTAATACCAATAACTTCAGGCTTATGTCTTAATATAAGACTTATATATCTACTAATACTTTGTAAATTCATTCTCTTTACTCCTCTTTACTCCATAAATGATGAAACATGTACGGTTACAAAATCACTATGTGTACGAATATAATCCAAAGTTTTTACTGTATCCTCTACAATTGCAATCTGAGATGGCTTTAAATGCAACTTTGCTTGTAATTCTTCAAGAATTATTAATTTTGTATTTTTATTTGCAACAAAATAGATATTGTCATCAGGTAAATCATAGTTGTTTTTGATAAAAGCTTTTTTGCCGGGGATCTCACTAGAAGGACTCTTTGAACAAGCATATACTTTGTCAATACCTTTCTTCTGAATGAACTCTTGCATTAATTTAATCGGACGCACATCTTTATACGGATTCTCACCGGAAGCTACAAGTCTATCCCATTCATCATCAGTCATACTATGACTTAATTCAGAGAACTCATACGGAGCAAGTACTCCATCTACGTCCATTACTACAATTACATCATCTTTTAATAAATAATCTGTAATTTTACTCATCTTTGTTTCCTCCGTTTAGTCTTTCTCTAATGTCTTCAAATGTTTCTTTATGATACATTTCACCGTCTTTAAATACAGTTCTTAATACTCCGTCACGAAATACATCATTAAATCCATCCATGCATTGCAGCTCTCCATTGTCATCGTGATATATACAACAACACCCTTTATGAGACTTTTTCAAATGACTCGTGTCGGTTTTTGGATCTTTATAAATCATAATTGGCTCGCCATTAACAATTCCATATGTAGCTTTCATAGCAATACCAAACATATCCCTAGTTACAACAACTATATGTCCATCGGGTTCTATAACTGCTGAGAAGCAAAATGCTCCGACTCCGAATACAATATTGTTTGCAGCAAATCCTTTTTTCTTCAGTTCTTCCCATACCTGCTTTACATTATTAAGAGTACATCCGTCCCCATAGATAATTCCAATGTGCGGATCAAGCACTTTGTATCCTTTGCTATTTACTGTTCCGCCGAATGTATTCCAAAGCTTTTCAATTGTCTCTACAGCAATTTCTACCATATCCCCGGAATCTGGACGAACCAGAAGTTTACCATTATGCTGCATGATTTCTTTTTTACAAGCCGGAAGAATATTATCAATCATGTTCCAGTAATCATATGTATCAGATACCATACTAAAGGATGCATTAGGATATAATTCTGTAAGCAGTCTTTTTACAAATGTAATTTCATCACCGTCTACTGCAAAGTTTGAAGCCATGCAGCTATGTTCTGTTGATACAGCGCCAATTCCAATCTTTTCAGTCCAGCAACAAGCATCATAATATGTATCTATATAATCAATAGCAGGAATTGTGCTTGTCTTATCAAATGATAATAACCAAGCAGATGAACATCTTACGGCCTCTTCCATACAAGACATTCCTCTCATACCAAAGTCTGAGCATGCCATTTCAGGTCTTAAAAAGTCATCACAGGTCATTTTATAGTAGTCATTTGCAAGTTCTCTATACATATGACCAATTGTTGCATGAGCACATGGTTTCCAGAGTTCAACCTGCAGGATACATTCGATCCACTGTACTACCCAAGCAAAATCTGGATGTGTATTTGTAATTTCAATACATGGAATACCCATTGGTACCAATGTTCCTTCCGGAATAGCACGAATCCGAATTGGAAGATAGCCTAATTTATGAAGTTTCATAATAGGCTCTAGGTCATAACTGTTTCCTAACTGTATATCCATACTGTATTTATATGTATGCTCAACTTCTGCTGCTGTTAATTCAAAAAAGTTTTTATTAAAATAATCGACCAGATACTCTTCAATAAATGCCTGTAGACCAAAGAATACCATTTTGTTCTGATTCTTAAGCATTGATCTTCGTGGGGTCCAGTAAGATACTAATTTCGTCAGTCCTTTTGGATAGATTTTATTATGTATCTGTTTATATGTGTCTGAGAGTAAAATTGCCATTGTATTCATTATTTTTTATTCTCCTCTTTGTCGTTTACAACTTTGTCAATCTGATCTGTGATATAATCAACTACATCTTTACCAGTTTTGCCAATTGTTTGAATGTTATCTGGTGTGATTTCATTTACAACTGCCATCGTATATATTGTTTCTGTATTAGGTGTCATGATTGTAATGATAGTCATTACAACACATCCGATAATTGATTTGCTAATAGTTTTTCTAAACTTAAATGGTTCGTCATATCCGGCTAATCCGGCAAAGAAAGCACCCATAGCAATAATACTGCATATTCCTGCGATCACTCCAAAAAATGTCGTTAAATTATCTGCTCTACTAGCGAAATAAATCAACCAAGGACTAATAATTGGTTCCATACTTTCTTATCTCCTTTATGATTTTATCAACTTCATATTCTCTTAAAATATTATCCACATCTTCTGTATATAATTACTGGGAATCCATCCATTTATTCTTCTCCATACATGCAGATTTCACACATATATTTACATTTTCCACAATAAGAATCATACCATTTGTTAAATTCATCTATTTTTATCTCATGCGTAATATTTGCTTTTAACCGATATTCATTATATTTGAATCCACATATATCATGCATATCCATATTATGTAAATTTTTATTAATATTTTCTGTTACAAAACTTATTTTTCTCACCCTTTCTTCACAGACGAAGGACATATTTTACCCATTATTTTCTACCCTTAACAAGAATAATCGTATTAATATTTGTAGCCCTTATCTAAACCTCTCAACCAGTTCGATCTTAGGACTTTCCAGATTTGTCAAAATCGTATCTGTTGTATAAATCTTCTCTATCAGTCCATTGTTTTTCAGAAGCTCTCCATCATAAACAGTGTTTTCACAATGAGTAACATAAAGATAAATCTTACCTACACCGGCCTCTTTCAGCTTTTTAGCACTATAATAAAAAGTCCCGCCTCTGCTGCAAATATCATCTACAATAAGAATGTCTTTACCTGGTAACTGATCAATTTCACCAGATAAATCTAAACCTTTAATCTCTCCGGTCTCCCAATCTCTATTCTTAATACCGAAAGCATATGGAAGATGTACTGCTGAAGAATATCGCTTCATGGATCCCGCATCCGGATAAAACATCATAAGGTTATTACTCGCAATCTTCTTAACAGTATCCTCAATCATTCGATTTGGGGATTCTATATGTACTTTATTAAATAATGCGGCAGATACATCAGAGTGAGGATCTAAAACTTCTACCTGTTTAAAATTCAACAAGTTAATAATTTGAGCAAAATATTTCAGTGTAAAGATTTCTTTTCTCTTTTTTACTCTGTCCATACGTGCATCAGGAATATATGGCATATCTAAATAAATTTCAGTACCCTGATCTTTACAATATTGAGTAAGATAAATAATTGCTGACATTTCTTCCATTGACTCAAAAAACCATTCAATAAGGTTTTTGGGTCCAATAGGAGGAATATCCTTAAATAAGAATGTTCCATCCGGATATTTATCAAGTTTGATTTCTACGTCGTTTAATTTAATCATTTAGTTCTCCTCACGTTCAAACAATTTTAATTTCCAGTTATCTTTGAATATTTTATGTATTTCATAAAGAGATATATTAGACTCGCAATATTCATTCATATGAGTCATAGACAATGTCTTCCGACATGGGATTCCAGAGGTTTTTATGTCTGCTTGACATCTTTCATGTAATTCTTCCACATTTAACTTCCCATATCTTAAAGTATCCTGATGCGGATTTGGAACATTAGTTAAATCTTTTATATCAGGATTAATTTCTTCCTTATTACACTCAGTTGGGAATGCACCGGCTCCATGCCGTGTCATATAGGTACGAGTCACATAACAGGCTTCTATATTGATTTCATCAGTCCAATTTACAGACTTTATGATTCTGGCAGGATTCTTAATACCAGTATTTGATGGTGTTAAATGCGGAAAATATTCCGTATTATTTTGATCTAAAAGAAGCCCCTGCCCATTTTCAAATACTATGGTATCGTATCCATTAAGTAATTGATCATTACTTACAAAATGTACATGTGACATCATAAAATCAAGATCTTTATAGTAATGATCTCGAAGCCCAGGATTTTTTACGGGATGAAATAATTCTTCTTCCTGTTCAGATAATGTAATTCCCATATGTCTAAACATATCCATATAATATGACCATGACAATGAATATGAATTAATATGTTTTTTATAGCGTTGAATTGTATTATAAATCCCCATTCCACAGCTTCCGTGTTTATTATTACCACGACTTCGTTCAATAATTTGATTTGCCATCATATCAAAAGGATTTGTAATCATACATTTTTCATGAAAATACACATGAGGTTCCCATCCTAATTTCTTTAACTCTTCCCATTCTTCCTTAAATACCAGAGGATTTAAAATAAAATCCTCCGGTAAATAAGTATCTGCTCCGTTTAATGTTCCAGAGCCGAAATGGTGAAAGACATGCCGGGTTCCATCTGATTTTAATACTGTGTGTCCTCTTTGAGCGCCGCCATTTGAACACACAACGATACAGTTATCTGCATTTTTAGTATAATAATCTGTTAATTTGCCCTTACCCTCGTCACCAAAGTTTGCCCCGATGACAATTTTTATATCTTTCATATGTTCTCCTTACCAAATGATAGCTCCTGATTCATCTGTCTCTGCAGAAATTACAGTGGATGAGACTACTACAGGTTCATTATTTTCTGCAGCCGCAACTACAATCTTTACAATTTCATCTGCAATATCATCAAGACGATTAATGGTCCTAAAATGATTATCATCAAGATACTCTGAAAAAGACTCAACTATTCCTCTCTGGTCATATCCATCACGATGATTTACATTAATGTGATAAATATCAAATTTCTCAGATGTTTCCATATATAAATCTTTAGTTTCTACATCGGCCTGAAGCGTATCGCCAGTTGTAATTCCTAATCCAGAGCGTCGTCCTGATACTGGTAAGTACGGATTAAGACGTTCATCTCCAATAGTAATAATTACGCCTTTTTTACCCCTATTCCAACAATCAAGTTTTGTATGACTAGATCCAAAATACCAAGCAGCAGTATATGACTCGAAACAATTACCTCCGCCGCCAAATTCAAAATAGATTTTATCAAGCTGCTCCGCAATTCTAATATCGGATTCAAACTGTGATGCCTGTATTGGATAAGTATCGTAAGCCAAATCTCCAATACCCATAATCATAAATTCTACGTCTTTAATCTGACCATATAATTTTGTCATGATTTCATTAAGTCTTTTTGCAATTTCTACTGCGGTCTGTCCCATAGATCCTGTGACATCCAAAGCTAAAATAACTGGTAAAGTATTCGGATGCTCTTCATTATCACAACATTCTCTAATGACACCTTTAGGATCGAGTGCTGCATCAATATTTTTTGCTTTAAACATTTCCTGATTAGAATAACTTCCTGTAACTACTCCTCGTGAATCAGTGTCATATCCTTTTGATGTTGAATAACTTACAAAACTTCTAGTATCCCAACTTCCACATCCCATAATTATTCATCCTCCTCTAAATCATCTTCACTATCTTCTGCATCTGTATCATCAATACTAAAATCAAACATACCGTCAAATACATCTCCCATACCGCCACTCATCATCATAAATGGCATCATAGCGTTCATTGGATTACTGTCTGTTCCAGTTCCGGTACCGGCCGCTCCATTCATCATCTGAGACATCATCATGTATTTAAAGATTTTATTTGCACTATTCTTATCTTTTCCAAGATTACTTCCGAACATAGATACAATTTTCCCATAGAAATAAGTATTGCCCATAAATACATGGCGCTCCGGCAGAATTGTTTCAACTGTAGAATCTTCATAATTGATTACAGTGATCTTTGTTTTATCTGCTTCGATGACGCACTTAGGTTTGCCATTTACAAGGATGATGTCTCCTTTAGCCACCTTATTTGTTGGAATGACGAAGAAAAAGTTTTCATCTACTCCAGGAAATACAAAATTGCCGCAGTTTGTGAGCTTTCCGGATTTAACATTGTAGCTCTTATATCCATTAGAAGTTTTTACTGCAATATTACCGTTCATGGATAACTTACACATTCCACTACCGATTTTTCCAAACATTCCATTCATAAAATTATTCATCATTTTAATTCCCTCCATTGTTTAATTTAATTTCTATTGATTACATTAATCTGGCAGCTTTCCATTACATCAAGAGCCGCTTTATGCTTTTCCGGTGTTGATCCTGCGCAGCATGATGCATCAACTGTGATTTTTGCCTCTGGATAATAAGTTTTAATCAAAAGAGCGTTCGTAATAACACAGATATCTGTGCATATGCCAATAATTTCAATATCTAATAAAGAAGAATCATATACGATATCAAATGTTTCTTCCCAATCCCAGTCATCAAATCCAAAAGTAGATTTACAACATACCATAAAACTATCGAGATTTTTATAATCAAGTTCATCAACAATTTCCCAACCTTTAGTACCATACATACAATGTTCAGGAAGTTTTCTGCCCTCTGAAGTATCTGCATAATCTGAATGATGAGTATCCTTTGTAAGGATTACATAGTTCTTATTATTCTTATATTCATCAAATTTCTTTTTTACATTTGGTATAATAGCTTGTGCCTCCGGTGTTCCAAGAACTCCTGTCACAAAATCATTCTGCACATCAATTACAATCAGAACTTTCTTCTTCTCTTTTTTCATTTTTATTCTCCCATTCTTTAATTTGCTGTGCTCCATCTTCAACTTGCTGCTTATCATGTCTTGAATAATTATCTGCTGGACCATAAGCACCTTTATGTCGATATGAGGCATGTCCTTTACGAGTATTAGTTTTTACTGCAGTGCCACCTCGACCAAGCCAACCATTATGACCTTTTGCTAATATACCAGATTTAAATTCAGGTTCATCAATCCATTCTCCAAGATATCTTCCGGAATATTTTTGGCCCTTGATTAATCTGCGTCTCTTTTTAATACTTTTTAACCTTTGTTCTCTCAAATATCCTCTGTTACGTTCCGGCATGACTATTCCTCCAGTCTATACAAAATAATTGGTCCACCTTCAATATAGAACGTCGCATTGTAATCTATAAATTCTCTAGCCTCATCTTCTGTCATATCCTCATGGTTAACTAAAGATTCAACCATTTTTTCGTAATCATATATTGCTCTATCATCAGAAGAAATACCAAGAAACGCATCTTCATAAGATGGATTTGTAAAAAATATCGTTCCCTCGTATCCGGCCTCTAACAATAACCGTTCTGTTTTTGATACTTGGTCTTCATATATATTATCTGCATGTGCTTCAATATCATCATGTAACGTCTCTTCTGGGTAATCTATAAGAGAATCCATAATATAAGAAGAAGTAATCATATTTAAAGCCTTCTCTTCTGAAATTTGATATTTTCTTTGTAATACAGCTTGCAATCCTTCAATGTAACCCTTAACACTTTCTGTAAGTTCTGATATATCTACCATTATGCGATCCTCACAATCTGTTCATATATAACTATATCTTTTATTGTTATTGCTTTATTGTCGTGGTAATGCCCACACAACCAACGCTTATAATCAACATTGCGCCTTATTTCTTCCAGATAATTTGTTAACTTATCCGGCTTATATAGTCCATGTGATAATAATGCTGCTGTAGAAGAAGCTGTACAATGTGTTAAGATAAAATCTACCTTATTATTATGTTCTGCCAGATTCTTTATACCCTCATCCATCTCTTCTTGATTTGGCATTTCTCGTTCCCACCATGAAATATGATTGATTCGGTACATTTTATCTGGATCATCTCTCCATTCCTTTACTCTTGGATCGTCAATCTCTAATACTCCATCTGAAATATCATGACTGGCAGCCCCTCCAAAGGTAAAGAATTTTAATCCGTCTATATCAAATACCTGTCCTCTCATAAGATGAATTATCGATGGTTTAATAAAATGCACCTTACCACCATGCCATTCTTCTACCGGATAAGAATCTAATATATCGTAATTCTCATGATTTCCGTCAATAAAGAGTGTTGTGAAATGCTTCTCTTCAAGCCAATTCAGATACCACCTTTGCTGCGGTGAATCTCTCCATATCCCAAAATCTCCAAGAATTATCACATAATCGTCCTTCGACATCTCACGCTGTTCGGGAAAAGAATCCATATTAACTCTATGGATCCAATCCCCATGCGTATCTCCGGTTACCCAGATTATTGGCATAACCCCCAAATGAAGTAGTTAACGCTTAACATAAGTAATGATATTGCAGAAGGCCAATAACCATCCGGAACAACATTATTCATAACAACGCTCATGCATATCACACTGATAATGAAAAACACAATATTTTTTAATATCGTTTTAATCATTATTTCGTTAACTCCTTATACTGATCAAGCAAGGCCGCCAGTTCCGGATTCTCAGCCGCATACATTTCATATTTCTTTGTTACATCCATCTGTTTAATCACTGCATCCATATCCTTTTTAAGCTTCTCAGCTTTCTTTCTATTTTCAATACGCTGATCATATGCAGATGTATCAACTCTACAGATAATTTCAGCAGTAATATTTTTATTATATTTTACTTCTGCTTCCGGTACTGTTAAAATTTCTTTAATAGTCAGAACATCCTTATTACAACCACTTACTAAAACCTGGTCCCCGGCCTTATATGTATTACCGTCATCAAAAACTGCATAATAATAGTCTTTTTTACAACAACAAGTTACTTCTTCAATTACTGCTACTGCATAATACCCTGTTAATTTTGCCATTTGTTCACTCTCCTCTTCTGATTTAATTATATTTAATAAATAACCTTCATACGTTTTAAACTTAACCATATCTGCTTATTTCCCAAATACTGATTTCAGTAATAAGAATACAAGCCAAATTCCTGTAGCAATCAACCAGCTGAAAGCGACCCCGAAACATAATGTGATCAATTTTATAATTACACATGTTACGATCCAACTTAAAGCTAATGCCAATAATGACACAATAATAAGTAAAATTCCCGTCATATTATTCTCCTTTTACAGTTGCCGTTCCTGATGTTAAGTCTCCTGCGTCAACAATTGTTGCTGCATTTCCACCTTGCACCTTCGGCACATCACCATTCCATTTATCAATTTTCTGTTTCTCAATAAGCTCTGGAGTAAGAGACTCAGCAATTTTCTTATTTGCTTCTGCTTCAGCATCCGCTTTAATTCTTGTTGCTTCCGCTTTACCTTCAGCAGTGATCTTCGCCTGTTCAGCCTCAATAGCGGCCTTTTCTTTATCCTGTTCTGCTGCAATAAGAGCAACTTCTTTATCTTTATCTGCCTGTACCTTTGCAGTCTTAGCTTCAATATTTGCAAGTTCCAGTTCCTGCTGTGCATTTACTTTCTTCTGAATAGCTGCCTGAGTTTCATCATCGGTTGAAATCGAAGTAAAGTTTACAGTATCAATGATAATTCCATATGGCTCAAATTTCTTTTTCAAGTATTTGTCAAGTGCTTCATTCAGTTCCTGGCGTTTATCACCAAATACATCTGTTACCGGATACTTAGCAGTTACTTCCTGTGTCCACGCTTTCATCTTTGGTTTAATGAAAGTATTTTTTACACTTTCACCGGACTGACCTTTAAATCTTGTAAATACATCAGCAACTTGATCCTGATCGAACTTATAAGAGAATTCCAAATCAACAAGAAGCTGTTTTCCATCAGCAGTAGGTGTTTTAAAACTCTCATCTTTTGGTGAATCACCTTTATCTTCTGAAGTCAGATAAGACTGTTCAATACCAATTGAATACAGTGATGTTTTTACTGTAGGTGAAATCAAATGCCATCCCTGTGGAAGAGTATCATTTGAAATTCCGCCGTTCATCTTGTATTCTACAGCTACATAACCAGCAGGAACTCTTACCGTACACTTTGCTACACAAATTAATCCTGCTACAATTATTACTGCTAATCCAACCCCACCTAAAAATCCTTTTCTCATTACTCATTCTCCTTATCTTTTTCTTTATTTTCTTCTCTATTTATTTCATCTGCTGCATCTTTCCAGATTCTATGTAAGAATCTCCCAAATGGATAAAACAGTGCAGATAATAGAAACCATAAAACTACAGCTCCAACTAATACTAAAAATATAAATACCGGATTCATATAATTCTCCTTACTACGGTATGCGTTTTCTTACGCATACCGTATAATTAAATTATCATTTATTATTCTGCTGAGTCTGACCGTTCAGAATTTTAACTCCACCGGTAGATTCTACAGTCTTAGCAGCAAGTTCTCTCATCTGAGCATATGCATCGTCAAGTTTCTGCTGTAATTCAACTTTTTCTGCTCTCGCATTAGCCAGATCCTCTGTAAGTCTTTCATTTTTATCTTCCAGAAGCTGTTTCTGATATTCAGCATCTTTCTTAAGTGCTCTGACCTCAAACGCATTTGATTTATCAGCATCGGCTTTACCTTTTTTAATACCTTCCTCTGTTGCTGCTGCAATCAGTGTCGGAATTTCTTCGACTTTTGCTTCTAATTCCTTTACATGATCAGCTTTTGCATTCAGTTCTGTTTCTTTCTCAAGAGCCGCTGTTTCTCTAAGTTCCAAAATCTTTTCTCTAGCAGCTTTCTCATCTTCCCATTTATCATTTTCGGCTTTACGACTGCGTTTCAGATTATAAGTATATTCATCTTCCTCACGACTACGAGTTAATTTAATTTCATTTTCTCTTGCTTTAGCTTCTGCATTGACAGAATCAATAATTTCCTGTTTCTGCTGCTTGAGTGCCTCAATTTCAGCTTTCAGTGTATCTTTTTTCTCACCCAATTCAGCTTCAATCTCTGCTTCTTTCGCTGCCTGAGCCTCTTTTAACTCTTCATTTTTCTCTTTATAAGCATTGATCATAGCTGCCATAGCGTTGGCCTTTGTCTCAATGCCATATAATTCATCTAACTCAAGCTGTTTAATTTCAATAGCTTCTGTAAGATCATTGTATTTCTTGATAATCTCTGGATTAAAAATATCTTCTTTAGCTGTTTTATCTGCAGATTCGATAACTTCTACCTTTTTAGCCTTCGCTGCTTCTTTTGCAGGATCATCAATCATTCGGTCTCTTGTATCAAGTTTCTCCACTGCTGCCTTATACGCTTCCATAATTTCTGCCTTTGTTGATTTCATTGTAATTTCTGCCATGTTTTTAGTTCTCCTTTTTCTCCGTATTTTGTTTAATTAAATTTTTATATCAAAGCTTTAATAGCTTATCAATCACATTTACTCCATCCACATGATTTACATGTGTTACATCCACCTTCAAAAATTAACTCTCCTCCACATTGAGGACACTTAGCTTTATTTATCTGTTTATTAGTACTTTCTATAAATTCATCACCATCTCCATCATCAAATAGATCATTTTGCATTTCATTGTACATATCTATTAATGCATTTCCGATTGCAACTGGACAACTGCTTCCTTTTGATGTGTCATGTTTTGTTGCTCTTCGCACTGCATATGACGGGCAAGTTCCAGATGATGCAAGCTGATCGACAATAGAATAAATATCAATTCCGCCTCTAGCAGCAAGTGAAATAGCTCTGGATAAGCCAATCATAAAATTCTGGCAACCACCGGAAGATCCTTTACTGAAATATGTTTCAAGAAGCTGTCCGGTTTCTGGATCAAAAAATGCTTCACAATGTAATGTTCCACATCCAGTTGTAAGTGTCCTTTTCTTGCCAATGCAATTATCATCTGCTTTAATAATCATTCCTCTTTCTAAAGTATGAGGTTTGACATCAGCTGGCTTTGTATCTTTCTCTTTAATAGTTGTCGTTAAAATACCTGCACGTTTACATCCGTCTCTAAAGATAGTTACACCTTTTAATCCTGCATCCCACGCTGTCATATATAAATCTTCAACCTGTTCAACTGTAAAATCATTTGGAACATTAACAGTAGAACTAATAGATGCATCAATGTGTGACTGCCAAATACTTTGCATATAGATTCTGTTCTTATAATCCAGTGTCTGCGCAGTTACAAAGTAATCTGGTAATTCAGAATCATCTTTTAATTCATGTTTATCCATATATTCTTTTACAATTGGAGTGTAGACTTTATAATATTCATCATGACCTTTAAGAGACTCTGTTTTTCTTGTATAGTAGTTTGCAAAAATAGGTTCAATGCCACCAGATACACCAATCATAGTTGAAAGAGATCCAGTTGGTGCAATTGTAAGTAACTGAGAGTTTCTAAGTCCAAATGATTCTACTAATTCTTTTGTTTCTCCTAATGCATTTTTACTATAAAACGCTGATTGTTCTACCGCTTCTGGTTTATATTTAGGATATACACCATATTCTTTTGCTAACACAGCAGATGTTTTAATCGCCATATCTGCCATAGTATGTCCAATCATGTCACATAAATCAATGGCTTCTGGACTACCATATTTAATTCCCAGTTTAATAAGCAAATCGGCAAGACCAAAGATTCCAAGTCCAATCTGTCTCCAATCATATACAGATTCTCTTTGTTCTTTTAATGGATGGAGTGGAAGTCCTTCATCTAATACTTCATTTAATGCAATAACAGACGATTTGACACAATGCTTGAAGCTCTCAAAATCAAATCCTGTATCACATGCAAATTCAGCTAGGTTGATACTACCAAGAAGGCACGAACCTCCCGCTGGCAAAGGTTCTTCTGCGCAAGGATTTGTTCCTGCATATTCGAACTCATCATCACAACTAAGCAAGTTCCAATTATTGATTCTGTCCCAGAAAAGCATTCCAGGTTCAGCATAATCCCAGTTCATTTCACACATTTTATGAAACATTGCATACGCATCTATTTCTTTAGTAATCGTTTCTTTTGTTTCCAATCTTGTGAATGACAGAGTAAATGGAGTTCTATTCTTTACAGCAGCCATAAACTTATCTGTAATTCTAATAGAAATATTCGCTTTTGTAACTCTATCGAGATCTGATTTTATACCAATAAATTCTTCTAAATCTGGATGCTCACATGAAATACTGAGCATTAAAGCCCCTCTTCGACCGTTTTGTCCAATTAATCCAGTAACCATAGAATAAAGATCCATAAATGATACAGAACCGGTTGTTTCTTTAGCAGCATTATTTACTCGCGCGCCTTTTGGAGCTAACTTACTAATATCAACTCCACATCCACCACCATAGCTATATGTACGTGCCAGTTTCTTAGCACAATCAAAGATGCTTTCAATGTTATCTTCCGGTGGTTCAATTACATAGCAATTACTGAGACTAATTTTACGTCCTTTATTCTCAAGACCTCTATTAGCAAGAATGCGACCTCCAAATAAGAACTTTTTCTCTTTTATTAATTCTGCTATTGCTATGTTCTTGCCAGAAACACGGGTGATCCATTCGTCAAATGACTCATTATTATATCTATATTTTCTTTCCCAAATATCTATGCCTAATTGATTATCATGTCCTAGCCATTCCTGTACTGTCATAACGATTTCTCCTTTTCCATTTCACTCTTAAGTAAGTCACATAATGCTTCTGCAGCTTTCGAAAAGCTCATATCATTCACAAACAAGTGGTCATACCCTTCAGCTTCTTCATATTTAGTGAATTGTTCATCTTCACTGTTATATCTTGAGTAAAATTCTTCTTCTGCTCCACCTCTTTTAAGGAATCTGTCTTTTGCTAATTCAAATGGTGAAGAAAAATAAATCTCGATAAATTTAAATTCATCTTTGCAATGTTCTTTCAAATACTTTGCTCCGTTCGGATCAATTACATAAATATCGGAATTCACAATTTCATTATATGTAGTGCCATATTTAATTCCGTTAATTTCAGTATACGCTACAAAACCTTCTTTAAATTTAATTTCATCGAATTCACTCTCAGATACAAAGTAATGATCTTCATATCCTGTTATTTCATCTTTGCGCGGCAGTCTTGTTGTAATGCTTTTTACCTGTCGAAGTCCTAATGTCTCGCATATATATCTTGCAAGCGATGATTTACCAGAAGCGGTTCTTCCAATAAATAAAAATACTAACTTTTTATGCATTATTTGTTTCATTCCTTTCCGGTATATATAAGATGTGATGATTTTCATCATTACACATAATCTTAAAAAGTCTTGTGCTTACATTGCCATCTGAATCAAGAAATCTTTTGCAAGTATCTTTCTTGCAACACTCATTACCATCTTTCTGGCAAAAATAATAACTATCTTTTTCATTATCGCATCCAACTACAATATTAGTTCCGTTTGCAAAATATACATTCATACATTATTACTCGCAATCTTTAAAAGTAATTCTCTATTAATTCCCGGATACCAAGACTCAATCTGATTAATTAAATCTTCAATCATGATCTGAAGCTCCGGAGCAGCTGTTCCATGAGCGCCACCATCTTTTGATCCTCTCTCAACATAAATATGCGCTAATTCAGTAATATTTATTTTGAAAGTAAAATTCATGGGGATTGCTAGTGGATATAAACCACGTTTTACATCTTTATTATTTTCTAATCCTTTTTTGATGAAACCATTATTTGACCTTACATAAGTATCACCATAATAACTAATCTCACCAGGAATTTTCGTACCAAGATATTTTAATACTTCATCCCATGTGATAATTTTATCTTCGTACCATTCAGAAACTTCTCCTTCATGGTAATCTGCAAGCCTTGTACTGCTACGAATAATTCTGTTATCCATTCTCTTTGCGTGGGAGTCAAGATCGTCGGTTGCTCCTCTATGAAGACCTTCTACAACAACTGAAATATCTTCAAATCGCAGCATTGTGATATGCTTTTGTCCCCATTTAAGAAGTTTTGCTACTTCTTTGTCGAACTTGATTTTTAATTCATCATCCTCTGGCAGATCTAATGGCCTCCCATAACGATCTGTGCAATGATCTACCATTTCTTTGAGCTGCTGCTCTATCTCTCCATTCCATGTTCTTTTGCTCATATACATTGTTCTGATTGCATCTCTAATTGAGTGCATTTCTGTAAGGGTTACTTTCATGTCTACATATCTCCTTGAGTTAATTTAATTTGTTTTCCCTGTGTCATTATAATAGCACCGCAGGCTTCTGATGTCAATACTAAAAGTTAATTTAATTTGTTTTATTTTTTAAAAGTTCATTTACGAATGTTTTCATAGGTTCTCTCATATTAACATTTTCATGTAGCCACTCCAGATACTCAGGATCTGTTTTTGCAACATCTGTCAGTAATTCATCCTTATGCTTTTTGTATGGACATTTGTATGTCTCAATATCCGGTAAATCATATGCATCAGTATCATCTTTAAAAGAAATATCAATGTCTTTTCTGGAAGCCAAATAATCTGCTACATGTACAATTTTCCCTAACTGTGATTTTGGCTTTGGTAAGACAATACTTTCTCTATCACTTGTGTTCCATTGTCCCATATGAGACGAAACAGCATCAGCAATAATCTCAAGTTCATCATCTTCGAGATATAATCCTTTATAATTACGAATATATTCTGCTGCCAACAACGGATGATTAAATACAGTAAACACCTTTTTTCCATCCTTTGCCTTTTCTTCATATGTTTCTGCAGTACCAGACTTTTGAATATCATGTGCCAAACAAGCAACACGTCCAAGATCTATCCATCTCTCATCAAACTGATTCTGGTACTGTTCTAATCCGATGATATAGTTGTAAATCCTTAATACTGCTTTTGTATGACGCATTAAACCGCCATCACCCATCGCGTATGCCGGATGATATTTACCTGTAGAACTTGCCGCAACTTTGAAAAAATAGTCTGGGGCATCGTCCAAAACAACTTTTGCAAAATCACGAATATCATCTGAAGTAATTGTTTTTAATTCGTTTTTAAATAATTCTGACTTCATTTGCTCTCCTTTTTGTTTAATTTAATTTTTAACTTCTTTAATATATCTAATAAAAAAGTGTTCCTCTTAAAATTCTCTTTCTTTTTAATGGATCTGTTTACAGTGTCTTTATCTCCAATATGAAAGCATTTTTCTTTTGTACGTGTTAATGCCACATATAATAAATTAGAATTCATCATATAAGCATGACAAGATGGTGTAAGTGTAATCGTCACCTTAGCACTTCCTCCTTGGCTTTTATGAATAGAAATTGCATATCCAAGCAGCAACATTGACATTTCTGATTTTTCATATTTTACTCTGACACCATCAAAATCAATAATAGCGCCTGTCTTATGTTCATTTGTATATGGAATAATTTCGTCATAAATATCAATAATCTTTCCTAACATACCATTAGGAATAAATGTGTTATCTATAGAAGGTTCATCATTTTGAGAAGCATTTTCTATTTTCATATCTCCCATATCCACTTCTGCTTCATAATTATTTTTGATCTGAATTACTATATCATCCACGTAATATGTCGTATCTCCAGATTTGATACATTTTTCTGATCCATAGTTTGGATTAGCAATTTTCTGGATTGCATTATTAATTGCAATAGTACCACAATCACCTTTATTGAAAGCAGATAGAACAAGGATATCTTCAGGAACATATTGAGAAAGAAGCTTCTGATATAATCTAATTGCACATTTTACTGCTTGTTCATTGTTAGCATTAATAAAAGTATAATCCTTGCCAAATTTTACCATACCATTACTCAAATCATATAAATATGGTTTCATATTTCTAACATCAGTAGCAACTTTCATTAACCCACCCTCAGCATACCTGAAAATTTGATTCAAAGTCACTGTAGGTATAACAAATGAATTGATCATATCATAAAGTAGATTTCCCGGTCCAACAGATGGAAGCTGCGCTGAATCACCTACAACAATAAGTTTCGTTCTGTTAAAATCAATTGCGTCACACAAATGTAAGAACAAAAATATATCTGTCATAGAGAATTCATCTACAAGAACAACATCAAATGGGAGTTTATATTCACTATCATATCCCCACCTATTCTTCGGCATATAACCTAAACCACGATGAATTGTAGCCGCTGGTTTACCGGTATAATCGCTCAACACTTTTGCAGCACGTCCTGTTGGAGCCATTAAAGTATATGAAATATTGTTATCCTCTAACATTTTAATGATCATTGCGGAAGTAGCACTTTTACCTGATCCTGCAAAACCATTCAATATCATAATATTATTGTTACATATACATTCCAATGCACTGGTTTGTTCGTCAGTTAAATGATACTCTCCCGACGTCTGATAACTCTTCCAGTCAAAATTCCATATTTTAGGTTTTAAGTTTGCTACAAATAATATAGCAGCTATAGCAGTTTCAGTATCATGTGTGGCTTTTAAAGATACTTCAAAAGTATCTTTGTTATAATAAATATCTGGATCCTTTAAACATTCAACATAATGTGATGAACAAGCAGGAACAAGTCTTACAACCTGTTTTCTGAGATCGCGGAGATCCATTTTAGTATTTCCCTCTTTTTGATTCTCTTCCAAATAATATTCCATACATGCAGCACATCTTTGCGCAGATGATTTTAATTCAAACGGAAAATTGATCTTGCCAAGTCTCTGCAATTCTAAAAGAATACTATCTGCCTTAATAAAACCTACACCAGATATTTTTGTCAAAGATTTATATGGTTGTTTCCTCAATTCTTGTTTCATTTTAGGGATTGATTTAAATTCATCATATAATTTCTTTAACATTGACATTGTGAGAATTCCACCAAATTCAATTACTAAATCATAAATACAATAATTCTCAACTATTTTTGTTTTAATAGTTTCAAATGTTTTTTCTCCGATGCCTTTTAATTTATCAAGATCAACAGTATCAGCTTCTCCTCTTAACACAATATCAATAATATCTGGATAATGCTGCCAAATTACTCCTGCCTGGTTCTCAGTTAAAATTTCTCTTAAGAACATATAAACTTCCTCTTCATTTTTAGGCTTATCCATTCTCACATTTACAATATCATATCCATATCCGTACTTATCAAGCTGCTCCACAGCCGTAACTTCATACGACTGTGAAACTACCAGATTATGTACATCTCCATAAATGGTGACATTATCATATTTGTTATGTTTAATATTGGGGAACTCTTTTTTATCTACATCTGTAGCATAAATCTTGTAATTCTCCGAATTATACATGCACTTTACGATTTTACAATTAAATTTCACTTCTTTTTTACTCATATTTACACCTATTTAATTACTTCATATTCATCAAGTATATTTTCAAGTTCGTCTGTTTCCTGCCATGTTCCATTCACACATTTTTTCTTTTTCTTTTTCGTAAAGTGTGGTACTTTCAAAATTGAAAACTCTCCAAACGGATTATCTTGATATACTTTAATACTGGTTACTCTTGCTTTTACGTCCTCTCCAGTTTTAATATTATGCAATACACAATATGGTTTTCTGACTTCCTTGAAAGTTTTATAATCTGTCACGACATAAAAACATTGATTTACTTTTGGATTCACATATACAACATACTGAAGATATTCTTTTTCAAACTTCACCTGATCAATAACAGACATTGCCTTATCTTCTAAACGTGTAGATAATTCAGCAATCAACCCAGCATTATTCAATTCTCTGTACTGAGAAGCAGTTTCTTTTCCGGCATATTTTTTCATCAGATACTCAGTCAGTCCAAGATCTTCCAATTTCTTTTTACTGATAATTTTGCATGTAGCAAATTTATTATAAAGATCCGTTACTTGCATCAAATACTGATTTTTACCAAACTCTTCAAAGTAATTTAATCCAATAAGAATTGTTAACTGTCTGGAATTTACAGATGTTTTTGTATTCACATCTGCTAGAACTTCTGTAAAATTGTTATACCGGTTTGTTGCTAGATTAAGAAGGTCATCTGCTATCTGAGCATTACAGAATTTAATTGATGCAATACCCTTATATAATGCATGATTCGCTTTATCTACGGTATATTCGGCGCCGGATTTTCGGAACTTGATATTTTTTATCTCAATGTTCTTTATCTTCGCCAATTCAGTCCCCATCAGAATATCGTCTGTATTGTTTGCACAGTTTAAATATGCAGCAATGAATTCTTCTGGATAATAATACCTACAGAATGCACACATGTAACCAATCATAGAATAGCCTGTTGAATGGTTGTATCCAAACATATAATTAGATGAATCTTCAATGATTTTAAGGAACGTCTTAGCTTCTTCCTCTGCGACATCTTTAGGCTGCGGAGACATTTTACAATATCCCTTCAGAATACTCGGAAGTGCTTTTTGTAATCGACCCATTTGCTTACGACCAATCGCACGTCTTACATTATCTGCTTCAGATCCACTTAAACCACATATCTTTTGAAGAAATGCAATTACATCCTCCTGAAAAATAAGAAATCCTCTATTATCTTTCAGCAATTCATCAATAAGTGGTGATGGATTTTTATTTGTTTCACCTGCCAGTAGCCTATCTCGATATGAAGCCCCAGATGGTCTTAGTGACGCATTTATCATTGATAAATCGTTGATACATTGTGGGCCATAATTCTTAAGCATTTCGTATGCATATGGTGATTCGAACTGAAATACGCCAGCAGGACAAAGAACAATATCATTCCATACCTTCTTATCATTCCAGTTAATCTGATGTGATTTTGGATATGGAAGTCCGGCATATTCATAGCACTTTCGAATAATTTCCAGATTCTTTAGGCCAAGTAAATCGTATTTAACAAGACCGGCTCCGTCATGAATTTCTTCCATATTAATACACATAATACGTTTTCCATCATTCCAAAACGTTCCATAGTTGTCTGGAAGTGTTACCGGAGAAACTACAATGCCTGCCGGATGAATTGACTGAGAAACCGGAGTGCCATTAATTCCATCAAAATAATAGAACAATTTCCTGTACTGATTATCTTTCAGATCATTCATTTGCTTTATAGCCTTGTCACGCTCAGTTATTTTATTTTCATAATCACGACGTAGGCCATAATATTCTGATTCTTTATCTGCCTGTTTAATTTCATCGAAATGAATCATATCTTCGATTTCTTTAATTCTTTTTCCGGTTGATTCAATTGTATCTTTATAGGCACTATACATTTCCTTAATATGTGCAACCTCATCAAGCGGGATATCTAAAGCTCGCCCGATCTCATCAATAGTGCCTTTATCAGACACAGTTCCGATAGCAAGAATATATGCTGTCTTATCATATCCAAATGACTCAATGATGTGATTGTAAACTAATTCTCGCTGATCTGGTGAAATATCAAGATCGATATCTCCAACCTCTTCACGATCTTCATTTGCAAATCGTGAGAAAATTGTATTCCATATAACTGGATCAACATCAATGATATCTGTTATGTATGCAACAGTAGAACCACCTACAGATCCTCTACATGGCCCAACTGGTATACCATTTTCCCAACACCAACATACCAGTTCGGACATAAAGAGCATAAATCCAATCATATTAATCTTTTTAAATACACGCATTTCCTCTTTGATACGCTTCACGTATTCTGGAATTTTTTTCTTTTTGATAATTCCTGCATCAATTTTCTCATGCAATTTATCAAAAATTCTTTTCTTTAATACTTCCTCTTCATTGTCGTATAATTTTGGATATTTTACAGAAGTATCAAGTTCAAAATCAGTAACAGAATCGGCCATCACATTTGTATTCTCTATTGCTTGTAGAATCACATCAAATGGAATATCGCAATTCTGAATACGGAACATTTCAACCAACTCTTCGTAAGTCTTTAATGTCAGATCAAATTTATCTTCGTCAGCATATTCAATACGTTTTGCTTTCTGTAAAATGCTTCTGCATTCAGCTTTATAATAATCAATGCTATGTGTATCTGTTCCGGCGATTAAAGGTTTCCCTGTCTGTTTTGATGCAGCATATAAAAATTCGTTATATCGTTTCTGCTCTGGAAAATCATGCGGCTGAATTTCATAGTAATCATATGTTTCCAGTAACTTATAAAAAGTCTCTCTCGCTGTCACATTCATAAGCTGAACTTCTTCAAGCAGATTATCATAATATTGCTTCAACTTATCAATTTGAGCTTCGATATAATGCAAATATGAATCTTCAGGGATGCATCCATTTTCATCAAACTGTTTCAACCATGTAATCATGGCCTTTTGATCATTCTTCTGCTTTTCAAGTTCAGCAACTTTATTTGCCAGTTCCTGTTTCAATGCAGCAGTTTTCTCTGCCATTTGTTTCTGGATATCCTTTGGGTATTTATTCAAAGGCGATGCCAAACAAGCAGAAATCTTGATTACATTATCTGAAATATTAAAGAACTCTTCAAATGTAATACGTGGTTTATAATATCTATGATCCGGTTGTGTAGATTTATCAATCAAAAGATTGATTTCTTTTACACCTTCATAGTTCTTAGCCAAAAGAATTGTATGATAATTGTCCCTTACCTTCTCTTCTAGTGAAGCTGTTAAATAACATTCAACTCCATGTATGTATTTTAGCCCTTTTGAATTGATATACATCTTTTTTTCAACCCAATTATAGGCATTCCCATGCTCCGTCAGAGCTAAGGCTTTATACCCTAGCTCCGCTACACGGTCTGCATATTCTTTATAATCAGTACAACTATCAAGAAGAGAACGGTTTGAGTGGCAATGGTAAATAGTATACTGTCCCATTTTATCTCCTTATAAATCGTTAAGCCAATCTAAATTGTCAATGTCGTATTCTTCATCCTGCTTATTTTTCGTACCCAAAATATCTCCATTTTTCTTTGCATCTTGAGCATCAAGATAAGCTTTTAACGGTTTATAAAGTTTAGTGGAATAACCACACAAATTCGTAAGATAATAACTTTGCTTTTTTAGACTCTCTTCATCTTCCCACCAAAGTTTATCTGCTTCATCATATTTTCCTGCTGCCTTTAGTTCCGCATATGTAGCTTCTTTATCACGAATCATTTTCATAGTATTGATAATAAAATTTTCCCAATACTGAATCAGCTCCGGAGTTAAGTCAACATATACATAACAATCATGCAATTCATATTTCTCCTGTACTTCCGGTGGAAGACAGGTAATATCATTTGTTTGAGCTAATTTATCCAGATACTCCAACATGTTTTCTTCATATCCGAATTCTTTTAACCACATCTTTGCATTTGCCTGTAGCTTCTCCCCAAGCTCAAAGCGTTCGATTTCTCTTACTTTCTTTACGCCTTTTTTAGATTGAACAGTTACACACTGATATTTAAGGAAGTTCCATGCAATTTTGATCTTTTCAAACGGAATTCCCATCTGATGTAAAGCCAGAGAGTACATTACCAACTGCCCACATTCATTTTTCGCTTTATCTCCTTTATATATGCTGCTTGTCTTCCAATCTAATATAGTATAATTACCATTTTCATCTGTCACCAGAGCGTCAATATACCCCTGGTAATATTCGTCACCAACCTTTACAGTTACAAACTTTTCAATATCAATATGATCAGTAATCTTCTCGTGTGTCTCAAAGAAATTTTTCAAATCATAATAATACTTAGTTGCAATACTATTGTTTCTGGCACCATCTCCACGAACAAATTTTAGATCAGCAATATCAAATGCCATCATCCATCCTTCGTCAAACTCTTCAGCCATTTTTTCATAAGCTAATTCTTCAGTATAAAATCGCTCTATAATATCATGACTAATACCGCCAGTTACTTTATAAATAGAATCATCACGATCCTCTTTTTTATGTAATACATACTTCAAAAAATACTCATAGAGACCATTGTGTACGCAGTTTACACGACTCCATGAATTGAGTCTATCGACTCCAAGTGCCTCGCACATCTTCTGCAGTTCTTCATAGCTTAATCTCAACTATTTTTTCAAACTCTTTAAATATTCTCTGTGTTTACTTTCATCATAAGGAATTCTCCATTTAAATAGGAAGTTATATATCTTATTTGGCGCATCTGCAGGTGAGTCCTTTGGCCCAAGCAGTTTCCATTTATCACGAATGTAGCTAACTTTGCGTAATCCGTAAAACTTCTCACACATATTCCAGACCTCTTCTATTGGAACATCATTATCCATCGCGATAATAACTTCTTCTACTCCGATACCAAGTATAATTCGCACCTGCTCATCTGAAAGTACATGGCCTTCAATTGCACCGCCGGTTGGATCCATTCTGCTATCTCTTTTAAGAACAGATTTCTCGGCTTCGAATATAACAATATATCCTGCTTTCTGAATATCTTTATAATTTTCCCACAATCCATATATGTTAATTTCTTTTCGCATCCCAGGTGTTATAAAGTACTTTGATATTCCAAATTCAGAACAATTTTCGATGGAACTTCTGGCATTATATCCCATCAGAGTTCCATCTAGCCAATATCTAATTGGAAATATTGTTCTCCTCCATCTATACGAATATCCAAGTCCAAATTTTTTAATTGTTCGTTTTATAATCCCTTCGCGAAATAAATCAATATGAATATATGGAACAAAATCATTTAAAATATCTTCACTCATAGGATCAAAATCATTTACGACACATTTCCTACGCTTAACCACAAATCTTGAGAACACGAACCAGGAATCATCCGGCTTTTTCTTCTCCTCTTTTACTTTGTATAAATTTTTCAATCCTAAAAGTTTATGAAGATATTTCATTGCATTTGCAAAATCAATATTTTTATTATACTGAACTAAAGAAATTAAATCCTTACCATCGTCATATTCAACTCCTCTGGTATAATTTCGATAATTCAGATATTTATTATTTCTTATATTGATGGCGGCTGGATTGTTACAGTCACCACCCACCGCATTAGAGCAGCTATAATAATCCTTGTTATCATGATATACTATATTGCTACACCCAATGCTTTCTAAGACATAAGGTATTTTTCCATTTTTCTGAATGTATTCCTTAATCTCTAATGCAGTCATAATTATTCTCCGATTAAAAATCTTGTGCTATATTACAAATTGCAACATCTTTATGCATATTTGTACTCAGATCATACTCTGAGATTATCTGAAATTGGTCTGTAGCACCAAATCTATTTTTAGTAATAAATGTGATCATATAATGTTTATCCGGATCCAAATGATATGGAATCTTTGAGGAATTATTTTTCCCCGCCAACTTATAAGCTTTAATCTCATGTGAACCACCAGGAAACTCATCTTCAAATGGTTTACGCATCATTAAATTCACACTAAATACATCCAATATATTCTTTGCTTGTCCAATTTCATTATTTGTAAGATACCTCATCTTTACTGAAGCTTTCCCTAACTGATATGTAACAAATAATGCTACATTTTTAGCAGCTGGTTTCACAACATCATAAAGATCAACCATATCTCGTTCCATAGATTTCCATGTTTCTGTGTCTCTTGAATCAGATGATTCTTTTAATGTATCCAGAACAAACAGCCTTACTCCCATGCTAGAGTATTTTTTTATTACTTTGATTGCTGCTTTGACAGTATATTTTTCAAAGGGAACGATTGTAATATTTCTGCGTTCTTTTAACTCTTCAAGATATTTTGCTGCCTTACGAAGCTTATCTAAAACATCTTTACTAAAATGGCCATCACGCAAAATATATTTATGTAGTCCAGCACTATATAAATTATTTGCAACCCAGATAAGTAACTCTTTCTTTACTTTGTCCTGATCTTCTTCATTAATCATAATGACCATTTTTTCATTATGTTCTAATACTGAAGGCATTAAGTAGTTGATTGCTGTTGTTGATTTTCCAACACCTGAATTGGCACCTAGACCATAAATGTTTCCATTAAAATTAATGCCGCCAATTTCTCTATTCAAAATATCACAATGTTTAAGTGGCATTCCTACCTGACTTCCAGCATTTAATTTATCAATCAAATCAAATAATCCGTCGCAGGCATTATAAGTTTTAACTTCAGATTCCACATTAATAAATGTGTGATTCAAAAGTGCCTCAAGTTCGTTATATATATCTTCAGCTTTAGCATCGACATATTTACTTAACTTTTCTTTTACAGGAAAGCCCATTCGGGCTAATTTCATTACAGCATTCCACTTTTTTACTTCATTCACATAAGAATCAAAATTAGCCTCTTCGATATATGTAAATGAACTTTCAATCTTCCCATATCCACCATATTCATCGTATTTCTTACTTAATTTTGAATGTTTCGATAGATACATATTGATTGTAATTTCATCTAATGTATTTTTTTGTTCTACATTGATGATATCGTTCGCAATTGAAAAATATACTCTCCAAGCATTATTTGTTATATCTTCCAGTTTCAAAGAAGTGTCTCTGACTAAATCCGGGTTCTTATAAATAGAAGACACTGCATTTGCTTCTGCAATTAACTTATATTCATTTACCTTTTTAATAGTCTCAATACATTCCTTTTCAAAAGGAGACATTGTTTTCGCACTACTGCGATCCTTCGTCTTAGTAGTGATAGATGTCAATTACCAAATCCCCTCAAATGTAGAATTTACGACTTCTTCAGTCTGACGTTGATATTTAGCGGCTTCACTATTTTGCGCTCCTATATCAATCTTTTCAGACTTCTCTTCACTTTTCTTTGCATTTTTCATTCTGGTGTACATATCATTAACTCGGCTGCTTACAATAGCACAAATGTAAGCCATTTTCTGATCTTCGCTGTTAAATGTTTTTCCTTTTATTGCTTTTAAAATGACATATTTGTTCGCTTTAAAAGTATTAAAAATAACATCAATAGGATATTCTCCATACATTTCATGAGAATTATTCGCCATACTTTGTCCTTTTCTTAGCCCCTGCAACCTTAGACATGCGTTCTTATGCAAACGCTGCGTCCCAGAATACCCCATCAATTCTCTTTCAACCCAATCACACATTTGTAAGAAGTCTTCATTTTTCCAACCAGTTGTGTCCTTTTTATTTTCCTTACTCAATGTTATTCTCCTTAGAAATCCCAAGGCAGAAGCCCTGGGATCAATATTTATTTACGCAACAGTAAGTTCAAGAATCTTTTTTGCGTCATCAATATTTGTTACTTTCATCGGATTGTCATAACCCATTTCTTTAGCTGCAGCTACAAGTGGTTTTAATTTTGCAGTTTTACCTTTATTAGCAATACAGAACGCCTTAATCTTTTCTGTGATTTCACTAAGTTCTTTCTGTATTTTAGCTTCTGCCTCAGCTTCCGCAATCTTTTCAGCTCTTTTTTCTGCAGCTGAATCCTGTTCTTTCTTTAATTCATCAACAGATTTACTCCCTTTAGATGCTTCGGCTTTGATAGCATCTGTAAGAGCCTTGATTAATGCATCTGAACTAAATTCAATTTCCGGAACAATGTCAGCAAATCTTGATTTGGAATCGATAGAATAAGAATCATCACGGAATGTAATTTTACGGCTTTCGCTTGTAATTACACCTTTCATAATATCTACATCTTTTTTACCTTCCTTTTTAGTCTTGCCAGTCTTTTCCTGCACGATTTCTCTATCAATAGAAGCAACACCAAGAAAATGTAATTTTGTTTTGATTGCATTAAAATCTCTCATTGACATATTAGTTGTTAGAGAAGTATATGTCTGTCCTGTTGTTACATCATCTTGTGTACGCTGCTTAACGTGTCCAATAATAATGAAATGAACACCAACCGATTTCAGTTCCCATAACTTATTCAGAACAATTTCTGTTGCCTTATCCTCTCCGGCCATATAACCACCAAAAGCTGCTTTGATAGATTTTACCGGTTTCTCAGGATTCTCCGCATTATGCATACGAATAACTTCTGGCTTTGCAATTTCTACAAGCTGATCATATGTATCAATAACAACTGTTTTCAAATCAGGATATTCTGTGGATTTATTCTCAACGACATCATCCACAAAATCTTCAAATCCAATACTGTTTGTTTCTTCATCATAATCCATTGACCATTCCGGACAATTCAAATAGTTGATTCCATTAATACCGTCAGCGCCATCTTCTTTACCACACTCAAGAAAACGATATCCATCTTCACCTACAAGTTTCTCGCACATCTCTTTAATAATTGTTGTTTTTCCGATACCACTTTCCCCAATAAGTCCAATATTATATGATAAAGGATCAATTTTAATTGTATTCTTTTTTCCGTATCCCATAGTATTTGTTTCCTTTCTGTACTTTGTATAATTTAATTATTATAGTTAATCATCAAGCAGCGAATCTAACATTGAATCATAATCAATTTCTTCATCCTGATCCGTTGTATCAGTTTCTGAATCTCCTTCTACTTCATCCACTTCTTCGTCATCATCTGCTTCAATCAGATAATCTAATACAAGATCATCTTCTGAATACATAGAATCAAATTTCTGAATCTGTGGAATCTTAGATCCGTCTTCTCCAACTAACTTAATAACTGGTCTAGTAAGTAACATCCTGCGTTCTTTACTAGCATTTTCTGTACAAAGTGCTAATGCTTCTTCCAAACTGTAAGCTCCCATTTCTACCAGTTCTTTAATATCGTCTGGTAAATCGTCTTCAGTTGTCTGGATCACTGCACCGCCTTCAACAAATACTCCTTGACAAGTAATCAATGTCACGTTTTTCTTAACTTTGAAAAGTTTTCCTGCGCGCTCAATAGATTTTTCATCTTCCGGATCATAAACATATTCAAATGTCTTTCTCAAAGGTACAAACTTTCCGCCTTTTACAGCGCCACCTTCAGTCAAGTCATTACCATTATATTCTTTGAATTTCTCCAGAATGTATGCCGTTATCGGGAACGCACATTTATCTTTATCTGCTTTTCCGATTGAATACTTGTCAAGAAGCATCGACTGAGTAAATGCTGCTTCATAAGTATTCAATTCTTTCTCCCTTGGAAGATAAATACTGTTAATTTCTTTTCTTACTTGTACATGTTTGTCATATACAGTATATTTTAACTGCCCTCTTACCTTAATCTCCATGCCATCCTGCAATGCTTCAGACAGATATTTAATTGCATCATATGCATGTAAGAATTTATTGATAACAACTTCACCTTTTGTATCCTTCTCAATACCAATTTTGATAAAGCAAAGTTCTCCGATATCTTTTAGAATATCCTCGTCAAATCGATCATCAAAATCAATCTGATATCTGTTATCAAAATCATCTCCGCCATTCTCATCTTTGCCATGAACATAAATTACATTGTTTCTACCAGCTCCATAACCACCCATTAATTCGCAGCCAACTTTTCCGTATTTATCACCGCAGTCAACATTCAGGTTAATAGAATTGTAAATCCAGTCGCTTTTCTTAGAATGTTCATCAATTTTGAATGTATAATCTTTAATACATGCCTTTCCAATCAATTCAAATGTCTGAACCCAGCCTTTTTTATCTAACGGTTTTTTTTCTTTCTGTTTTGCCATTATTTATTATTCTCCTATTCTATACCATGTCATAATCATAATATTTTCTATCATTGTTTAATTTCATCGAGTCATCTTCAAAATATCGAATCACATTTAATCGCCCACAATGTTTGCATTTCACAAGCTTGGTTGAATATCCATATCCATTCTCATCAAAGATGGCGTCTGTTTGTTTGTATGCAAATCTTTTTTTACAAGAAGTACATAATCTACTAAATGCTGTTGCCACCATTCGTGTCCTCCTTTCGCCTTACTTTGCTCCAGTCGGACCGAGAATAATCTCTCGTGCGTAATTCATCGAAATAACGGAACAGAATTTTCCAAAATATTGTCCTGCTGCTCGAACTACTTCCGGTTCTTCTTTTACACAATCTGTATAAATTCTGTTTGGAAGATTCCTTGCAACAGTTTTCATATCCTGTTCACACCACTCTGTTGGGATGATTCCTTCATCACGCATTTTATATAACTCTTTTTCAACTCTACGCCGCGTCACGACAGATTTTACAAGTTCCTGTGCTTCTGTTCGTTCTTGCAACTTTTGTGGATCTTGAATCTTTTTAACATGATTCATTTTTGCGACTTCATGAAATTTATCTCCAACGATTTTCACTACAAATGGTAATCTGCTATTCGGATCGTTTAATCTTGTTTGGTTCTTTATAACAATACCTTCTTGAATTTCTCCATATCCCGGATGATCCATAAAACTTTGTACATGTTCCCAACTGACAAACGGTCCAACATAAAATGTATTGATATATGTAAGTCCATGCGTTTTTGCAAATGCCTTTACTTCTGACTGAGGAAGATATTTTTCTTCCCTTACATCATAAATATCAAATACGTACCATTTCTTAGTATTTTCTGGATAATAAATAATCGCATTTCTTGCTCCAGACCATTCTCCAAATATTACATAGTCCGGAACGTCTTTATAATCTTCAGGATTTAACTCCTGCACATAATTATAAAAACCATTTAATGTATTGTTCTGATCCAACGTATGTCTTCTGGAAAAAGCTACCATTTTGCCAGTCTCTGCATCATATCTAGCTGCTGCATTGGATCCGTCGAATTTTTCCTGAATAACAATTAAGTCACCAGGTACAAATCCATCTGCATATCCTTCTTTCAGACGTTGAATATCCATAAATTTCTTCTGCTCCATTATTTCACCTCGCTTTCCGAAGTGGAATAACTTTGCAGTTTATTGTCACACTGACATCTATGCACTGATCTTTTAAGATAGTGCTTCAAATATTATTTCCTATTTCTCATTTATACGTGCCTGTATAATTAAATTTTATTCCTTAACAATTTTCACTTTACAGCCGAACTTTTCTTCTACTTCAGCCATAGTTACTTCCTTTATTAGCTCTTCATAGATACATTCAAATCCATGATTTTCTGCTGCATGATATTTTGTAATTGCTTTATCACCAAGATAATGTTTGTCTTTCGTTCTCCATACCTTAATAATACGATTACCTAAATCATATTTGAACGTAAGATCTTCATTAAGCATAGAAAAAGATCTAAATCTGTCAATAACCTGTCCTCCATTATTACTGTACCATTTGATCTGATCATCTCCATTAGTTCCGATTAGTACAATACCATAACTTCCCTTTGTAGAAAGAACGATATCACCAGTACATAAATCATATTTTTTCATGTTTACTGCCTCCTTAAATATACATTTCAGTAGTTACTATTTTCTTTTGTAACGATCCGCGCGTCATCATTACAAATGTGATAAGAGTGGACTCGAACCACCGACCTCACTTTTGTAGTGCGCTCTTTCTTCCAACTGAGCTACTTATCACTTTTCATGCATGACCTGTCGTGCTGCAATCACAACAGGATTATGTGTACTTTTTCTTTCTCCTTATCCATTATAATTTTTTCCATAGATTGCGATTTCTGGTTTGCCATTTTCATCTAATACGTAATATGGTGTAATGCCACTAACGCCACCATAACTGTCTGAACCTTGTGCTACATATACAATTTTAGTAGTTTTATCATATACAAAATATTGACTAAACATATACCACCCATTACTCGATGCGATTTTTATTTCCTTAAATTCAATAAATTGTCCAAATGATTGAACTTTTTTCCCACTGTCATTTATCTCTTTGTCATCACATCCAGTAAACGAAAGTACCAATCCTGCCATCAATAATCCAACAGTCAAATTTTTAATTTTCATTTAACTTCTCGCTTTCTCAAGTAATTCTTTTGAATTTTCATCATCTAATTCAAGTTCTCGCTTGTTTCTTATTGGAACTCTACAGCCTATAAAAGTCACTCCTTCATCAGGAGAAATGGAAACTCTGGGACTCGAACCCAGGACCGACCGGTTATGAGCCGGTTGCTCTAACCAACTGAGC